GGGGTCAATGTCAATGAAAATGATATTTCCATTGACAATATTGCCGAGCTGAAAATATGCGGCCAGCATATCATTGACCCGATTCTCGAAGGTTTTATCGATTATATCCGGTAGTTATTATACGGGGGGTGGGGTGCGCAAGTTAATTTAATAGACCCCACCCCGGCGATATATAGCTAACTGCTATTGCGGCTAACTGCCGCCGCCGGGGATAATACGGTCACGGAGAATGGTTGCACAAAGTATACTATCCACTGTGTTGAACGCTGGGTAGGGTGCACCATGTTAACTTGATCGCACCTACCCCCCTATCTTTTTTTGAATATTATTATCAATTATAATAAAATTGATTTAATTAACTCTATTCAGCGTATGTGGATAATGACGAGGGGTGCCCTGTGGTCAATCTACTGTTGGATAGAGTTAATTAAATTAATTTGTATATTATAATATAAGGCAAACACTATGGATATAAATATTATTACAGACAAACTGGATATTCTTGAAAGAGAATATAATGAAAAATTAACAAGCCTATTAGAAGAGATACAAAAGAACATAATTCGGCCATATTGCCGACGATATAAATTATATTTTATGTCTGGGAATGGTGGTTATTCTTTTTATCTCCATTCAGATAAAAATAAACCTTTTTTTAAACAACGGATATTAGATGACCCATATATGTTAGATACTTTTGATTTTTCTCATTTTAGTGATAAAATGAAACAAGAAACAAAACAAATTTTTAGCATATTACAATTACCATATTATGGTAAATTTGACATTGGTTTAATAATGCCAGATACAAATATTAAAAGATTAAGTAAAGGTAAATAACATGGCACAACAAGCGGTTTATTCAAAAGAGCGCGGATTGCGCACATTAAAACCTGATGCAAATTTTGATGGATATAAAGCTAAATATCCGTCTGCCATAAAGGTCAAAATTCCGTCAATGAAGACACTGGAAAAATATACTTTTGACGGTGTATCAAAAGCCCCGGATGGTTGCCGGATTGAACCGGACGGAACGTGTCAGCACGGTTATCCGTCATGGCTTATAATTCTGGGTATAATGTAAAGGATAAAACCATGAAACAAGTAACACGAAATAATTTTGAATGGGTGAGATTGCAATCTGCAATCCCTTGTAGCATAACTATTCCGTCAAATTCACCCGTTGAGTTAATTGATGGCAGATACTTTGTATCACCGTCAATTTTTCCAAAAGATTCTATTGAACATCATGATGCTGTGCATTATGGCATTCATGTTTCAGAAAATAATGTTGTAATACATGACAAGAAACAAACATTAAACAAAATAGTAACGGGTAAAAAGTATTTACTGGGGTCCGGGACAGATGGCACACATTACGATCTGCTTGCACCATCATGGGATTGCGGATGGTACTGGGGTTTTGGTTATGTTCAATCAAAAGGCAGCCATGAACATATCCCCGGTTTTTTAGGTGAGCAAGTGTATTATGAAAAAGGTGAGAGAAAAGAGTCATATTATATTCATAATATATATGACTCTCCACGTCTTGAAAAAGTCACCTTTACAGAAAAGGAAGGCTGGCAATTATCAGAATTGTTTAAACAATTCTATTTGCTAAAAGATATGGCTGAATTTTGCCATAGAAGTAAACCTAATTGTCATATAACAACAAGCCCGGTCGATCATGGGAATATGTCAGGTTGGAATCAGCATATAAATAATGTCATGATACCAAAAATAACCGCTGAGGTATTACGGATATTATCACCTGAAAAGTAAAGGATAAAACTATGGGATATTCAACGAGATCTATTCCATTTATGATATTGGATGACACCAGAATTTTCATGGAGAGTGCGTCACCTGAATATTGGAATTTCAAAAGACTGTCTGACTTCGCGTCTATTCGTGGCACGTTTTCAGATACAGACAAAAATCCTAAAACGTATATCTTTCAATCTGAAGACAAAAAACTGTTTGCGGAGTTTAAAATTAAATGCAATATCTAAATATTCATATAAAAATACCAGATTATGATAAAAATAATTGTTCATTTAGTCAATTAAATGGACGGTCAGATTTGATAAAAACATTGCAAGATTATTGTAAAGACATTACAATTCATATAAATATTGAACGCCCAATATATAATAGTAAAGGTGAACAAATTGGCTTTACTGCTATAGATAATGGTCTGTCAAGATTAAAAAACATGTAAATAAAATTATTACGATTAGTGCTCCATAATCGTAATAATTTTATAATATAACTTTAAGGAAAAAGGTATATGATACAAGCTCATTACAAGACCAAAAAAGAGCTGAAAGAAAATATTGGTCAACCATTGCGATACAACGAAACCAGCATGTTCGGGACGGAGTATCGATCCGATGGTACTTTCTGTGTAGCTGACGCAGGTCCACACCGTAAATGGTTCGCAGAAGTCACCATGAAAAACGGTCTGATCGCCAAAGTTAAGTAACAAAAAGACTGCCTGTTATATTTTTAATAGGCAGTCTTTAACAAGGAGATACCATGAATAATTTTATATATATGAATAAGATGACTTTTAAACAAGCTATAAAAGAAAAAGAGATAGTTTGTAAAGTCTGGTTAATGCATAACCTTCCAGAAATGAGAGATTGCCGACAATTAAACTATGGTTATAAATTCATAGATAATAAAATTATTTGCTCCGAAGGTGACACAGATATAACCAATGATGTTAATGAATATGATTATTGGAAATTGCGGCACGATTATATAATCAATAATCTACCAGTTGAAATTGCACAATATTTTGAATAGATAAATAATTCACTCAAGTTTTGTATAATCATGCCGATATAAATAATAAAGGTGATACAAAATGTCAGTCAAATTTAAAATAACTCCCTCCGATGTTTTAAGTATTACAGATAAAATGTCGGGAAAAATGAAGGGGATGTGCAGCTTAAGTGTATCACCATCGGCAAATCCTTTTTGTGTAGCCATGCATAACAGTAAAGATAATAATATTATCTGTACTAAATGTTATTCATTCCGTTTTGAGAAATTCTACAAAAACGCGCATAAATCATGGGCAATGAATTACGATATTTTAACGTCAATTGATTTGTCAAAATACCGTGTGCCGAGAGTTAAAAATGAATATAACTCTTTCAGATTTAATGCGCATGGTGAATTAGGGAACCGCCGTCATTATGAAAATTATGTTGTTATAGCTGAACATAATCCGAATATTACCTTTACTTTATTCACAAAAAGACTGGATATTATTCGTAAAGGTGGAATAATCAGGCTGAAAAATCTTATTCATATATACAGTAATCCTACAATCAATGCACCTTTATATGATATTCCGATAGGATTTAATAAAGTTTTTACTGTATACACAGACAAAAACTTCTGCGCAACAAAAATAAATTGTCAACGGTCGTGCGCAGAATGTCTTATGTGCTACAAAAAGAATAACAGAACAATAAAAGTGAATGAATTATTAAATCGGGGTATGCGTGATGAATGAAATAATAATTGCACTCAAATGGTACTTTATTACTGCTGGTGTATCTACAATAATTGTTGTAGGTGTGGCCATGTTGAATGTATATCATAACAATAAAAAGAATTAAGATTCTGGAGAGAGATATGACGATCAAAAAACAATCACAGACTGCTGTACTTTGCACTGACGGAAGCTCAACACCGTGGTGTTCAAATTGTGGACACAGCCCAGTTGTCCCAAATAAACCTTGCTCTCATTGTGGTGCAATGGTCCAGCGGCCTAAATGCAAAAACAAAAAAAGCAGACCCAGAATAAAAAGTCTGCGTGAGTTTCAAATGTATTATGACTACTAAAAAGAAACATAAGACAATCCAACAAACGTGCGGGTTACGATTGAACACGCCCGCACCGAAAACAATTAAGTCAAAAAAGACTTATTCAAGAAAGATAAAACATAAAGAAAAAAACTAAAGTTATTTTAATTCATGCCGATATATAAATCAAAGGATAAAACAAAATGAACGCACTCAAAAACTTTATTGAAAAAAATGGTATGTACTCTTTCAGATATGATGAAGCATATAAAAAGCAATTCGCCCGTGCTGGGCAGGGTTTTTGTAATGAATTAGTCAAGCTATTGGGGCTTGATAATTATAGATACTACTACAATAAAGCAGGTATTGCGTGTAGTGGTGATGTGTCTTTCTTCGGTGAAAAGAATGGCAGAATGTTTTATCTGCATTTCAACACTGACGGAACATGTGGCACAACATGTGACACAACCGGATACTACAGAACCGTCAAGGGTTTTACAGATTATACCGGCGGTAAAAATATATGGTTTAATATGCTTGACACAACTGAACAAATTGCTAAAAGGATAAGAGAGATACTGTAATAAATGTGTTAAGAAGTGAGGGAGTATCGCTCCCTGCACAGACAAAAAGGGGATAACCAATATGATTATATGTGGAGCTTGCAGTGGAACCATTAGTGAACTTGGTGAACTTCCGGATTATGATAATCCATGCAGTTGTGAAACAACTAAACTAAAAAACGAAATAATTGTTCTCCGCGAAGCTCTAACTGCGGCTAATAATTTATTACAAATATTATATATCCCATTTCCTGATGACTTGAAAATATACAAAATTTATCAAGCAGCTATAAATAAGGTGGAGAGATTTAAATGAATAACGACGAGGGATATGATTGGGAATATGATCGAAAACCCACTGAATTTGAATTGTGGTATGCACGTCAATCAGGTCGTCGATTTCACACCCTTTCAAATAACGAGAAAAGCGATGTTCTTTGGAGATATAAAGAATATCAAAAAGAGCAAAAGGAAAAAGAGTATACCAAGCAAAAGAAAATCGCTTCTGTATTGCCAAAAAAAGGTAATATGGTAATCGAGAAAAGACAATTTACAAAACATGATTCAGAATTACACCCAGAATGTAATAATTCAAGGTATCTTGATTATCAAAAAGTGACAACAGGATTATCAGAATCAGTAATATCTTATGGATATATTCTGATAGACAAAATCAGTTATCGTTGGATAACAAAAGTTGAAGCTAAAAATATTAAACGAATATCACAAAAGGAACCAATATGAACGTATGTGATAGTTGTGATAATTCCGTAAAGCATTGTTTAACCAGGTTGGCCAATGGCTGTAATTGCACTGCATATAAGCCAAAGACGATGACAGCCGAAGCAGAAATCACCGCCCTCCGTGAAGCTTTAACGGCTGCGGATAAGGTGATTAAACAATATCTGGAATATTGTACCATGCCAAGTGGTCGGCCCTTTGCACTCGTGGCCAAAGGGAATTTATACGCTAAATACCTCGTGGCCATGAAAAAAGTGGAGAACTTAAAATGAAAGGAAAAAAAGAACCACAACAAATAAAACTATTCATAGATGATAGGGGCGATATGAGTGTCGGCATATTCCCAGAATATGAAGAAGTAACCATTTCTTTTAAGTATGGTGGTATAGATGAAGAATGGTTCAAAGAAACCGCCAAAGCTCTCAAAGAAACATTACAAGAATGTTATGACACTCGGCGTGTCTTTCTTGAAGATGAATGGAAAAAAGAGATTGAGGGAATAATAAAAGATTATTGAGGAGAAACAAAATGGATAATCACCCGGATAAATACGGATACAAGAAAGAGTTTATTGAAAAGGTTTTACCAAAAGGTGAAACCTTTTCTTCTAAATGCTCCCATTGTAAAGACAGGTATATAGACTACCTTGAAGCAAGAGTATATTCATTAGAATATCTGCAAGCAAGGCAGATTCGAACCCATGCTTTTTTTGCACGAATAAAAAATTCGCTAAAGTTTTTTAAATAAAAGCCGATATATAAAACAGAGGTAAGGACAAATGAAAAATACTGATGGTGCGGAAAGAAATCTGGCAAAGATAAAAGACATGCTGGAAACTGTCAAGACCATGACGGACGCAGATTACCGGGCATGGCTTGATGCAACGTCTATCTTCCATCACTACAGTTTCAGTAACCGAATCCTGATCTGGTTATCAGGCGGCACGTCAGTCATGGGAGCCAAACAGTGGGAAAAGTATGAACGCTCCGTGGCCCCCGACCAAAAGTATTATCCGATCTGGATACTGGCCCCGACCATCATCAAAAAGGCCATCAAGGTCAACAGGGTAAACCCCGTGACAAACAGGATGGAAGAACAGGATGATGAAACGACAATTCTTGTCGGGTTCAAATGTGTCAAGGTATATGACATCAAGCAAACCACGGGGAAACCCTTGCCGGAAATCATGACCAAAAGGTCAAATGTTGATATGCCAACTCTCATCAAGGTAGCAACTGAGCTTGGCTTTAAAGTCAATTCAAGGCCGATGGAATTTTCAGTGGGTGGTTGCCTATACCATAATGATGATGGACACAATAATGATATATGCTTAAATAGCAATCGTGCAGCTCTGGATAATATCGGAACGCTGATACATGAACTTTCTCACGGCCTGTTGAAGCACCATACGGATGACAGGAAAGATATTCCCCGTGACCAAAAAGAGTGTGAAGCGGAAACCCTGACTTATCTGCTGTGCCATGAATATGGCATTGAACGTCAAAGCCAATTCTATCTCAAATCATGGGGAATGAAAGATGAAATCTTCAATTCTTTCATCTTCATTGACAAGGGGATGAACGCCTTTAAAAAGGCGTTCGCCGGACAGGAAAAAGCAAAAGAGGAAAAGGTGGCATAGGTACAACCATGATAAGAATTGTACGTAGACAATTTATGCCCATTCACACCAAGCTTTACCCTAAATATGATAATCCTCTTTATAGAGTGGGTGTGGGTAAGTACAAATATGGTTATCAATTACAACGGTCTGTTGGACCAAAGGAAGAACGAAGAGTCGAAACCAAATGGTTAAGACTTGATGTTGCTTTTCGAATATTAAAAATGATGACCTGCCCACATTGTGGCCATAAACTCACAGGAAAGAAAAGAGAAGCTTTACTTCAAAGTGTATTAGAAGGACTAATATAAAGGATAAAGTAATGCCAAAATACAGAGAAATAACCATTCTCCAATTAAAACGGCGCAGTGCTTGTTTTCAACAAGTTCAAGCATTCAAACAACTATTCGGAACCCATGTAAATGTTACAATTAAACGAGCTGAAGAGGTGGCAACAGTTTTTGATTGGCGTTGGGCCGCTTATGCATTCTTGAAAAGAAATACCGAACGAAAGTTCACAGAATCTGTTCTTCCAGCATGGGAAAAATACCAAGCAAAAAAAACGGCTATGGAAGAGGACTATGAATACTCACCTGCTACTGGTGGAATAAAAAGAGTTAGATTACACCACAAATTCTACAGAAAGCGTAATAAATTACTTGCCGAATACCAACGTGTAATGGCAAAAACATTCGCAAAACTCTATATTGAAGATAAAGGATAAAGTAATGGATTACATTGTGAATAACCGTGCAGTAGTAGACACGGCGGCAATTCTTTTATCTATATTTCTCGGTATAGGTTGTGTTATTGCCACGGCCTTATACATGGATTACTGGCAAGCGAAAGAGCAATACAAAAAAAGAATAGGGAAAACTAATGAGTACAACAGCACTGATTAAGAATAATGCAAAAGAGTTTACCCTTAAACCTAAGCAAGATCATGTTTGGGTAACTGTGGGTAATATATCTGTGTATATTAAAAGAACAGATGAGGGTGTAGTCGTTGACCTGTTTAAATTAGGACATGAAGATCAAGATTGTATTACATCTACTTATGCTTTTTTTAATGAATAGGGAAAACCAATGGAAGATACTAGAGTAAAGGTTGCCAAAAATATTATTGGTCCGAATCGTTATATGGGAGATGGGCAAGCCTGTTGAACTATATGGTATGCTTCCGCTAAAGCGGCTCATAAATCATTACGTAATACAGGAAAAATTATGACAGGAGTTGATCTTTGTCACTGTATATCTTGTTCCAATCATTATAATATCTTTGATATAAGACACGACCGTTACCCCAAACATTTGTGCAAAGAGGCCAAAGAAAAATATGCTGAACATATTGAAACGTTACTTAATACGAAAAAAACTAATGAATAAATATATAATTATCATATTGGTTTTTTGTTCAATCCTTAGTGGTTGTGTAAAAGACCCTGATTCCCCATATCTATGGGATAAAGGACGTATCCCATATAAGATATATGGATATAATAGTGAAGCTATTAAACTCTTTGCTGTTGCAAAAGAGTATATAGAAAAAGGAACAAATAATGCTGTTCATTTTGAGGATATGACAGGCAAAGATACTTCTGATGAAGAGCGTATCTTAAAGATTATAATTACTGAAGCAGGTGAGAATAATGAAACACCATGTTTTACAAAACTAAATAACTATCATCCATATACTAATGCATATTTAGTTTTAGGTGTAAATACTTATTTTTGTTTATTCTTTGTGACACATGAACTTCTTCATGTTGTAGGATTAAATATACATGAACTTCAAAGAAAAGATGCACCTATATATCTTTCTTTTGACTGGAATTATATATTAACATTTCCTCTTCTAGTTATACAACAAGCAATATTACCAAAAGATCCTTTGTTTTATAATATAAAAGATTATGAATTTGACTATCTAAGTGCAACAATGCTCCCAAAACAAACAATGTGTGACATGTTAAACACGATGCCAAGTCTTTATAATGGAAGTGGGTATCCGTCACCCATAGACTTAAAAAAAGTTAAAGATATTTATAATAATGCCGATAATATAGTTAAGTGAGGTAAACCATGAGCGATACTGTAAGAGAAGAATCAAACAGGTACGGGGATTTTTGCCCATACAGAGCTACAGATTCAACACCCCCGTTTAAGGTTAAACGTAAAGTGCCTGTTCCCAAGAATGCGGCAACCATTCATAATATTAAACCGGGGGATCATATCACGGAAAAGCATTGGTCTGATGCTGATACTTTCACCGTGTTGGAAATCAACAAAAGGTTTGTGCTGGCCCAAGCGGATAGCCGTAAACTGGACCCCAGCTTTAAACCTCATTTTGTCCCCGGTGGTTTTGCTGGGCATTGCACCAATAACTATGAGCAGAAGTGGGTGATAGAATCGAACCCCAAAGGTGCTATCAATAAGTTCAGTGTTGGCAGAGACGGAACCCTGCGCACAAAAGGAAACCGCAAACCCAATGTAATTCTAGGAGCACATCCTTTTTATGATTATAACTTTTAATAAAAAAAGTGCTAAAGTTTTTGCTAAAAGTTACCGATGAATAAGTATAAGAAACAAAAAAATTATTTAATTTAGTTTGAAAAAAGAAATTTAAAGCTTTGGGATGTTGGATTAGTACCTTCCTTTTGTACGAGGAAACCATAGGTAATCTCCCCCAAAGCAAATAATGGAGGTGCTAACATGAGGCGAACGTAAAAACAAAAACTCAATCATCTTAGATTTTAATAAATTCCGGCAAAGCCAAAGCCCAAAGTAACTGTGGGTTTATAATTAAACCCACAGTTATACATTAAACAAACGTGGAGGAAATTATGCTTTCAATGTATCTTGTTTACTATGTAGCAGGTGTTGTATCCAACTTGCTCATTGTTATTTTCGTGGTACTTGTTTCTGTGGCCGCTATTGGCGCAATAGTGTGGGCAGTTTATTCCACAGACAGACACTGTTCACCATACAGCCCCAAAGAACACCCCAGACGCTATTCTTTGTTCCAAAAAGGAAGAAAGTATTGTATGGGGTTCACAATTGCCGCATTGATCTTTATTCCTTTGCTTCTGACCATGCCGTCCAAAGAGGAAGCAATGGTTATGATGGCTCTTAAAACCGGGGATGATTACTTTAAGAAAAACCCAAACTCAGCCCTGTCGCCCCAAAAGGTTATAGGAACCTTTGATTCCACGGCAGAAGAACTTGAAAAGTTCATGGTGAAACTTCCCAAGATTCTTAACAAGAGTATTGATCTTGCTGATAAAAAGCTTACAAAGCTTGAAAAGTAAGGTACAATAATGGAAGAGTTTAATGATCTAAAAAACTTTGTAATTAACCTTAAACCAACTATGCTCCGTTTAAAAAATGGAGAAGAGTTAACTACAGATGAAAAAAATAAAATAATAAATTTTTATCTTGAGGTTAGCACTTTATTAAGTAAGTAGAGGTCATTAGAAGTAGACGTAGCGGGGCCGTTTTTGAACGGTGTTTACAAAATATCTGGAACCACACCAGACCTCGCACATCAAATCCAACCGTAACAGGATACGGAAATGGTCACTATTATGGGTAGGAACAAACCCATCACCTTGTTCAATAGTGGTTATTCAATAGATTATTAACTCCAGCAATTATGGAGACTGGTAATATAATCCATTGAATAACGAAACCTGCTTGTCCCTTTGGTATCCTTTACGGGAGAACCTTGCCGGGAACGCCAGCCGATGAAATGAGGTCGGCAATCCATATTAAATGTGTGACTATATGAGTAAAATAATAAAAATAAATGAATGTATACCGTTTTGTCCTTTTGCACAAGAAGGACATCAACTTGATTTTAATTATAGTAATACGTATGGATGTTTAGTATTATGCAGAAAAACAGCTTTGTATTATGTGCAACGAATGCCTCCTGATTGTAGGGCAAATAATGCTGTATTACGGGATAATATATTTCAATATTGTTTTCTTACACCTAAAATAGATGAGTAAAATAATAAAAATAAAAGATGATTGTCCTGCTTATTGCCCATATGCTTGGGCACATGAACACACTGATTCTGTTCATAGACTTTTTAAGTCTAATTTAGCGTGTCGTAAAATAGCACATTATTTACCACGGTCATTATCAATAGCAGAGGAAACATGCTGTTCTACAAGATATATATTCGCGCACTATTGTTGCTTAAGAATAATAGAAAAATAATGTCAAAGATAATACAATTACATAATTGCCCAGCATGGTGCAGGAAAAGAGGAATCGAACCTTACAGCTATCAGCAATGTTCTCATATTCAATTTAAAGGTATTAGATCACTTTTAGCATGTTTGTCTGAACATGTATACATTTTTAATGAAATAGACTATAGAGAAAATAATTTTAATCATTGTAACTTATATCCCAGAAAGGATAACTTCATTGAAGATAATAAAAATACATGACAGATGCCCAGCATGGTGTCCTTATATTAGTGATAATCAATCACGCATGGAATCATCTGCTCCTCAAAGAATTTCTGATCTTGAAGAACATTTTTATGGGAAATCTGGCATAGATACTACTACAAAAATAGAGTCTCATGCTATATGCACAAAAATTGACCTTTGTTCTTTTGGAGAATACTTAAAAGAAGATTTTGAGAAAAGATGCAAGTTAAAATTATTCAGCAAAAAATAAGCAATGCTTATAAAATATTAAACCAAACAAGGAGGCTCACCGTATGAAAAGACTCTCAATTCTCATCCTTGCCCTTGCCATTATTGGCATGGGGAGTGCTTGCTCAGAAGAAAAAAACATTTCCAGTTTCTTCACCAAAGACAAGGGAAACGTTGAAGTGACTATTCAGTCCTGCGCCGGGGCAATTTGCTCCAGCATCATTGCAGGAAAAGATGGCAAGTATTGGGATGTACAATCGTTCACAGTAAGGGTAAATGGAGATTATAACAAGTTTATTACCGTGGCATATCCCGGTGTAAAGATTGTTAATTCCATTGAAGTACGACCCGGTGAAGAATATACATTCAAGATGAATAAATCCAAAGCACCCACTTCTGTTGTTATCACTGAAATCGAGAATGGCAATACCATTCCCATTACGCAATTTACCACAGCCTCCCTGTAAATATTAAACCAAGACATGAACCTAAGCATCTCTTAATTGAGATGCTTAATTTTATCTTCTGGTTTTTTTGCTAAAGTTATTGTATAATTATTCCGATGAATAAATAAACAAGGAGAATACTATGCCTCAAATAACCTATACCGAAGCTCTAGCATTAATCAATAAATGGACGATTGACTCAGGTATTCGTAAGTTTTGTTCCGAGGTCTGCAAAGGTGGGTGTTGCACACCCTGTCATTGGCCCCATTATTGTGAAGTAGGAAGTGATTGTAAGAATATAGCATGCTGTGCATTTACTTGCTACGATATAAACTCTTTGCTACCTAAAACTCAACAACTTAAACTCAGTAAAGTAAGAGAATATATTTATAGTCATATTGGTGATTGTTACTCAAAAGCTTATTTTGAGGCACATCGAAGTGGTGTACTTAAAAAAATAATCTTTGATTATAAACGTCTAGTAATTTTTGAGACACCAATCCAAATAGATTTTTCTGAATTAGAAAAAAGAAAATCCACATGGATAAAATCTAGGCAAGAACATGAAGGGAAAAAGAGAAATGAAAAAGTTAGTCAAAATAAATAGTGACCACAGGTATATCATTGAATTATATTCTATGTACTCTGCGAATGAACTTCGTAAGCATTTCAAGTATTTGCGGCAATATACCCGTCAACAGATTGCCGCTGTGAAAGCGCATTTAACAATGGGAAACTACCCAGAATAAATTAATTTAAATAAGGAGGACACAATGAAGCACACTGTTGTGGGGAAAATTGTCGCTGTGCCTATCAGTAAACTCAAACCTCAAAACGATCTTAACACTGAACTTTTTCCCATAGAAAACGGGGATAACCTCAAAACTATGGCTAATAGTATTAGTAGTGTTGGGCTGGATCGACCCATAGAAATTACAGAAAACTATGCTGTAGTCTGTGGCATGAACAGGCTTGCCGCCGCAAAAGCGGCAGGTCATAAAACCATCAACTGTGTCTTCAAGAAGTTTGAATCCAAAGAAGATATGATTGATTTTATGATGCGGGAAAATGTTATACGCCGCCACTTCACTCGTCAAGTTCGCAGGAATGTAATTGCAAACTATGCCCGTATCACAAAGAAAAAATTAACTGCTAAAGAAGTGGCAGAGAAATTTGGTATATCCTTGCCCACAGCATATCAATCTTTAAAGGATGTCACCTTTCAACCAAACAAAAAAAGAAAGAAAAGTGATCGTGAAAAACTTTTACAGTTAATTGATAAAAGGTTCTCCCGAACTTTAAACGAAGCTAAACTTTGTCCTTCTGTTGTGGTGACAGAAATAAGGAAAAAGGCAGAATCGAACCTCGAAGCCCTGAAACAAAGGGAACGTGAGGCCAAAAAAGAAGAAAGGAAATAACAATGCCACCCAAAAACTATGCCAGTATAGTATGGGATTACCCCCAAAAGCTGGAACACCGTGAAAAGATTGTTAAAGATTGGCAAAAATGTTCCGGTAATAAAATAGTCCCCAAAAACGGAACCATGATAACTCTGGGGGGTAATAGTTGTGAAGGAAACAAACCAGTTCTGGCCAAACAGTCAGAACTGGCCTTTCTTCTTAAAAAAGGAATCATTACACATAATCAGTATTTCAGCATTGAAAGAGACCCCCTTGTCCATATACGAAATAGCCAACTTAATAAAGGTAATTGAATTGAAGGAGACTTTGTTGAACAATTGAAATTCCTGATTGAAATTGCAAAGTATAAACCGGCAATAATTAATTATGATTGTTGCCAAATGCCCAAGACTTCTTGTAAAGATTTAGGACATATACTACGGATAATAAACTCCAATAACTTTCATAAAGTATTAGTGTGTTATAATGTAGTCTTAACTGCACATCATAAGAAAGAAACACCAGAACAAGCAGTAAAAACCATCTTCAACGACTTTTGGGTAAAGTATTGCCTTGATAAGGCATGGATACAATTACCACTTTTTGTCTATAAAGGTCATTCCCATCAAACAACAATGTGCGCTTTTTCTTTTTACCGTAAATAAAATACTAAAGTTTTCTTTTATTTATTCCGATGAATAAGTAATAAAGCAAAAAGGAGATTACTATGGGTGATCGTTGTTCTATCAAATTAGTCATAGGAGGAAGAATCAATCCCTCCACTATACCTTTGCTTGAAAAGGCAATAGAAAAAGAAAACCCTGAAAACTATGAGCCTATACAATCTTGCATAGAAAAAAAGAAAGTATTACGTTTATATTTTCATGAAATCAACTATGGTCAACTTCCAACCCTTGAAGAAGTACTAATAGATAATAAAATTGAATTTGATCTTTTTCAAGGTGGGGGACGTGAATACGATCCAGAATACAGAGGTTTTCGTAAAAGAATAGGTGCTTTCCAAACAAGTTTGGATGGAGAAGGTAATCCTACCATAACCTATAAAGAATTAAATAATGTTCGTTCCCTTCTTAAAAAGAAGAAATATAAAAAAGCCACACAAGAAATGGAAAAACTTTTACAAAAAATACCAAAACTTTCTCCTTTATCATGTGCAAAGTATTAAAGTTTTCTTTTATTTATTCCGATATATAACCATGAGTAAGATAATAAGGATAGAAAAATGTGAGGGATTTTGTAAACATATAATAACAAAAAGTATATTCTATGGTGGAAGTCCAATAAACAATTGTGATAACCATGCTTATTGTGAAATGGCACATTGGTTTATAAATAGCGATTATTGGATTTCAAAAGCATTTAGAGAAAGATGCCCATATAAAACACTAAAAGAGGAATTATGAAAAATATTCTAAAAACAACCATCATCATATTGTTGGTTATAACTGTATATTATATTATATATGTCATAATATGAGCAAAATAATACGTATACGAAAGTGTGAGGGTTTTTGTAAAAACCGAATTGCAGACCCTAATCCAGAGGGTGGCCAACGTACTGATTGTATTCATGGCACAGATGAATCCGTGCTACTTTGTACTAAAGCACACTGGTACTTATATCATCGTGATCATGAACCTAATTGGTTCAAAAGAGCTTTCATGGAAAGATGCCCTTTCATGACAAAAGAAGAATATAAAGCTATACATATAACCAAAGCAAAAAAGTTTTTATCCCGTGTTAAAAAAACTTTATTATGAGTAAGATAATAAAAATAAATAAATGTGAAGGTTTTTGTAAACATAGAAAAAATAATCAAAGAAACCAACACAGATTAGGGAGCCTTACTTGTGGTTGCTGGAATTTATTTACTGATAATTACCGAGATTGGTTTAAAGTAATCTATGATAGACATTGTAAATATCAAACAGAACAACAATATGTAAAAAGTAAAAAATGAGCAAGATAATAAGAATATCTGATTGTAGTCTTTGTTATCATTCAATACATGAACAAAATAACAGTGAAGATTATAATATGCAATGCCCTAACACAGGATATTATTTAATTCCGGGGGTTTCTGTAAATTGGCATAAAGCAACCTTTTTAAATAGATGCACTTTGCCCCAAGAGAAAGAAAATATAGGCAAAAATGAAGATAATTAAAATATATAGTTGTTGTGAATGTACTCATACAATAACAGCAAGTAATGGGCATGATTATGAGTGTATATATTGTAGTAAGTTACTACGTTTTTCTAATCCACTATCCACGTCTCGTATTAGGCAAAGAGACCAATTTAAACCTGCTTGCCCTTTAAAAAAACATGAGCAAAATAGTTAAACTACATAGATGCAGTGATTGTCCTAATGTTAAAATATTAGTAGATACCCAAACAAGATTATATTGGAAAGAACATGTTGCATGCCTTGCTCTTTACAGCAAGACACATTGGAAATGGGTATTTATTTATAATTTAAATAGGCTAAAAAGAAACTGCCCACTACGAAAAGAATAAAAGGTTCGAGTTCCCGTCCCTCTATAAAAAAGTACTAAAGTTTTTAAATGAAAATGCCAATATATAAAACAAAGGGAGAGATGAACCCCAACAAGCAAATCAAGGGGTGCTACCATCAATAATGAACCTTGGTCAAACGAAGGCAATCATTGAAGTAGGAAAAAAAGATTGTATACAAAAGACAATATACTGAACACAAAGATAATGTATTAATTAATTAACTGAAAAAAATGCTAAAGTTTTTTGGAAAAAAGACGATGAATATCCTATGAAGGAGAAAAAATGAAAGTAACTACTAAGGCCAAGCTTGCAACTATTATTGTAATCCCAATAGGTATTCCAATAATTATCTTTTGTCTATATTGTATAGGAGTATTAGCAATACAACTCTTAAAGATAATATCAATTACTGTTGAACAACCTAATATAGGTTTAACATGTATATTAGGTGTAAGCCTTATTGCAATATCATTTGTAGTATGTATTATATCTATTGCAATAGAAGAAATGTTTATTTTTTATTTTAATAAAAAAAATCGCTAAAGTTTTTTCACAAACAGGACGATAAGTAAGGTATGAAGGGTAAAGAAAAATGTCATACACAATAAATAGAGCCATTACAGCCCTAGAAAAGGGGGATACTAAAGAGGCTATAAAAATCCTGAAAAACCCTGATACAATCCATATAGTATGGAGTACTGATGATGTGTATTACTTTGCCAAGGGTTTAGGCAAGAAGTATCATGTGACTAAAAAAGCGGCCAGAGAAATACTTCATAATTTGAAACAACATCATGATTCAAGTGAAGGAATAAATTGGGATGTAATAAAATCAAGCATTATGTGGTATAAATATGTTCAGTTGCGTTCTGTATAGATTGCCATAATTTTAATAATTATTGCAAGAATGATTTTCGCTGTCAGGTTTGCAGGGATGAGCATGGAGAATTTGAAGATTTGTATGAACCTGATAAAGATAAAGAAACAAAGTCTGAATAACATTATCATTTTAAACTAACACTATAGTTGTTTTTAATGATGTCTTATAAAAGCTATACTCAAAGAGCTTGGTATACATTGAGATTTAATGCAACTCTCTAGACGGAGCATATTGCCTACGTTTAATATCAGGCTCTTTGAATATAGAATTTATAAAGTGCGGGGTTAGGAGTCTGCAAGGTTAGCTGTGGGCTACTGCAAGAGCTTTATCCCATTCTTTTGTCACAGGTGTATTGAGTGGGTTATGAGTGTTCTGAAAGCAGATGCCGCACTTTATAAACTCTATATTAAAGGTAATTAAATAAAATTATACAGGGGCAATTAAAAAATGAACGTATATAGCTGTAATTATTATTGGTATAAAAGGGGAGCCTTTGATGATGTTCATTTAATAATTTCCGCAGAATGTGAGTCTGTTGCACTTGGTTTGGCTTTAGAATCAGAGCCTTGCTCTCGTGCATCAGATTGGACCATCACTCCTTTAGATACATCTGAAAGATGCGTTTATGAAATTAGCAGGAGAAGCAGTTAAATAAAAACATGATAAAAACAACAGAAAGTAAAACAGTACTGTTCACATTATATAAATGTGAACACTGTGGCCAAACTTTTGATAATGAGGCAGATGCTAGAATTGATGAATATGTGTGCAAAGGAGCAAGAGAAATCTTAAGCCACTTATGTTCATTTTTAGCTTATAATTATAAAGTTTATAAGGTTATTTGGAATTCATTTTATAATGAACGCAATATAGATAATCTGATAAAAAAAATATCAAAACCATATTGGTATATGGCTTATGATAAGAAAGGGACATACCATAGATTTTTTATCTATAGTACAAAAAATAAACTTATAACTGAACTTAATAATTTTTATTCAGGAAAGGATAAAGAAAATTTTGATCTTATAGCTGTAAATTGTGATGGTGTCCTTTGTGAACCCAGACCAAGGTATTCTGTAAAAATTAAACTTTATCCCCGAATGAATACATACAGAAAAAAGGCAGAATCGAACCATAGATAAAAGTATTGGCTAATACCTGTCTCAAACGGGGTTGATAGATTTGTTCATGAATCCTCCAGTCCCCCCTGACCTGAGACAATAAAACTCTGTTTGAGACAGATATTAACTAATAAGGATAGTAAAATGAAGCTATACATAGCCATAGGATTGGCCATTTTCTTGGCCATAGGATTGGCCTTTAGTATAACCTTTGGGGGTTGTAATTGGCCACCTGCCAAGTGCAAAGCTGGGAAATAGTATTGGTAATCGTAAACCAAAGATGATCTTCGGCATGGACATCGACCCACTTTTGGCCAAAAAAATAGCCAAAGTAAGTGCTAAAAAAATAGCAAAATAAATAGCAATAAGAATAGCCAATACAATGGCTAATTTAAGTGCTATTATATATGCCAATCTTATTGCTAATAAGAAAGCCAATACAATTGCTTATTTTATAACAATCACAGGAGCATTACTATGAAATCATATCCTTCAACAGAAAATGATGATGAATTGACCTTATTGGACATTATGGCACTGACTATTTATAAACAAACATTCAGTGTAGTTGAGAGTTATAAAATTGCTGATAAATTGATGCAGGAACGTAATAGCTATATTGTTAATCATTAGGAGAAATACTATGAAACTATTTATTATCTGTCTATTTGTATTCTTTGTTGGATGTTTAAAAACACCGTGGGATTCAGCATCGGAAAATTACCGTTGCAACAAAGAACAATTTGAGAAAATGAAGTATGAAGCTGAATGGTGTATGGATCACGCTACTTACTCAAATCGTTATTGTTTTTGTGCATCCATAATAAGAAATTGTACTCCTATTAAATAAAGTACTAAAGTTTTCTGTGTTCTCTACCGATATAAAAAGTATAAAAGGAATATGATATGCTTACAACGATTGTGGCAATTATACTGGTCATTTTTTGCCTGTATGAAATATTCTCATAATATTATACCATACATATATATGGTAATACCATACAAGTAATATAAAAGGAGAACTATAATGTTTACAAAAGACCTTGCTTCATTTAAAGAAGAGTTTGAAAACCATATAGGTAATCTTAATTATGAAACATATTCCTCTATCAAAAGGATAGATTGCTATCTTGAAGACCTGAATAAGATTTCATCTTTGAAAGGCATATTGTATGCAGTAAGAGGTACTATAACACCAATAGATAATATAATAAGAGAATTATAAATGGGCAAGATACTTTTAATAAATGAGTGCGGCCCTCTTTGTCCTCATTGCTTAAGGCATAACTTACTCTTTGAAGGGACAATTCATGGGACAACACAATTAGCCTGTCTAAGACTTAAGGGAAACGCTCCTTATGATGGGACATACTTAAGTGGCAGAATTTGGACTAGCAGAGGCATAAATAAACAACGGATGTTTGAAACTAGTTGTTTCTTAAAAGCATATGAGTAAGATACTCTTAATAAGAGAATGTTCTGCCCTTTGTCCTCATTACTTAAGGCATAATTTACTTCTTGAAGGAATGAGACATGGAGTAACACAATTAGCTTGTCTGAGACTTAAAGGAGAAAATCTTTATGATGGAACATTTTTACGTGGTAGTATAGATTCTGGTGATAGAGGAGTAAATAAACAACAGAGATTTGAAGAGGCCAGATATGTGGGTTGTTTCTTAAAGGCATATGGGAAAGATAATAAAGATAAATAAATGTTGCCCATTATGCCCACGTTTCTCCTCTCCGGGAGTGGTGTGGCCACAAGGGGTACGTTATACCTTAAGGAATCTTTGTTATAGTATACTAGATAATAAAATAAACTTTTGGTTTGATGATTCTACATATGAATACTTCCCATTCGATTGCCATTTAAAAAAATTATTAATAAAAAATGATTAAAGTTTTCACCAGTTATTCCGATAAGTAAAATAAAGGGGAGATAATATGATAACTAAGAAACAAAATAAAATCAATGTATTTGATATATGCAAACAACGAACCGAGGAATTTTTTAACGGGGAACTTTTTCAAAAAGAAAAAGAAAAAACTCTTGGTATGCAAAGGTCAGGAAAAGCAAAAAAAATGGCGGCTCTTATAGATAGAACCTCTGACCCCCATAACAGAAAAATATTGGCTGAAATTTTCAGTCTGGCTATAGATGAAAAAATTATTCTCCCTTCAACTATTCCATCACCAGAACCAGCACGTATCAAGGAATTCCCAAACTTTGTTGTGGTTGTTCCTGTGGATAAAACAGATAATGGACATGATTATACTCTTGGCAAACCATGTATCCCAAAATTTCATATTAGGCATGATGGGACAGAGGGAAATAATATGACACAAACTATTTCCTTGTTCCGTAAACCCACTGATGAAGAAATAATGAGCATAATTAAATATATATAGTAAAAGGAAACCAATCAATATGTATAAAATTTTGCATAGATTATTTGGGTTTGATTACATCCAATATAGTTTCTATTATTATAAAACTGTTAAAGCAAGAATTGCAATACTACCTGATGGCACAATAGGGTTTTGGATAGCAGGAACATTTTTTAAACTATATTCCCCTGATCATATAATATGGCTTACCTGCAAACCAGAGAAATATTTTAAGCCAAATAAGGAAATAATTAAAGTTTTATAACATGTTTACCGATAAGTAAAGAAAGTGGGACTTATTAAACTATTAATAACAGGAAAAGACAATTGAAAAAAATTACAAAAACCACATTAAAGACTTTCTATCAGTGTGATTACTGTGGCTTTACATCTGAGTCTCTTACTGAAATTAAACAACACGAACGACCTTGTTTTATAGTCAAAAGACTAATACCAATCCTTCCTGCAAAATTACAAAAGAACAATGATCTTATGCCATTTCTTATACAAATTGTAGAAGCTGAGTATTTTAAGAATGAAGAACTTGAAGAATTGCTTAAACAACCTTATTGGTATACTACTTTTGGTAATGATAATTGGTGGTATGATATTGTTACTGCTAAAAATAAAACCGAACTTTTTAATTCCATGCAACAGTTTTGTAATGATAAAGTAGAAATAGAGGATGATAACCCTGACATTGGGATAGTTAATGTTAATGGTAAAATTTATAGGGCTGTACTTAAGCATACCATTACCTTTACATTAAAGTAATGAGTAAAATAATCTTATTAAAAGAATGCTCTCCTCTATGCCCATATAGTACAAGATATAATGATGGGAACGAAGATGTAAGTCATGGTATAACAAGAATAGCTTGTTTGGTACGGGATACTTATGGATTTTCAGGAATGTATATAGATAATATGTCTCGTCTTTCTAATAGAGAGAAAAGATTCCAACATAATTGTTTTTTAAAAGCATGAGTAAAATAATCTTATTAAATAATTGCTGTAACTTATGCCCAAGATTCACCCCTGCGGGGGGAATGTGGAGTCAAGACCACCACCATAATAATGTATTAGTTTGCTATTATCAAAATAGCTTAATTGAAGATTTTTGGATACATAATCCTAGAGTTGGTGTTTTAAGAAACAGATATGGCTTTCCTTTGGGCTGTCATTTAAAAATATTAACAAAATAAAAAAGTACTAAAGTTTTTCATGAAACATGACGATAAGTAATCATAAGAATAAAATAAAATGAAATCACGAAAAAATTTAAAGGTGGGTCAACATATTAGTTTTTTCTATACTGGTATAGAAAATGCGGGTGGTGGATTCAATCATATGGGAAGAGTCGAACAAATATGCATTGATAGACAGTCTTTAAAAGAAAGATTTGGTTATGTGCCTAGACTTTCTCGTAGATTTGCAAAGGTTCTTGTAAAATGTGATTCAGATAATAACCTGTATCTTGTAAGTATAGGTTATATAAGTTTACTACCAGAACCCACAACAGGAGAGGGAGCAACATGTACGCAATAATAGAATTTGGAAAAGGGTCTATTATCCCTGATGCTATTATGTCTATTGACTGCCCCAATGAATGTGGAGGAATAGGAAGTATAGTTTTGTGTTCTCCTGTTGGTTTGTGGACAGGGAATACAAGAATTTATTCTGGAAATAACATACATATAATTCATATGGGGAGTATAACCAAAGTAGAAACAAGAAGTAACTTGTTAGGGAGTAATGAAAAATGGAAAACTATTTGGAAAGCCCCAAAGACTTTTAAGTATGAGGACTTCTTTCAATTAGCAAGAATGTTAAAAAGAAAAAAATCTTTGTGGAAGAAACACACAAAAGGATGGGGAATGTAAATAAAATTAATACGTTTATGGCTCCATAATCGTATTAATTTTATAATATAAAGAGGTAATATGAAATTACAAAAACTAATAAAAGGTGATACTGTACGCTGTACTGGTGATTCTGGTTTTTGCACACCATCTTATGAAAAAATTACTCATACAACATATAAGTATGATGTCAATACTGGAAAACAGTATAAGATTATTTGGTTAACAGGGGGTCGTGCTTTTGATAGCCGAACCGGGAACGCAATATATCCCCCATTGGCTTATTATATTAAACCAATACAATCTGATAAGTTAAAAGGAGGAAAACTGGATAATCGTAAATCTTATTTACCCAAACAAAAAAGTGCGTTACCTTTTTCTGATCTTCCAAATTTAACTGAGGGTTTATGTATGCATAAACCTAAAGAAGAATATTTTTCCAAACCGTGTTTACCACCGGGGTCGCCGCAACATCCCAAAAAAAGAAGTGCAAAGTCTTTGCCTCGTCCACCGGAGTCAAAGTTTAACTAAGATATGTCAAAGATCATAGAAATAAAAGAATGTGGGCCATTTTGTCCTTTTTTTAAACCATACGGGTACATAGTAAATCAATCTTCCCCAGAAGGTATTGCTTGTTTTAGTGAAACTAGTATAAGTGGTGGTGGAAATAATTTTTGGATAAAAAGATTTCGTTCACCCTCTCGTTCACCTTTCTGGTCTCATTCTAGTGGTTCTCATTCTGAAACAACTGCTATAATGAAAAATTCATTTCCTATTGACTGTTGTTTTTATAGAAGGATAGCTATTCTTAAAATATAAATTTATGTCAAAGATCATAGAAATAAAAGAGTGTGGGCCAAATTGCCCACGGTTTAGACCATATGGAAGTATAGATAGACAGCAAGGTACAGCAGATGAAGCTCTTTGCTTTAATGAATCTACATGTTGTAATTTTTGGTTAGAAAACCCAACACATCGTATTCATGGGTTAGATAAAGCTAAAAACGAAAAGCCTTGTAAAAAAGCTTTTCTTACTATAAAAAATGCTAAAGTTTTATAAAGAACTTACCGATAAGTAAGTATGAATAAGATAACAAGGATAAAAAATGATTACCTTTAAAGGCAAATACAATACCGCAAATGTAATGATTGATAATATTGAAGACGAATTGAAAGAACAACTACAATCAATATTAAATCATCCTGCATTTGAACACGGATATATTGCTGTTATGCCTGATTGTCATGCTGGCAAAGGAATTTGTATTGGTTTTACCAAACAATCAAATCAGTATATTATCCCTAATGTTATAGGTGTTGATATACATTGCAGTATTGAGTCTTATAATCTTGGGAAAGTATCAATGACTGATTCTTTTTTTGAGTCATTGGAAAATTATATACGAACTAATATACCTGATGGTTTTCATGTGAGAAATAAACCGTCTTCTGAGTTTCTATCATTAGCTCAACCTTACAAAGATCAGATCATAGGTCTGGCTGAAAAGATAGGGGTTGATGTTAATCGTGTTATTCTTGGTATAGGTAGTTTGGGTGGTGGCAATCATTTTATTGAACTGAATATAGACCCTGATAGTAATGTGTGGTTAACCATTCATACGGGGAGTCGAAACTTTGGCAAGACCATATGTGAATACTATCAGGACAAAGCAAAAAAACTGATGCATGAAATGTTTATTGGTGATATTTATAAAGGATTGGAATTTTTACCAATAAACTACGGAGGAACCGAATATTTAAACAGTATGAAGATAGCACAAAGCTATGCTGAATTGAACAGGAAAAGTATTGCTAATACAATTATTGATTTCTTTCATGCGCAACCTATAGAAATTATAAAATGCGCCCATAACTATATTAACTTTAATGATAATATCATAAGAAAGGGTGCAATCTCTGCACATAAAGGTGAAAAAGTTCTTATCCCTTTAAATATGCGTGATGGTGTTATTGTCGGGGAAGGAAAAGGAAATCCAAAATGGAACTTCTCTGCTCCTCATGGGGCGGGGCGTGTATTAAGCAGGAAGAAAGCAAAGAATACATTATCATTAGAAAAAATGAAAGAGGATATGCAAGGCATATGGAGCAAAAGTATTTGTAAATCTACTCTTGATGAATCTCCAGAGGTTTATAAGGATAGTAATCAAATTGTAAATGCCATTGAGGAATCTGTTGATATTCATTTTATAATGAAACCAATTTTTAACTTAAAGTCAATAGAAGAAGAGGACTAAAAAATTTGCTAAAGTTTTATAAGGAATATACCGATATATAAATATGTTCAGAAAGATAAACCCAAATAAAAGATATAGATTCTTAACAAGACGGGAGTGTTTAAGAAAATGGGGTACTCCAATTCCTCCCAGTTGGAACGAACTTATGACTTGTTTTTTAGGGCAAGAAGTACCCCAAAGTCTTGTGGCTAAATTATCTTGTGAAGAAGAAAGTTCTGTAAGACAACCAAACTTTTGTCGTGGTGGAAGTATATCAACTCCGTGGACATTTTGTCCAAATGAAATAGTTTTACTAAAAGATCAGGATTCTTATTAAGGAGGTTCTGTACAATTAGTGTTTTTAATGCAAGCCATTAATTGTATTTAATTCTCAGGAGTAACCGAAAAACAACCTTCTAACAGCTACCGGAAAGGTGTGATATTGTGGTATCATATGCAGTAGTTGGGGAATGTTCTAGGTGGCTGTCTCTTTGTTGGCCGATCCCGGTTTAATACGGTAGTTGCTTTATAAAGAGACAGCCCACTCCTCAATATAATATTGTATGAAAATAATTAAATTATATAGATGCAATAATAAATGTCCATTTAGAAAAGTTCATCTTGAACATACAGGACAAAATGTGCCAGATAATAGAATACATTTAAACGAAAAGCATTTTATGTGTATGAAAAAAGTGGGGCATCTTTGCATTAATTGTGCTAAAAAGATTCAAGATTTTCCTTTCTTTTGTGAGTTACACACAATATGAAAAAAGAAGAAAGATATAGATTTCTTACAAGAGAAGAATGCATAGAAAAATTTGGTGCAGTTAGACCTCCTGACTGGAATTCGTCTGGGGCAATGGATAATTTTCTTGGTAAAGAAGTTCCTTTAAAACTAGCACAATGTATCTGTGAATATGGTAATAATCATTGTATGAGTAATGATGATACTCAACCAGAATTTTTAAGATGGTCTTTTCTTGAAAGTTGTATAACTACAGTAAAAAAATCAGATGGGTTTTTTGAATAAAAGGAAAAATAATGTCAGCAACAAGATATAAAATAGGAGCGAGAGTACGTTTTTATAGTGTCTTTTTACGTGATAATCACAATTATTCAGTTTGGCATAACGGAAGAATAGAACAAGTTGATCGTAGAAAATCAGTACTAGGATTTGGGCATAAACCTTTTATAAAAATACTCGTAAGATGTGACTTTAATAATAACATATATTCTGTAAGTAAAAAAAACATACACTTTATTAATTAATAACTATGAAAAAAAATAGTAAACTTAATGAGCATACATTTCCTTTACCGGATATTAATCCTAAATTATCGGAAATTGCTATGAGAGATATAAAAGTTAAATCAAGACTACATAATGTGCATCTTCCTTGTCAAGAAGGAGGACAACGTATGGCACGAAAATTGACTGTAAGATTTGATAAAGTAGATAATTTAAGATGGATACATCTTTATAATAAATGAATAAACTAATAGTTTTACAAAGATGTGGACCTTTGTGTCATTATTATATGACAGGAGGAGAATTAAGGCATCAACGTGGTGACACAAATACAAGAACACATACCTTTTGTCATAATACTGATAGCTGTATTACGTGTGAAATAGAGAACAAAATAGAGCACGAAAGAAGACTGGGAAATAAAAAAATAATTACAATAAATTTCCCAAATTTTTGCCCTCTTGAAAAAAGGAGAGAATGAAATGATACGCAAATTGATTTTTATATTTATATTACTATCAGTTATATTTATAATGATAACTGATAGTAATCTATATTCATTTTATAATCCCTATAGGGAAAATATTCGCCACGATGTTATCCGGTCTATAAAAATGGCTGAACCTCATATTAGAAAACAATGGCGAAAAAAACAAATAGATAAATTAACTACTGCTCTTATTGCAGTAGAAGATACCTATTCTGATATTGATCACAAGTTCCTGCTGGCTACAATTTTAACAGAGTCAGAAATGGATATATATTGTGTGCCAAAACGAAGGAATAAAAACAAGAGTATTGATTATGGTCTATCCCAGCAGAATTCTTTTTATATAAAAAAGAGATATGCTAAAGCTAGAAAAATATTAAAGTCAATGAACCTTAAGTATTCAAAAGACAGATTTGATATTCTTGTAAATGTTATGGCGGGGGCTGTGACACTACATGAATTCAAAACTGAATTGAGAGATACTTCTTATAAAGATAAAATACCAAAAAAGTATAAAACTCTTGCTCACTATATAGCATATAATGTTGGGGCAAGAGGATTGATTAATCCTAAACGTGAAGAAAAACGAAGTGTGTATTATAACAGATATACAAAATATTTAATGAGGTTGCAACATGGGACTTCTCGACTGTGAAATTATACAAGCTGAGAAACAAATAGAAAAAAATGTGAGACTCTTATCCTTAATAAGAGAGGACTTACGTGAGTGCGCATGTCGTATCTCTAGTGAGGATGAAGTCTTGCTACGAAATAGATACCAATCAGTGATAGATAGTTTAGAAAAAGACAAGAAACAATCTATTGAAAAACTAAATCAACTTCTGGAACTTAAGACAGTAACAAAATTTTTAGAAGTATAAAAAAAGATTAAAGTTTTTTGAGTAGTTACCGATAAGTAAGTAATAAACAAAAGGAGATTGTTGTATGGAAACAATAATAAAAGCAAAAGCATCGGAAATAAAAAGGATGTTTGACCATAGTGGGTCCAAATATCCTATCAAGATTGTATCTTTAGGAGCAGACCCTGAATTTGAAGCAAGGGATTTTTATGATGATAATGTTGTGGATGTACACAACTGCCAAAAATATAGGGAAATACAAACAGGCCAAAAATATAGGGAAATACAAACAGGCCAAAAAATAGGTTCTGACGCTGGGGGCATTGCAGAATTTCGTCCCTCTCCAGCAAATAGCCCCATGAAAGCAGTGTTTCAACTCAAAAAACTTTTCGATAAAGCAAAGGATGTTCCTCTTTCTACATTGGGTAATAAGAGGGGAGTGGGAGCGCACATCCACTTGGGGTTTAAAGATGCAAATGGAGAAAAGGCTTGTCTTTCCAGCCCATCACAACAATTTCTTGATGTCCTGAATCACTTTTTGGGAAGGATTGCATTTCCACTTAATGGTAAAGCAAGGGGTGGATATAAAGAATTGGCGGGGGCTGGCAGAGGGGGGTATCGTCCCCAACCTCATGGGTTTGAATATCGTCCTTGTCCCTCTGCCATCATGGACAATCCGAAGATTGCTTTTATCTTTTATAAGATAGCATGGAATATCACAAAAAGATATTTGGAAGAGAAACCTTTTAAATTAAGCTTAACTGGCAGTGGGGCAACAGATGAAGACTTAAAGACTTATGCTCAACTTACTGCATCACAGATAAAGTATCTGAGAAATTTTATTTCATCGTGGAAAGATGCATCTTACAGCAAAAATCATCCCGTTGTAAATTGGACAAAATCAATATCTGGAACCAAAGATGATATTGATCTTAAGCCCAGTAAGTTTATTTATTATTACTCTGAGGGAGATATGTTTGCAAAAACAATACAGAAAAAAATTGAGAAGGCTCTGGAAAGTATAGACACTCATGGTATTATGGAAACCCATTTGGGTTTGTATGGACTCAATAAAAAAAGAGGAAAAAAGGTTGCGGGGTTGTCATGTGAAGGGTATGAAACAATCCAACATCCGGTGAATCGTAAACATGTATCCCATCGTTTTGGTCTTCCCTATACCTTTAGGACAGGAAAGGCTAAAGACGAGAAGATTATTATACAAGGAATGATTTCAGCACTGGAAAAATTTATAAAAAATAAAACAAAAAAAAGCTAAAGTTTTTCCAGAAAGTAACCGATAAAAATAATAAAACAAAGAGGTAAAAATCGTGTGTATATTATGTTATGCAGAGGATAGAAAACTCACAAGAACTGAGTTTGAAAATTGCTGGACAGCAAATGATGATGGTGTGGGTATAGCATATCGTGAAAAAGGTCAGAATGTTTATATCAAAGGTCTTATGACGCTTAAGGATGCATGGGATGCATACCAGAAAGTAACCGTTCTTCCCCATGCTGTTCATTTTCGCTTGACCTCTACTGGAAAGAAAACTCCCGACCTCACGCACCCCTTTATTGTTGAAAATAACAGCAATATTCAGACAAAGTACAGGGGTGAAAAACCTCTTCTGTTTCACAATGGCACTATTGTGGGATGGGAAAGCTACTTAATGTCGCTTTCACTCCAATCAGGGAAAGTACCGGAAGGTGAAATTAATGACACGCGAGTGGCGGCAATGCTTATTGCTCGTCTTGGTGAAAAAGCATTACAGTTTATGGCGGGAAGATTTATTCTCTGGAGGGCTGATAAAGCTATATTGTATGGACATTTTGAAGAAGAAAAGGGGGTATTCTTTAGTAATACTACATACAGAACTGCCTATGTGTACAACTATAAAAAAAAAGACACAAATGGTAGCACTTCCTCTTCAACAAAAAATTCAGACGACGAAGAACCTGATTTGGAATCAATGACAGAACAGGAATTGGAAGACTTCTTTTTTGAGAATACTGGAAAAAAAAATAAAAAGAATAAAAAAAAAGGAAAGTTTTGTAAATGCAAAGAACCTTTTCTTTATTTAAATGAACAAAAGGATAAGTATTTTTGCCTTGATTGCAACAAAGAGGTAAGACAATAATGGAAAAAGAAAAAAAACATCCCATATCATCTAAAAAGCGTTATCAATATGACACTTTTAATTTCCATATAGTAAATCCAAAAAAGATTTATCATAGGAAAGAAAAGTATATCTCAAATTGGGCAGAAGATTATCCCAGTTTGGAAGAGGATGCCAACACAACAAAAAGAATGTAAGGATTTAGGTATGAATAAATGGAAGTTTCTTAAAAGAGAAAAAGGAAACCATTCACCTTGCTATTGGTTTTATATTGTTTCAATACCTTTTTATCCTTGTAAGAGTAGTGATGCTAATATAGCAGTATTCTTTTATAAACACAAAGTGTTTGATAAATGGGTATTAAGTATTATATGGGGGAGGCATACCATAATTACATCTATTCATTTGGGGTGGAATTATTCAAACTCATTCCTCTTAAAAAATTCAGGAGAATCAATATGAAAGAGGATAAAATAGTTATAAAAAGAGAACGACTGGACTTTGATTTCCATTATAAAGTAAGTAACTACTCTGTGGTTAAACTCAGGGAAATAAGAATAAATGAACCTGATGTTATAAAAGAAGAGTATACGGTTTCTTTTAAGAGTATATCAGGGGCTTATTGTTATCCCTTAACTAATCCAACTATTAGTAAGGATATTATAGATTCTTTTAAAAAAGAATTGGAGAAGAAAGAAAAGGAGCTTGCAATGAGCATTAAACTTAAAAGTGAAGTTTTAATATTTGATGTAGATTTTAACAATAGAAGTTTTCATGCTTCATTACGAACAGAATTAACATCGGATGATGTAATCCGAAAAACATTTTGGGCTATAGAATATGGGAAAGGGATATATATTGGGGGGAAAGATTACGATGAATTGAAAAGCTATGTTGAATCAGAAATAGATAAAGCAACACAAGCCCAAGTATAAATATGAAAAAGGAAACAATTCATAGAAATTTAATTACATTACTTATGATAGCCACTATTGTGCCGGGAGGATTTATGTTCTTAATATTACTTTTGTCACATAAGGGAATAACAAAATATAAAAGATATAAAAAGGAAAAGAATTTTAAATGAACTTTGGTAGAATACCTAATACTAGAGATAGATTAAATTCCATTTTTCGAAATAATAATCTTGAACGGGGAAAGTATGTTCTTATGCTTTATACTTGTTGCCGAAATTCAATGGAAGATAAAACCTTATTCGAAAAAGAAATGGTTTCTGTTTACGACAATTTTGACAGAGCACTTCGTACTAATAAAGGCAGAAATTATAATTGTATACATGGAACACAATTTAATATTCCTGTATCAAAAAGTAGAGAAATTACTTGTTGGGATTTTGAAAAAATAGATAATAAAGGAACCGAGTATGGACGAACAAACCTTATCTTCGAAAGAGAATAGTAACACACCAAAATATATTTTAATGTTTGGGAAAAAAAATGGGTCAGCAGGTGGGGTTATTCATTTGGCATTCTCTGATATATTGACTTTTATAGATCAGATAAAACATGCTGAATTGTCAAATTTTCCATATGAGATATTCAAAATCACAGGATTGAAAAAATTAAAAATAAAAGATTTTAAATAAAAAAATGCTAAAGTTTTTAGAGAATAGGACGATAAAGATAATATAGTGTTCTACGGCGTATGCCGATTAAATAAAAGGAAGGTGGTGTCTATGGTAAAACATGTTGAAATGAGCTACACCCGCAAAGAGTTTGAATCTCTGGCTGATGTGGTTGCATCAAATCTGGACAAAGAAGATTCTCTGTCCAAAAAAGTGTCCGATAAGGTAGAGGCTATACGGAGGGTTGAGAACAATATCGCCTCCATTTACCCGACGTTTCATGGTAAAGCCCTGCTCCCGAAACAGGTTCGGGAAGTTCTCATGAATATGGTTAAAAGATTCGGCCTTAAGACCCCTGTGCGTGTGGTGTTCTACTCACTGAAAAATTCAAGGGGTGCGGTCGTTTCCGGGTTTGATTGTGATGGCTTCAAGCAGATCAATCACCCCAAGCGTGGCTCTATTAACACCCGGTCGGCTCTTTACTACGGTCTTCCGTATTCAGTAAAGAACGCAATGTCGGTGGCAATGGTGGATGCCCTTGTTGCTGATATTAAATCCCGGCTGGAAAAAGCTGACAACCTGAAAGAATATCAGGATGTCAAGAAAGCCAACAAAAAGCCTGTAAAGAAAGCATCGGAAAAGAAGATCGTCAAAAAGGACTCGAAGCAGGTAGTCAAGAAAGACTCCCGGCAGATGGTCACAAAAGATGCGAAGAAGGGCAAAAAGAGCTAATCGTATCACATTGTAGAACTATAACCTGTACATGGTTCATCAGCTTTTAAATTAATTTTTTTAAGTTGATGAACTTTCTAGAGATTATAACTATAATATTTATAAAAAGGGAGAAAACAAATGAAGATTAAACTTGACATCGACCAATCAAAAAAATTCTTTTCAAATCCCGATACGGGTGGAAGGGATTCTCAGGAGCATCTTCCTGAATTTCTACAAAACTATGGTGCGGAATGGGCAACTCCCTATTTCCGTGAGATTAAAAACCATCTGATAAACACACCCTCTCCGGTTCCCATCGAGCCAAACATGCTGTACTTGTATGCCATGCTTACAATTCCGCATCCGGTTCGTAACGGAAAGAAACACTTTATTTCTTTTAAGGATACACCGGAAGAAAAGGAATCAGAAACAATCGCATACGAATATCAAAGGGATAGCCTGTTTGATAGGTCAACACTGTCCAATGTGACTTTGAACTCTGATGCGCCGGTACAGATTATAGAGTTACGGATAAAGTATAATCGTAAGGATGTGCCGACCAAACATCTTGGTTATGTTCTTCCTGAACTTAATACGGTGGTCCTTTGTGATCTTACACACTCGTCTGCCGGTTGCCGTATTCTGAAATCCGTTCTTGAAAATTTGGTGGAGAACAATCTTCTTCACAGAAGGGATACCTCTGTAGACAAGAAAAAGAAAAAAGAAGTGAAACCGAAAATGCCCAAAATTTCTGTGACCCTCGGTGCTGACCCTGAGTTTGAACTTCTTGACCATAAAGGTAATGTTCTTACTTTCCGTGATTCCACCACTTGCCCTTACAAAGGAATTGAAGTAGGAAGTTCCGCAACTTCAAGGGACAAAAAAGTTGGCCTTGATGGGAATCGTTGTCAGGTTGAATTTCGTCCCGACAAAGCAAACTCTCCCGCTGAACTTGTAAAGAACATGGCGATTCTGTTTAGGGAAGTGGATGCCAATGCAGTCTTTAGTGCAATTGGTGATCATCACCCGATAGGTGGCCACATCCACATTGGTTTTGGAAAAAGGGTCAATGTGACTCCTCAACTTATTAAACTTCTTGATTACTTTGTTGGAATCCCCACAATGAAAATGTCAGGAAAAGCGAGGGGGGGATATAATCATCCGGGGAATCTGGAAAACAAATCCTATGGGTTTGAATACAGGACTCCTCCTGCGGCAGTTTTTGCACATCCCAAAATGCTGTTCGTAACGGCAAAGATTGTTCAGAATCTTGTTACCCGTTATCTCAGTGGTTTTGAGTTTAACATTGCTGATAACAGGAATGAGACCACTCAGGAAGAATTGATTACTCAGATTGGTCTCACTGAACAGCAAGCTCAGTATTATATGGGGTACATCAACGACTTTCGCCGTACTATGGATTACAGTATGAATGTTGCTGTAGCGTGGAATCGTACAGTGGCCAAGAACATAAAAACCTCTAAGGCCAAAAAACCCGCACATGCACCTAAATTCATCTTGGAAATCCATGATGATTGGAACGAAGATGTCCGTTCTGATCTTGAAAGACGGATTCGGGAAATCAAAATAGAAAATAAAGAAAACCCCATTTCCGTTACGATTTATGGTCTCAGTGGAAAACGTGGAAGGTCTGTAGCAGGAATGGCTATTCCCGGTTTTGAACAGATTCTTCATCCCAATTCAGAAAATGGTAACGGGCGTACTGTGTATCTTGGGCTTGCTCGTCCTTACAGAGCAGGTGAACTTTCTTCAGCAGACAGGGAAATTGTTACATCAACAGTAGTAGCCTTTATCGAAAGAAAAATTCACGAAGCTCTTTAATATAAAATAACGGAGGATAATATTATGTGTGTGATTGCATATAGCCAAACAGGAAGGTGTCTTACAAAAGACGAATTCGAAAATTGTTTTGACAGAAACCGTGATGGGGTAGGAATTGCGTACCAGAAATCCGGTAATCTTCATTACATAAAAGGTTTAATGAAAGTTGAGACAGCATGGGATACATATCAAAAGCTTAAGTTGGAAGGTCATCTGCATGTTGTTCACTTCCGTATAGGAACAGCGGGTGGGAAAACTCAGGAACTTACACACCCATTTCTTGTTTCAACCAAAAGCCCCCTTAAACTTTCTTATAGTGGGAGGTCTTCAGTTCTATTCCATAATGGATGTATTACACGTTGGGAAGACTATGAAATGCCCTTCTTTATAGCCAACAAGTTTTTCCCTGAAGGAGAAATGAGTGATTCCCGAATGGCGGCAATGCTTGTGTCACAACTGGGGCTAAAGGTTCTCACAAAGCTTTCAGGAAAGTTCATAATTTTTTCTCCTGATAAAGTCTGGGTAAGGTCTCCGAAGGACTTTGAAGTATGTGACGGCATCCTCTTTTCAAATAACAGTTATAAAAAATATGGGTATGGCAGATCATACAAATATTATGACTATGATTCTGATTATGGGTGCAATTATGGAAGTGATTACAAAAAGGAAGAATCAGAAAAAGCAGACCTACCTGTAACAGCAAGAGGAAGTAGCGGGGGTGGTTCTGCGGTTATTCCTATAACCAATCGCTGGGGGGGAAGATCAAAGGATAGCTTGATATGAATGAACAAGCACCTATTAAAATAAAATGGCATAGACTCCAAATCATTCTGGAAAGACTATGTAAAAGAAAAATAGATATTACTCTTACTACACATTCTTTTACTAGCACTTCTCCTGATGAAGTAAGCATGTCAGCTTGTGTTTACAATAAAAAAAGTGCAAACTTTCTTTTGAATGCGTATGAAATTAAATCTCTTTTCATGGTTCAAAACGCTTTAGCACATGAGACGGCTCATATATTATTGAAACATAAGGTATATCCGGGGAAGCACGATGAAGAATTTAACAAAAAATGGAAAGAGGTATTAACTATAATAAAAAAAGAATATCAACAAAAACAAACAAGAGGGGCTGTATGATACAGGAAGGTACATATGATACTAAACGAAAAGGACTTGAAATGGGCAATATCTATTGCCAGAAAAGAGTGTGATCATCTTGCAGTACAGCTTGCTCTGGATGGTTCGACTCTTCTCCTTGCTGATATTATAGGGGGCGATAAAGAAATAAAAAAACAATTACTTATTGCATATAAAAATATGCAAAGTTGGCAAGGCACAGAATCAGAAAAGGTAAAGGGAGTTTTTAGAAAGTATACTACACCAGTAAGGATTCTTGTGCAGGAAAAATTAAATGAAATACAAAAGAACATCTTTAAAAAAGACGAATGAAGATAGTACTCTGCTTTTAATATCAAAAAAAGATGCTGTGTTTTCTGGGATAGTAGATGGAGTAATAAATCTTATACACACTCTACCCAGAGCTTTATTACTAATAATAATTTGGGCAGTCTGTATTTATTTTATATGTAAAGGATAAACAAATGGAAAAAAAAGCGAAACCCAAAACCCCGATAACATTCCACCGCCTTATGGTACATAGTCACCATGAGTCTCACCAAAATTTTCACTTCTCTTCTTTTTCTAAAAGAGTGAATGTGTATTTTGGTGAAGCTCCTGAAAAAACAACAGACATATCCTTTAATACCAATAAAGGAATATCAAATTGTCATAACAAACTGACAATGAAAACAATATTTAAAAAAAGCAAAATACCGTCACCTGATTTTTCAATGGAACTTTTTCCGTCTTACCCACAAGTAGTTAAACGTGTAAGACATTCAAGAGGAGAGGGAATGCAACTTCTTGAAAAAGAATGCCGAATTGCTCCTAATAAAGAGCAATACTTTGAAGAATTTGTGGAATGCGAAGACGAATACAGGTGTCATGTAATTGGTGACAGTATATTTCATGTAGATAAAAAAACACTTCGTCCCGGCCACAGAGAAAGCTGGATAAAAAATCTTTCCAATTACAAATATATGGAAATGCCTGTCAAAAAAACATTTACTGCGGCTCAATGCAGAACCATTGTCAAATCAGTTCAATGTCTGGGTCTTGTTTTTGGGGCAGTAGATGTGGGTGTTTGTGCAAATGGGGCATTGTGCATATTTGAGGTCAATTCGGCTCCCGGCATGAGAACCTTAACTCGTAAAAAGTATGAAAACGCAATATCTGACTATATAGTTAAAAACTATAAAGTAAGAAAAAAGAATATATAAATAAAAAGTATTAAAGTTTTTAGGAAAAAATGTCGATAAATATAACAAATAAAGTAAAAGGAGAACTACTATGGTAAGAATACTTGAACTTTCTCGTTGTGATAATAATTGCCCCTTCTTTCAGGAAGGTTGCTGTGTAGACGAAGGTGCTTATTGTGACCATCCTTCTGCCCCCGAAGAAAATAAGGTTATAGCAACCGCAACTATGGTTAAAAATTTCCCCAATTGGTGTCCACTGGAAGACAGTGAAAGCCTTAAAAAGGAAAAAGATAAACCAACTGAACGTCCTGTGACAGAGCGCGGGATATAAGTAAGTAACATATTGGCTATGTCTTGGTATGCTACGAATGAAAAATATGGTTATACGTGGGATGAATATACATCTATTAGAGTAACAGAAGCTAAACCTTATACAAAAATATTAAGAATTAACAAGTGTGATCCTTCTTGCCCTAATTTTAAAAGATCGTATTCATCCCACTATCGTTCTATGGGATTAATAACTTTCCCACCATACTCATGTAGGCTTATGCGTGATTATATACATATTACGGGCAGTGGTAGTGTTTTTCCAAACGATTGCCCTTTGAAAGTAATGGATTAGTATAATGTCAAAAATTTTAAAAATAAAAAATTGTGGACCACATTGCCCATATTTTGAAAAAGCGTGGGGTACTCAAAGAAATGAAGAAAAAGGTTGTCGGGCAACATATGAGCTTATTCATATTCATCTTACTACAAAAGCAGGCGTGTTTCCCAGATTTTGTCCATTAAAAGATGAAAGCACAAAGAAAAGTAAGTATGACGAAAATATATAGACTACATCAATGTGAAATATTTTGTCCCCACTGTTGTGGTGTCTACCACACAATCGAAGGATATAGTATTTTTTGTAGAAGACATTCAGGTATGTTTGGTACTAAAATTGGTAATTTTCCAATAGATTGTCCTTTAAAAATAATTAAGGAAACAGTTAAAGAAAAGATAAAGAGAAATTATATTAGGTTAAAAGAAAGTGATGCTCTTTATCCTTGTATTGGAATAATTTGTTCAATACTATTCTCAATTTTTTTTGCTATTGTAGTAGTGCATTTATTCCATATGCCATCATAAAAAGGTATTATGATATATTCAATATTAAACATAATAGGTTCAGTGGGGTTTGCAATATTAATTGTAGGTTCCATAATAGGTACAATAATTTGTATATTTCTTTTAATAAAGGGGAGATAATATGACAACAGAATTCTTTTTTAGGCTTCTTATGGGCCATTTGATTGGGGATTATTTTCTCCAAAATGATTGGATGGCATTAAACAAAAAAGAAAAAGGTTTCCGGTGTTTTATTCATTGCTTTATTTATACACTTGCAGTTTATATCAGCACAATGCCTGAATTAAATAATCTTGGGACAGGGCAAAAGTGGATAGTACTAAGTCTTATACTCCTGACCCATTTTATAATTGATGGCACAACAGTAGTAGAAAATTGGTTTTACTTTATAAACGGAAGAAACTGGTCAAAAGCAATGACCGATTATGATGAATCAAAAGATATATATAGTATTGCATATATTTGTTATACTGCTATAGTTCATACTGTTGCAGACAACACAATACATCTTGTTACGTTATATCTTATCTTTAAATATGTTGTTATGCTGGTATAAATAAATGCCTATAAATATAGGATATAATTTCTCAGCGAGCGACCATTTTTTCCGAGAAGGTACTTTATTATATACAGAATGCTATAATATTCAGACAAAAGAATATAGAAAAGATATAGAATCCGTAATAGATTTGCGTATGTTTATTTCAACCAATAAAGGAAGATCATATGGACGTAGGTGGGGAACATATTGTATTGGACCAGAGCATTGGGAAATAAAGGGATGGGAATAATAAACATATGAACTATTATGAATTATCATTAATACAAAAAATTATATTAAGAATAAAAAGTACTTTTTATATCCCAAAAAAGGGTGTAATGGTATGCAGAAATTGTGGATTTGCATCAGGAGAAACTCAGGGTGATATTAATAGATTTAATCCAGATAGACTAACTTCTGCTAATACTTGGGGTCGTACTAATTTTTGCACAAACGATAGCCGTCACGGTATCTTACCTAGAATTATTGTTCACACAGTATTTGCTGTATACGACTGTCCTGTTTGCGGAAAAGAAAAAAATAAAACATATTCTTATTATATTTCTCTTACTAAACTGAGAGAAAGACGTTGTAGTACTTCATAAAAAAGGAGATTCAATTGAAATCAACAAGGATGGGGTATGAATTTCATTGTGTGTGCGGTTTTGTAACCACAGTGGAAACAGATGGGGAAAGACCAGATGAAGTTATTTGTTCATTATGTGGTAAAATAATGAAGAGAAAAAAAAGCAAAACAGAGGGAGGTGGCGAACCTTTTGTGGTGGAACAAATAAAAGATAATGTTTCGTTTGATGAAGCGGAGGTAGTATGAAAAAATTAATATTTATATTAGCATTTTTAGTTATATTTTGTCAGTGTTCAACTCCACAAAAGATAAAATATGAAAACGGGAAATACTATTTAGCTTCATGTGAACACTATGTTGTTTACAGTGATTTTGGATTTGTGTTCTATGAAAATAAACTTGTACATGATCTTTATGGTATGGTGGGTTATACTTTTAGAAATAATAATGATAAAACTATACTCTATGGCGAATATCCTGATATGAGTACCACAGGTGATGTTTTTTTTACTTGGAAGTTAAAGCATGAAATTTTGTATATTGGAATTCAATTTACCAATAAAAATAAAACTATACATTATACGGAATGGTATACTTTTGATGCTCTTAAAGACATGATCAAAAAAGGATTTCCAAAAAGGGGGAATTTAGAATGAGAAACCCCCTTTTTCAAGGGGGTCCGGTCTTAGCCTAAGCTTTTAAATAGGAGGTTATTATATACGGTTATATACTCTACAAAAGTAATATAATCATATAGGTATAAAAGTGTCAAGTAAAATTTTAATATAAATTTTATTATAATAAATTTTTCATTTTTTTAAAAAAATTACTAAAGATTAACAAAGGATATGCCGATATGAATCGTATGAAAACATTAATAAGACAGCTATTTTACTATTTACGTGATACAATATCAATAATTGATATTGGTTATCTTATAACATATGAAGGACATACAAATTCTGGGTTATATTTTAGAGGAGAGGCAAGAGCTTTAATAATAACTAACTTTTATAAAAAAGTTCTACAAAAAAGAATAACACGTTATTTAAACGAACGAGTACAAGATATTTCTATTTCCAAAGATAAAGGCAAAAAAAATGGATAAGAATAAAATTAATTCTTATTATGCCAATGTAGTCTGCAAATATGGAGTTGCTGGATCATACAAACAAGCTAAACAAGAACACGATAAACAAGTTAATGATACAATATACAAATTTTCACGTAATACTACCACCTTTGTGGGAGCATATTGGATTGGTCTAATAATAGGTAAGCTTTTATGTACTGCTCTTGCAATATGGTTCATTGCTGAGATTATTGGATGCTAAATGTCAAAGATAATACAAGTACAAGAATGCCCCGCATGGTGCAAAAGAAGAAGCCATAATAGTCATAATAATAATATTATAGAAAGTGTGGTGGGGGGTTCTATTCATTGTAATAAAACAGGTTATTATTTATATGTAGAAGGAAGAAGTAATTGGTTTACAATTTCATTTAAAGATGAGTCCTGTATTTTTAGTGAGAGGAATATTTATATAAAAAAATGAGTAAAATAATAGTTTTGACAGAATGTACTCCATTATGCCCATACAGACGTGTGGGCCATTATAGAGCACAACGATATTCATGTGAGAACCATGTTGATAATGTGAATATGTGTTGTGAGAAAACAGGTTTAATATTATTTAGTCCTTTTTGGTTAAAGGATTCTTACAAGGAGTGTTATAAAATACAACATAATGTAAGTGATACAGATAGGACTTGTAGAATATATGAAGTGTGAAATAAAGCATGGGTAAAATAATAAAAGCAACCACTATCTGCCCAGCATGGTGTGTATATAAAAGTCATGAGGGGCATGATTTACGTATACCAGAAAACCCTGTTGAAGGTTCATTGATATGTAATAAAACAAGTTTATATTTATATAAAAATTGTCAAGAGGGTGATTGGTTTGAAACTTCATTTACTCGCCCCAATTGTGTCTTTGGGTATATAAATGAGTAAGATAATAAAGACGGATATTATTTGTCCTGCGTGGTGTAAATTCAGAGGCCATCGAAATCATTTTAGAGAAATAAGAGATAACCCAGCAGGAGGATCATTGTGTTGTGACTTAACCGGAATTAATCTTTATATAGATGATTATGAGGATTGGTTTATAAGATCATTTTCAGACAAAGAGTGTGTATTTAAACAACAAACCAAAAAAAACAAATGAGTAAAATAATAAAAATAAAAGAAAAGTGTCCTCCTTGGTGTATACTTAAAGGTCATTTAGATCATTCTGAGAATACAATAAATAATCCAGCAGGAGGAACACTATGCTGTAATAAGATTAACTGGCTTCTCTATATAGATGATGGTTATAATTGGTTTGATAGGGCATTTGCAACAAGAGGTTGTATATTTAAATAACAAATGAGCAAGATAATAAGAATAGAAAATAGATGTCCTCCGTGGTGTCAAGAAATGCATCATAATCTGCATAGATATAGTATGCTTAATGGAAGTGGGGGTTCACTACATTGTCATTCTGTTGGTAATTTTCTTTATACAAAAGACCAATATGATTGGTTTGAAATTTGTTTATATAGTCGTAAATGTGTATTAAAAAAGTTAGAGGATTTTTAAATCCAAAATAGTATAAATAAATGAGTAAAATAATAAAAATAGAAGATAAGTGTCCTTCTTGGTGTCCTTTTTTAAGTGTTGCTACATCAGATATACAACTATATGCACACGGTGTAGCTTTTTCTATTTCTAATTGTGATGTGTGTAATTTATATCCCCATAATGATTACTGGAAACACACAATGTTTACTAAAAAATGTCATTTAAAAGTTTTAAAATATGATTAATCTTTAAAGGTAAAATATGCAAAAAGAAGATGGTCTTTTAAAAAAATTAATAAACTTTACAACAATAATTATCATAGTATCTGCTATCACAGTCTGGGTTAAATCTATATTTTCAAAGAGCAAAAGAAAGAAAGTATTAGTGCCTAATCCAAATGCAATAAGTGATGCTGAAAAAGAAAAATTAGTTAGACAGACTATGACTTATTATGCTTCTCCTGAACACGGACGATGGTGTAAGTTTTGTCATACTTATGTTCCATGTGAACCAGTTTGTCCCAATTGTGGTGTATATTATGATTATAAGGAATTTTAAATGAAGATAATACAATTTGTTAGTTGCACACCGTGGTGTCCCTATAGTACAAGGCATACTTCAGATTCATCCTTCTTTGGAAGACACCACCCAAATAGTCGCATAGCATGTATTATTACTAGTGTTAATGATCCTAATCATATTTTAAAAGGTCATATAAGAAGTTTAACTCGATTAGACTTAGATAAATGTTCTTGTTATTTACCAGAAATAAAATAAAACGGAGGAAACGTATATGATTAAAGTTGATTTGCTTTTGATTGATTGCCAACAGGATTTTTGTAATCCCCCAAACTCTAAATACCCCGGTAGCCTTTATGTAACTGGGGCTGAGTCAGATATGGAAAGGTTATCAAAAATGATCAGGAGAATTTATCCAAAGATAAATGATATTCATGCAACACTTGATACCCATCATTTTGTGGATATTGCACATCCAATCTTTTGGAAAGATTCATCTGGTGCTCACCCAACACCTTTTACCACCATTACAGTAAAGGATGTGGAAAATGGGGTATGGACAAGCTCTCTTCCCTCTCTTTACAAGAGAAGTCTTGAATATGTGAGGACACTTGATAAAAACGGACGATACCCCCTTTGCATCTGGCCACCCCATTGCCTTATAGGAAGTCAAGGTCATGGTATTTATCCGGCAGTATATGATGCGCTTCTGGATTGGGAAGCATCATTTAAAATGGTGGACTATGTTACAAAAGGCAGTAATCCTTACACTGAACACTACAGTGTCATTCGAGCAGATGTTGTTGACCCAACAGACCCATGCACACAGGTTAACACAAGATTGATTGAAACACTGGAAAAAGCAGATGTGATTGCTGTTGCTGGGGAAGCAAAGGATTTCTGTGTGTTTAACACACTGAGAGACCTTGTGTCTGAATTTAAAGACGACAGCTATGTTAAAAAAATTGTGCTTTTGGAAGATGCTATGAGTTGTGTTCTTCCTTCAAAACCGGAATCGGAAGAATTTTATAAAAGCATGGTTTCAAAAGGAATGACTGTTTCAACCACAGTTGATTTTCTGAAATAAAAAATTAAGGAGAAAAATATGCCACAACTAAATGATGATTCTTTAGAGGTTAATAAAATTCAAGGAACAAGTTTTCAGTACTCAGCAGTACGACTTGAAAACTTGGAGGCTACAGAATATACCCTTGTTACTATTGTAACAGATGTAAGTGGTAGTGTAGCTGGGTACAAAGACAATCTTGAAAAATGTATTCAAGAAATTATAGGGGCTTGCAAGCATAGCCCACGCCCAGATAACCTTCTTATAAGACTTCTTACCTTCAATAGCAAAGAAGAAGAAGTACATGGGTATAAGCTATTGGCCAATTGTAATCCAAATGATTACAAAGGGATACTGCACTGTGGTGGTAATACAGCCTTATATGATGCTTCATATAATGCCATAGAAGCAACTCTTGCATATGGAAAAACATTGACAGATAAGGATTTTGATGTTAATGCAATCCTATTTGTTTTAACAGATGGAGTAAATAATGATTCAACATATGGAAGGGACAAGGTTGGAGAATCTCTACAAAAAGCAGTGAAAGATGAGGTTGTTCAATCTCTTGTTTCTGTGCTAATTGGAATGAATGTCAGTAATCCTGTTGTTATAGATTATCTGGATAAATTCAAACAAGAGGCAGGATTTACTCAATTTATAAATATTGATGAAGCAACAGATAAGAAACTGGCAAGGTTAGCAGAATTTGTGAGCAAATCAATTAGTTCACAAAGTCAATCTCTTAACCAAAAAACGCCAAGTCAGCCTCTTTCTCTTACCATTTAATATGAAAGCTGGCCCATCTTTGGGTGGGCCAGCTTTATTTTTTAATAGGAGGTTCAATATGGGAGTATGGAGAGACACTATGTATGCATGGTATGCAAGTAAATACCCAGAAAGTCAACCTTTCCTTTCAACACCAGAAGGAATAGTGGTTAGTATATTATTAACTATCATAATTACATTGATTATATGCAATATGTTTAAAAAGAAATAAAATTAATACGATTTTGGCTCCATAAACGTAATAATTTTACTAAAGTTTTTTGAGTTTAATGCCGATAATTTAAACAAATACAAAGGAATATAAAAGTTATATGAATACAGATACAGCTTTTACTATAGGTAGCTCTCACGAGATTTGTCAGGACTATACCCTCAGTCGTACTCCGGGGGCAGAGGGTACACACATGATTATATGTGATGGGTGCTCTTCATCTAAAATGACAGATGTGGGCGCACGATTGCTTGCACTAAGTGCTGACCAATTAATTGATGAAACCGGAATTGGGGGAATTACACCAGCCATATTAAAAATGTTGGAAACAAAATATGAGTATGAACTAAAAACAAACCCATACATGTTTGATTCAACATTATTAATTGCAAAATATCCTTTTGACCCTACTAAAAATATAATTAGTAGAATAAAATATGTATCTATTGATATGATGGGGGATGGAGTATTAGTAACAAAAAGAAAAAGTGGAATTATACAGGCATATAATGTTGTATACCCCAATGGGTATCCTGCATATTTATCTTATAGCCTTGATAAATATAGAAAAAGTGGGTATTTGAAAATTGAACCAGAGGGGTTTGTTCATACACACTATAATATATATGAAAAAAAGTATGAAATCACTACTTTAAAAAAAGGAATTTCTTTTAAATCTATTTTCCTTGTAGAAGATTATGAATGGATTACTTTGTTTTCAGATGGAGTCCATTCTTTTGTTGACATAAAAACAGGAGAACCTGTAAGTTTTATAGAAGTGATAACTGAATTAACAAATTTTAAATTGTTCACTGGAAGATTTGTTCAACGGAGATTAAATAGATTCAAAAAGGATTGCAATATTTTAGGTTGGAAATACTATGATGATTTATCTATGGGAACAATTTATCTAGGAGATAATTAATGATAACAGATATTCAGGGTCTTATAAAAAGCATAACCAAACAAATTAAAGAATTCACGGATATAGCTGTCATTGGTTTAAGTGGTGGAGCAGATTCTACTCTTGTGGCAACTCTTTGTGTACAGGCACTGGGAAATAATAAAGTATTTGGTGTTCATATGCCAGCAGATAGGTTTGACTTGTCTACATTTAATTCAGATTCCACAAAACTGGCTAAACATTTAGGTATAAATTCAATAACAGTTCCTGTTGGTGGAATAGCTGAAATGCTCCAAGAGGAAATTATAACAAAGATTTGGAAAAATCCGTCTTCCCATCCCACCACAAAACTGACAAAAGGAAATATGAAGGCCAGATTAAGAATGACTATTCTGTATTCTATTGTGGAGGAATTATCTAATTCATTCTTTGATGATAAAGTGCGGGTTATGGGAACAGATAATCTGAGTGAGAACTTTATTGGATACTTTACAAAGTATGGGGATGGTGGTGTTGATTGTAATCCTATAGGTGAACTTTTTAAAAGTGAGGTTTACCAAGTACTTCAATATTTTGTTGATACAAAGTATCTCCCAGAAAACCTTATAAACAAAATTCCGTCAGCGGGTTTGTGGGAAGGACAAACTGATGAAGGAGAACTTGGGTTTACATATAATGAAATAGAAGAATCAATAAAGACTTACTACAATTCATATATAACTTCACATGTAAACACCGATTCAAAATGTTTTCAGTTTGTGGAACAAATGCATGACAAGAATAACCATAAAAACAAAATCCCAGAAAGTTTTTCATTGAGAAGATTCTGTGATTGGGAGTATGACCATGATTATAAATAGTCTATTAGATACAGATTTATACAAATTAACGATGCAAAATGCGGTGTTTCATCAATTTCCTGATACAATGGTGGAATATGAATTCAAATGCCGAAGTGGGGAAGATCTTTCTCCTTATTATGATGAAATAAAAGAAGAGCTAAAACATTGGTGCAGTCTTAAATTCACTAATGAGGAATTGGGTTATCTTAGTACTCTTCCTTATTTCAATAAAGATTATATAGATAGTCTTAAAGACTATACTCCTAATTTTAATTGTATTGAAATGAATGAAAAACCTTTTTCTTTTAAAGTGAAAGGGTCTTGGTATGAAACCATTTTGTTTGAAGTTCCTGTGTTAGCTATTATCAGTGAAGTTTTTTTTAGGCACACCATTCCTTCTGCTATTGATATGGAAGAATACTATTTCTTTATAAAAGGAAGAATAGACAGAACCTTTCGTAAAATATTAATAGCAAATTCAAACGAGATAAAGTTTGCAGATTTTGGTACACGGAGAAGGTTCTCTAAATCTTGGCAAGAAGATGTTGTTAATTATTTTAATTATTACTCTGACCGGAATTTGTTTATGGGAACATCTAATGTGGCTATGGCAAAAAGATTTAATCTTAAACCTGTGGGAACTATGGCACATGAATGGCTTATGGCAGGTGAGGTTCTTGCACCATCTTTAAAAGAAAGCCAAAGATTTATGTTACAGAAATGGGCAGATGTATACCGTGGAAGTCTTGGGATTGCATTAACTGATACTATTGGGATTGATGCTTTTTTGAATGATTTTGATAAATATTTTGCCAATCTGTATGATGGGGTTCGACAAGATAGTGGAGACCCATTTAGTATTGGAACTAAAGTAGTTAATCATTATATAAAATTGGGTATTGACCCAAAAACAAAAACAATTATATTTTCTGATAATCTTAATTTTACTAAAGCCATCAAACTAAAAAGAACGTTTGATAAAAGTATAAACGTATCTTTTGGCATAGGAACTAATCTAACCAATGATATTCCTAATTCTAAGCCTATATCTATTGTGATGAAGATTCAAAGAGTTAATGATAAACCTGTAGCTAAAATCAGTGACGAACCTGAAAAGGCACAATGTCAAGATGCGGAATATTTAAATTTAGTTAAAAGGGAGTTTGGGATAAAATGAAAAAAATACCAAAAAACTCAATTTGTAATAAATGTGAAAACGCATTAATAACAAAAATACGAACACGAAAAACTTATGATATTCTTGATGGAAATCCTGAAAAATTTATTGAAGATGTGGCATACAAAGTTCTAAATTGCCCATTGGTTGGATTTGGGTTGTTTAATATGCCATGCCAAGAAATTCTTGAATGTAGTGGTTTTAAAAAGAAACAAAAAAGAAAAGGAAATTTAATATTAAAGTAGGAGATTACTATGCCACAAATTAAAACAAAAGAAGATGTTTTTTGCATGGAACAAACAATGGAACATAAACAATATGTTAAAAAGTTAATGTTTGAAATAGCAAGTATGATTAAAGAACGTGGTGAAAAACATGATAATACAAAGCTAGAAGAACCAGAATTTTCTTTGTTTTCAAAACATACTCCAAGACTGGCTAAATTAACATATGGTTCTCCAGAGTATAAACAGGCTCTAGAAGACTTAAAACCAGCACTAATACATCATTATGCAAATTCTCGTCATCATACGGAACATTTTGCAAACGGCATCAAAGATATGAATTTAGTTGATATAATGGAAATGTTTATTGATTGGTATTGTGCATCTAAGAGACATGACGACGGTAATATACGAAAAAGTATCGTAATAAATAAAGAACGATTTGGTTATTCAGATGATCTAGAAAGAATATTTGAAAATAGTATTGAATTAATAGATAAATAATAAGGAAAAATATATGGTAGAAATAAAAGTATATCGTTACAGAAATACAAGGGATGGAGCAGAACCAATACTTTGGAAAATGTATACTGGTATTGGGTGGGATGTATTTAAAAAGTCAGATAATGAACATATACTAAAAATATATGATTCTATTAAAACTTTCTTTTTTATATTTAATTCAAATAACCATTTCATTGAAATAGAAGAGGATGATGTTGAAAGTAATAGTTAAAGGTAAAGGCCCAGAAAGTTTAACTCAAAGAAACTTTATTGCCAGTGGTGGTGAGGGAAGTATATATGTTAAAGGAAACATAGCATATAAAATATATATTAAACCATCACATATGATTCCTGAAGCAAAGATAGCGGAATTATCTTCTTTAACTTCTCCCGAGATAATAAAACCGGAACACGTTCTTCTTGATGAACGTAGCACCCCTATTGGATATACTATGAAGTATATTGAGAGAACAACAGCATTGTGTCAGGTTTTTACTAAAGCATTTAAGAATAGGAATAATTTAAGAACAAAGGAATTATTATCTTTAATACAACAATTTAGAAATAATGTCCAACATTGCCATGATAATAACATTCTTATTGTTGATTTGAATGAAATGAATTTTTTATTAGATGGGTCTAACTTTAATAAAATTTATTTTATTGATGTTGATAGTTATCAAACACGATCATATCCTGCAACTGCTATAATGGATTCTATTCGTGATAGGCATTGCAAGAATAAATTTAATGCAAACACTGATTGGTTTTCATTTGGTATACTAACATTTCAAATGTTAACCGGGATACATCCTTATAAAGGAAAGCATCCTACATTTAAAAACTTAGAGCAACGGATGGATAATAATATATCCGTGTTTAATACGGATGTTAGTCTTCCCCCTATTGTAGATAATTTTAATAATACAATACCAGAAACATATCGGACTTGGTATAAATCTATATTTGAAGATGGGGTTCGATTTCCCTTTCCTCCAAGTTTGGATGCTGTTATAATTACCAAGCCTATGAGAGTTCGTGTTATCACAGGAACAGATAATTTTGATATAAAAGAAGTGGGCGAGTATGACTTTGATATAATAAATTTTCAGTCTTGGGGCGGTCATGAAATAATATTAACAAGTGATGGATTAATTATAGACAAAAGATTGGATAAAAAAGTTGCTTCCTATTCTCATATTGGAATATCTCCAATATATGGACATGTTGTATCAGCTATTATAAAAAATAATAGACTACAATTGTATAATGTTACAGCAGGGCAAGACATTCCTTTTGACTTTATAGGGGTTAGTTTGTTCTCTTATAATAATCGTTTATATATAGTTCATGGAGAAAATATAAGTGAAATTATGTTTACTGAAACAAAGGGTAGACTTTTTGTTTATATTCGCCCTGTCTGTAATATTCTATTAAATGCTACCCAAATATTTGATGGGGTTGCAATTCAAAATCTATTGGGATTATATTATATTTCAATATTTCCTGAAAGCGGAGTACACCAACAAATAAAAATAAAAGAATTAGAAGGATTCCGTATTGTCAATGCTAAATATCATAACAATATTTTAATTGTTATTGGAGAACACGGTGGTATCTATAATAGATTTATATTTAAATTTAATGATAAGTATGAGTATTCTATCATAGAAACAAAGGATGTGTCTTATACTGAAATTAACTTTACTGTATTGGATAATGGAATTTGTATATATGTAAATGAAGATGGGTTTACTGAATTGTTCTTTAATAGGAAAGATAATAATACAGTAAAGCTTATACAAGATACTACCTTATCTGGAACAAAATTGTTTAATAAGGGCAACCAAACATATTTTGCTAAGGATAATAAGCTGTTTTCTATAAGGATGAAATAATGAAAAAAAAATTCTATATTGCTTTAAGAGCGTTTTCGATAGTATCTCTTACTACTGCTAATATATGGTTGATAGCCAATCATTACCGTAAATGTGCAATATCGTTAAGTATGGCTATATCACTGATGTGGACTTTGAATATAAAAGACCTTGCATTGGCTAATAATTATGATAGGGTAGCCTATATATTAGGTGCTTTAATTGGCACTATTGTAACTTTGTATACTCCTGTAATATTGGGGTATGAGTAGGTAAACTATGAGATATATAATCAGATATCTTTGCAGATCATGCTTATATGTTTGGAAGTCTGAGCAAGAATTTATATATTGTCCAAAATGCCTTTCCAGAGATTTAGATTCTAAAAAAGAATCAATATAACAAGGAGATGCCTATGAATGTAACAATAAACACAATGCAATACAATAAAGAAAAAAAGTGCATATTTCATTTTAATTTTGATTCTCAAAGAGATATGAATTTAAGCTTTTTGCGTATGAGCGAATTTAGTGAATCTCCTAAATATAAAGGAACCTATTTTGAAATTGGTCAGGTGCTTGCATACTACCCAAAATATTTATCTGTAGTATTGGGGCATAACATTTCTGGGGAAGTATTTAAAGAGTTTATAAAAGTAATTAAAAAAGATCGTCTTTCTGAAAGAGAATTATTTGTTATAAGTGAACTAGAAAAACTTATTAAGCTAAAAAAAGCAAAAGAGTTTTATATTATAGCAACGTGTAAACATTTTACGGCACTTAATCATGAAATAGCCCATGCTATATATGATTTTGACAAAAATTATAGAAGAGAGGTAAACGCACTGATTAATTTTTATAATGTAAACATGTGCGCAAAAAAATCCTATTTTAGAAATATATTTGATATATTACTATATAAAGAATACGATAAAACTGTTTGGTATGATGAATTACATGCCTTTCTTATTGATTTGGGGTTGGGGGATAAAGGGTTTTTTTATGGGAGAAGCTTGTTAGGATTCTTTAGTCAACTTAAAGCTGGGAAAGTTCATTTTCATTTTAAGTACAAAAAAGTTGCAAAAAAGATGAAAAAGATATACATTGAATACAGCAAAAATATAATTTATGATCCCTCTACTATTATATTAATAACAATGAAAAAAAAGTAATAACCATATAATGGAGGAAAAATAAAATGAGCTATGAAGAAGAATTACATAAAAGACAAAACCCATATTCTTTTGGTAGTGGTAGTAAATCAATAAGAAATGAAGCATCAAAAGATCAACAGAAAGAAGAATATGAGCGTTTTATAGGGCGTGAAACAAAAATTAGAATGATTGGTATAGATGATCAAGGATGTGGTGCTTATCACTTTTCACAACAAATAAGAAAAAATATAAGTTTTAATGATTGGAAAAGGGGCAAGCGTAAATAATGCGGGTAGAGAATTAGGATAAAACACATATTTATAGCATTAATAGGGAGATGATTAATGAAAACAAAAAAAATGTATATGATAATACTTGGTTATGACTTCCCAATATATGCTACTATTGGTAATACTGAAAACCAAGCATGGTCTAATTTTGAGGACTATATGAATTACCAAATGCCAATTATTAAATCAAAAAAGGAAGGATATAAGTGTGTTCCTGTTTCGTTAACCTATAATCTACAAGGAAATGATTATTGTGGGGATTAATGATTGCAGATATTCGTTCTAAAAAAGGAGTAAAAGAAATGAAAATACCTGATAACTATAACCAAGTGGTTGCAATAGCTGAAAAATCTTGTGGGAATGAAACAATTGGGGACATGTGGGTTGAAACCAAAATATTTGATAAAGGACAGGCCATTTTTGAAATAATAAAATGGGCTAAAGATATTGATTGTACAGGAAAACTTATTATTACTGTGCCAAAAGAATCCAATTAATTTATAATTACACTATAAAGATAATGAAGAAAAAAATGATAAATAAAATATTTCAATTGGTAATAGGTGGGATATCAATAACACTTATCCTTTATTGGTATGACTGGCGACTATTGGTAATACTTATGTTGTTTGGATGGGCCAATAATATAATGATGGGAAGTATGAATAAATAAAAATTATATAGTGAGGAAAGATGAAAGATGCTGGATGATAATGATAAAAAATACATCAAAGAAACAATTGGGTCTGAACTATGGCAACTGGTTGCAGTATTGACCGTTATTATGCTGATAATTAAACATTGTTAATAAATAACAACCGCCACGGCGGGGGGGGGGAGTGATGAGTGAAGAACAAAATTGTTTTGATATGCCAGAGGAAACGGCAATACAGATTATTGACAAGATAGACAGTCTTGCGGCGAGTATAAGAAGTGATTGGTCTGACCCCAGAAGTGAGTGTCGAAACATCTGTAGATTATGTGAGAAGTTAAAATTGTTCCATAAGGATGCAGAGAAACCAGAGAGTTAATATTATTTAAAGTGAGGGAGAGAATGAAAAGAATGAAGTGTCCACATTATGAAATAAAAGTAAATCATACCGATAGTTGTAATTGCAAAGGCAACATTCCCGCCACCCCCTCCGGCTGGCGCGATGTGCGGGAGGGAGAAGTGAAGAGCAGCATAGCCATACTAATTTCAAAAAAAATGTGCAATGGCGACGAGAGAACGCGTCGGTTGTTTTACAATGATCCATTTTTTCATGCAGCATATAAGAAACTTCTTGAGTGTGGTAATAATGAATCAGATGTGATACTTGATATAATTATGTCATTGTGTGAGAGCAGGAAGGAGACGTCAGATATGGCAATAAAAACAGCTCAAGAATATTCACTCCTACCAAAAGAGGAACCGAAATGAATATGAAACAGTTATTAAAAGCATTGGAAATAAGAAAAAAATATAATGCTATGCCATTTGATGAATTTATAGCAGAATACGAAAACTACTTTAATGTCAAAGTTCCAAAAGAAGTTAAAGAAAAGTTTCAAAATATCGGGCTAAACAATGTTGATTTCATCACGAGTGAATATTTGAAATATTATATTCCCTCAAAGGAGGAATAATGCTTGATAAAATAAAATGTTTCTTTTTAGGCCACGATTGGTTGTATCTTTCAGATATTTGGGGGAATGAATATAAAACTTGTTCCCGGTGTTACAAAACTAAGAAAAGAAGAATGTTTAAATTTTGGTTATAACAGGAGGAACCGAAATGAGTGATAAATGCAAATACTATTTAGAAGTAAAAGGTTTTGATAATCCACAAGAATTAGTATCTGTTTGTAAATGCAATGGTAAAAATAATGAAATCGCCGCCCTCCGTGAAGCACTAACGTTAGTAGAAAGAGAAAATGAATGTATGAAACAATCAATACAAGAAGCATGTGATTATTTAAACAGAAACCGATTTAACCAAATTGAATATGGCTCATCAATTCATATAGAATTAAGACGGCATATTTAATTACAGGAGGAACCGAAATGAGTGAAAAAATACGAAAAATATTCTGCACGGATAATCCTGATAAAATGACGCATACTTCGCACGGCAATTACTCTGAAGCATACGGATTTTATCTTGAAATACAGAACACCGCCCTCCGCGATGCACTGACGGCGGCGGACGCGGATAAAGAAAAGTTAATAAATATAATATGTGAACTATGTCATAATTTTTCACACCCTTACGATGTTGGTTGTGAAAATAAATATGGGGATAAACAATGTGATTATGATATAGTTGCTGCATGGCTCGCGGCGAAAAAGAAGGTGGAGGGAAACTACAAAAAATGAATATTAATGTTATGGTAATTATAATTTTATTTTGGCTATTTAATGGGCTTATGCTTTTTCTTACTTTTATCTCACCGGGAAGTGTCCCAATGAGATTTTTAAGATTATTATTTTTATGGCCAATATTTATTATCTCTAAGACTCTTAATGTAAATAACTGTCACATGGATTCTGTAACTCCTTACAGAAAAATAATACAAAAAACAGAAGACTTCTTTTTTCATATGAAAGGATACAATGTTGAATGGCCAGAAGAAGCAATTAAAAAATACCCAGACTTTTATAAAAAAAACTGGCCAAAATATTATAAAAAATACCAAAACAAAATAAATAATCACAAAAGATAATTTATATAAAATTAATAATTTATTGTTGACAATAAACAGTGCTTATAATATTATTAATTATAGTGAGGAAAAATGGAAAAAGAAAACGTATGCAAAGAAGTTCCACAAGAAGAAATTGATAATAAATACAAGTCTTTTCGTGATTTAATTCTTAAAGAAGATAAAAAGGGAAATATTGTTTTTATGTCCACAGAAGGGCCTATTATTGCTCCTATACAAACTTTTATACAACAACCAATTGATGGTGTTCTCTATGATTTAAATAGGATAGAAGAAGTTACTTTAACTCAAATAGAGGATAAAAAATGGGTAAATGATTTCGCTGTAGCAAAAGTTATAAGACAACTAAAACTTGAAAGTGAACGCTGGAAAACTCTATATGAACAAGAAAAAGAATGCCATGATGCAACAGAAGAACTTTTAAGCAAAATAATAGAAACAGAAACCGAAAAAAATAAGAATGGGATGCCATATTTTGCAGCATGGCCTGAATTTATTGTATGGGGGTCTCTCTCTTATTTCACCTATGCAAAGAAAGAGGTTTAATATATGGAAATATTAGAAAGACTTAAATATACATTAGAGGGAATATGGGAATTTTTAAAACTCGTTGGTATTCTTTGTATCATCGTTCCTATTTGCTTATATACTGTTGCTTTTGTTTTTATAGGAATATTTGGTTTTATAACCACAACCATATTTCCAAATATTTGTGGCAATAGTGTTGGATGTATTGTGAAAGTTGGTGGTCCTGTTACTTTTGGGTTTCAGGTACTTATTATTGTTTTATTCTTTGGATTCCTTTTAGTAAAGGGAATTATATGGATAATAACAGGAAAGTAATACAACAAAGTATGATGGAAGATGTGCTAGATGATTGTTTTGGATATTAAAAAGGTGGGAGGCAAGAAATGAATTATAAAATACCTTGTGGGAGAACATTAGGACATGGAGAATCATGTGTAAGTGGGCATTTATGTGATCAATGTACATATATTTCAATGCTTAAACGTCGATGTGAGGCAGCGGAAAGAGTTATTCATACTATGTATGGAGAAGAAGAAGATCGTGCTTTTAAAGAATGGCAATCAAGTGTTAAAGAAATGGAAAAATAAAAAAAGAGGAAGATAAATAAAATGTTAAATTATAAAACAACTCATAAATTATTTTTTGCTCATATCAGAATGTTACGTGCATACAAAACAAAAAATAAATATCTTCTAAAAAGGCTGGAACTTGCAGAAACAATTATTAATAATTGGAAAAAGATACATTACTTTCTTCGTGATGATTTATATAATGAGTGGGAAAATATGACAAAGGATACAAAAAATGATAGATAAAAAAGTTTACTTTTGTTCTATTTCTGGTTTCAAAGGAAGGTATCAAGAATGGTCACTGACAAATCCTAAACTTCAAAAATTAGCAGACGATTCTATAAAAAGAATGCGTATGGAAAGAGAGGATTTAAAAGTAAAAAAGGAGAAAAAAGATGAAGAACTACTATGAAAAATCATTATTCTCTATCTTAATGAATAATGAATACATTAGTACTGATAATCTTATTACAGCAAAAAATTTGATTGAAGTTATCCTCAAAGAGAGAAGTTCCAAAACTGAGTTAAATAAAATGGAGGAAAAAGTATATGAAGAAGAAAAAATCTCAAATAAATAATAATCCTGATACACTAAATAGTATTTTATATAATAAAAAGATATTAAAAATAGGAACACCATTTGTTTCTTTTGGTGGATTGGAGAAAAGTATTGCTGAACTTACTTATTATACACGTATAAAAAATAATTCTATTCACCCATCCTATGAATCCTATGAATTTAATGATGTAGAACTTGAATTGGAACATGGGATTAAAATAAGAATAAGAGGAAATTTTGAACTTCAATATACCTCCCCTCAAATAAAAGAGGAACATCTTAAAAAGAAAATTGAGGAAAAAAAACAAGAAATACAAGACCTAGAGAAGGAAATAAAGAGAGAAACTTGTATGTTTAAAACATATTCCAATTGTTAATAGGAGAAATAGACATGAATAAAGAAATGATTAATTGGTTTTATAAAAGAACAGAGAATCACATAAGTCTAGTAAATAGTTATTGTAAAAAGTTATATGATTTTGATCCTGATGTATATAAAGAACTATTAGAAAGGGGAGCTATCCATGATGAAAGTAAATTTTATGGGCCTGAAGTAGCTCCTTATGTATATGTTACTTGGGAATATTATTGTAAGGATAACAATATTCCTTTTGAAGTAGATGCGGCAACAAGGGATGCTATGCATAAAGCCACTGAGCATCATATTCATAATAATAGTCATCATCCTGAGTTTTTTGATAAAAATTCAAAAATAAATAAAGAAGATAAAGATAAATCACCCCAATCTATCACAGACGCAACAATCATGTCTGATATAGATATAGCTGAAATGTGTTGTGATTGGTGTGCAATGAGCAAAGAAAAAGGTAGTGATGGTCCTTTTGATTGGGCAGATAAGAACATAGGTAAAAGATGGAAGTTTACAGATGCTCAAATAGATTATATCTATACACTATTAGATTTTTTGTGGAATGATTAAAAATCAAAAAAGGAGGATGCTTTATGAAACTTATTTCTATGTGGGTTGGTGGTTTTGTTTTGTTTTTTGCTTTAATACTTGGTCTTGATTATTCTAGTCTAATATGGGAAAGTTTTATTGGTCCTAAACGGGAGAATATTAGACGACAAATATTTGAAGAAACTAAGTCTTATAATCAAGGTATGCAACAAGAGCTTATTGATCTTATGCATCAATACAATATGGCTAAAGATAAACAAGATAAAAAAGCTATTATGAATACAGTTCGCATCAAGTTTTCAGATTATAATGAAGATCGTTTATCATCAGAACTTCGTGATTTTCTAAAAAAATGTAAGTATGATTCTTATGAAGAAAACAATGTGCAATAAAATACTTTTTATGTTCTAGAAAAAAATTAATAAAATAAAAGGAGATAATTATGAGAAAATATTTTGCTTTTTTAGTGGTTTTGTTTACAGTTTTTTTGATGGGTGCAAAGGGGAACGATGGTTGTATGCAACGTAATTCAGATGATGTCCAAAGGGAGCAACAAGAAAAAATTCTTGCAGAAGGAACATCTCAAATAGGAATGCCAGCAGTTAAAAATTTTAGGGAACGTAAGCTTCTTAAAATGATTATAGAACTTCGAGATAAAGAAAATTTTATTACTTATGTCTATACTGAAGATATGAGTGGTGGACTTCATTTTCGTGGTAAAGCAATAGGATACCCCATTCCCTATGCCACACAGTTTACTAATCCTATGAAATATGATTATAATGGAACTACAACTCCTCAAGCAGATCCCAATGGATTGTTTTCTCCTGCTGATGCTGAGGGGACTTGGGTAATGCTTATTGATCCTAAAGGAAATCCTCGCCCAGTTTACTTTGAACCACGAGTTATTTGTTCACCGTTTCCGCTTAAATAATTTATATAAAGAAATAATAAAGGAAAAGCTAAACACTTTTCCTTTATTATTATAATTAATAATTTTTTATTGACATTTAAATAAGCATATAGTATTTTGTTTTTATAACATATAAGGAGGTCCGCTATGAGTGCATTTGGGGATGAGTTTCAAAATGATATTTATAATGCAGTAATTACATATATTGGGGCAAACCAAAATATGAATCATGGTGAACTTTCGGCTCACATACTTGAGGCTGTGTTATTTGCAATGCTGTATATTGATACCGTTAGTCTATCTAAAGAGAAGAAAAAACCATGAATAAATTTATATATAAACATACTTGGTTTATAAGAAGAAGATACTATAAGATAAAATTGTTTTGGAAATCCAGCAAAGCATTCTATGCACCGTGGGAATGCTTGGACATGTTGGTTACTTTTAATTTTGAACTTCTCTGTGATTTTTATGAGAATGGTGGAATAGATACAATCTGTTGGGATAGTGATGAATATCATGAACAAGCAAAGAAAGATATGGACTATCTTTATAATTACTGGAAAAAAGAAAGACAGGAAAAACAAGATGAAATTGATTACTTACTAAGTGAATGGTCTGAACATAATATATTATGGTCTGAACCTTATCAAGGGGATGATTTTTACGAATATAAATCAATTTGTTCTAAATATGGGGAATATTTATTTGATTTGCTAAAACAATGTGAGGAAGAATTTAGGAAAAAAGAAGAAGAGAGTTTGGTTTGTTTGATTAAAATAAGAAACTTTTTATGGACATAGTTAATTAACACTTAATAATCTTGGGGTAATCAAAATGAAATTATGCAACATAGGATTACACAAATGGCACTATTATGATTTTAATACTCGTATTTGTGTCAAATGCAAAAAAGTTGAAAGTTATCATCCGTTTTATGGGTGGTGGTGATAACTATGAATATTGAACCATTAACAAATAAAGCAAAAGATATATTGGGAAATAAAACATGGTCTTTTTATTGTTTTAGAAAACAAACTATTTGCTTTGATAACCAACCCGGCTATCTTTTTATATCAAAAGATAATGGTTGGTATGGAATTTGGATTAGAAAAGATAATGACAAAAATTATTTTATTAAAAATAATAAATAAGTAGGAGGTTTAGATATGAGTATATTGAATTCATATACAGTATTAGGTACTTGGGGGATTGTAATTTGCATTTTTTTATTTATATTAATTGTTCTTATGGGTTGCTATTATCGTCAATCAAGAAAAAAATTACCATCTACTAATTCTATACCTGATCCTATAGCATATAGAATTGTTAAAATTAAAGATAAATATTATCCACAATGGCAAACACCTTCTGGTGTTTGGTGCGGTTTTAAAAATATTGCATTAAAAAAGATTACTTATTGTGATACTATTCAATCAGCAGAAAAGGTTATAGAGGAAGAAAAAGAATATATAAACTCTACAAAACCAATAGTAGTAAAAGAATATGAAAATTAGATAAGAGGTGATTATATGGATATGTTTTTGTGGATATATTGTTCTGTTATTATATCAGCAATGATTACACTTATTTTAATGCTTATATACTCAATGTTTGTCACAAGCTGTGGGCCTTAGAAGCCCTTACGCACAGGAAGACGGGGTATTCTAATAGCTACAATCTATTAATGTTTCTTAGAAGCCCTTACGCACAGGAAGACGGGTTCAAAAGGAATACATTACATGTTTCTTTCTGATAGAAGCCCTTACGCACAGGAAGACGGGATGTTTAGTATACTTTAAGAGACAACAGCAGACTAGAAGCCCTTACGCACAGGAAGACTGGATAGGCACCTTGAATATATAAGAAAAAATATAATATAAATTAGGCCAACCGTTTAGTTTCTTCTTGCATTAAGAAGACTGGCCTTAAAGGAGAAATTGTATCAGACAATTTCTTTTTGAGAAGGGGCAAAATAGATCACACATTTTTTTGCTACCACTCACAATCCTGTGCGTTTACTTCTGATAAACGGGTAAAGATCGAAAGGTCTTTACCCGTTTTTTTATTAATTATTTTTTAAATTTGGCATCACATTTTGCCGCACGACCATCCCGTCTCCAAACACCCCTTCTCCGGCTCGACTCTGCCCCCATATAGCGGCATGGGGATTGTTCTGATTCATTCTTGCTAACTCATAAAAAGTGGCAACTGATCGTATGGTTGGAAGACTCTGGCGCATGGGTAAAATATGTTTACCCTCTATTGTATTAAGGATATATTCTTCATAACACAACCAAATAACACGGCAACAAGCATCTGAGTAGTCTTTACTTCCAGAAACAGGGTGTTCAATTTTTTTAGATTTTATATTTGTTAATTGTTTAAGTTCACGTAAAAGAATTTCATGATCTGGAAGTTCAATTTGTCCTTGATAAATAAGTTGTTTAAAAATATCATACATTTCAATTGTTGCACCAAGTTGTTGAGTATAAATACCTTCTGAAAACAATCTTTGGATTGATTCAATAGATGCCCATTGGTCATACGCTACCGAACCAACATTAAACCATGTGCAAAGAAGCTTAATAGATTCTTCCACATTTTGAAATGAAACTGTAACACGGTTTTCTTTATCAGGAACCCAGCCCTCAACAAAATCTATAATTATTTTAAGTCTTATTCTTTCTTCTTTTTCCCCACTTTCTTTTTGAGTCTCTATAGGGATCTCTTCAACATGTCCCATTGCTAATGTAAAATGGTCTTTCTTTTCTCCTTGGTCAACACAAACATAATATTTCTTCATTCTATCTTGAATCAAAGGCAATACTTTTTTTCCTATGTATAAACGTTGAATAGCACCATGATCACTCTGAATCATTTCTTCTATTATTTTATCAGAAAATAATACCATTTTATCTCTTTTATGGATAACCCTATCAATCCGTTCTGGATATTCAAAAAATGGATTAATAGTTGCAGGTGGTATAGCTAAATAGTCACGTCTATATGTCTCAGGATTCTTTTGTTTTTCATTAATAAATCGTGGGTCATCTTCTGATAGCCCTGTTGGATTATCTTCTGTTTTTGGATTTAATTCAAAACTTGTAGCATGCATAGCATATAAGCTAGGTGCTCTTTTACTATCATACTTTGTTCGTAAAGGATTTATAATAGATGCCATTTGATTAACATAACACGCCCCAGCCATTCCAACCAATTGCATGGTGTAATCGTCTTCAAACATAGGAGAAGATATGGTTACAACTTTACTTATTGCACCCAGTGTTGAGCAAGAACGTGTTACAGTAGAGTATACAGCATCGGCTGTTCTTTTTTCCTCTCTTGTTTGTACGCTCCCTTCTGCCACATCAAATCGACTAAGCTCATCAAGAACAACACAATAACTTGTTTTACCAGCTAAAGCACCAGAGTTTGAGTGCAAAGAAAGTATGGCTAAACTTTTTTCAGGAAATTCAAATGCTAATTTAAACTGTGTAAATAATTGACCTTTTTTATTTTCAGCAGTTTCCCTTTCCACCAAATAAGAAATATATTTTTTCCACCAATCTGTTTTTGAAATCAAACTTTCTACATGGGCAAAAACTGTTTCTTTTGCTTGGATCTCTGTTGTGGCAATACATTGTGCAGTAAGACGAGTTCCGGGTGATTGCCCAAATTGGACAGCAGGGTCATTAAACTGAAGCATGAATTGAGTCATATATGTACTAATTAAAGCAGCTAACCAAGAATTGTGTGTTACAGTACCATCGGCTAGGCAATATAGGTTATCTTTGTCAACACCGATTCCATAATATTCTCCTTGTCCAATCGAAGTTACTTTAAGAGAAGATAAACCTTGCTCCTTATTTGAAAACTTTCCATTGTAAACATACTTTTTTCTTTCTACTTTACATGGTATTTCCCAAACATTTCCATAAATAGATAATCTCCAACCATCCCCAACAAAATTATTATAATTACATGTTGTTCTTTTATGTCTTATGTGTGTCCTGTATCCTAAAGTATCAGCAATACGTTTAACATCATATGCCAATGTTTTATTAGCTAATGTTATTTCATATCCATGCTTTTTTGTATAATAACCATCACAATCAAGCATCCCAGCTAATATTTGTAATCTTATTTCTTTACTATTTGCAATATATTCTAATGGTATATGTTTATTATTGTAGACATTTAAAGATTTTAATTTATCTAAAATTGGATTTGCCATTCCCGTTATGCGGCATAAACGAAGTGTTTCTGCTGTTGTTCCTTTTTTCTTACCAACAGATAATCTTAAATTGTTCTTATTTGCAAAATCTTGTAAATAACTTTTTATTTCTATATCAGGAGATGTTATCTCTGGGGCTATAGATGTACCATCGGCAAGCCAACAAGCTAGAAAGTAAGGATCTAATAAAACTTCCTTAATTGGAAAATTTATTAGTCCTGCTTTGTACCCCCTAAAGAAATATTTCCATTTCTTAGATTTTTTTAAATAATCTTTAATTGGTATATTAACAATTTCTGGTTCGTTGGGAAAACGTCCCCTGCTATTACGTGATTTTAAATCTGCATTTTTAGCTGATTGGGCTTTTTTAAGAGAAAGTATGTGGTATTCATTAACAGTATATGTCATTGCACAAGATTGTTGTATTTCAAAAAGCTCCGACACACCACTATGTATTTCTAATACAGTACGAGGTGTTGAATCTGGACCCATTACTAAATCACCAAGATGAAGCTCTTCAACTTTTTTTATTGTGCCATTATACATAAGCAAAGGTGTGCCTTTTATAAGCGTCTTACCTCCGCGCATTCCTGAACACAGCACACCTTCAGTATATCTGTAATTGCCCAAAGTATCTCTTGAAAAAAGTTCTTCCAGAAATAATTTTTGTAAAGGGCGAAGTTTACCCCCGATGAAATCCTTGCTCTCTGCGTATTCAATAATATCATTGGTAAAAGTAACAGGACATTTTATTACACTTTTAAAATAAGGAAAGCCATCAATTTTTGATCGTGATGGATCAGTTGGGTTAAAACCGGGATCTAATAATTTATCACCTAATGCCATATGAACCGCTTATAATATAATTTTATATACTTGCTGAATATTTGGGATTACATAAGATAACATACAAAAAACACTATACCCATAACAAGGCTGACCAAGTACAAATTTATCAGAAGAAACCCCCATTAGTTCTCTTAAAGCAGCATAACCAAAAGGTTTACCATGTGGTGAATAAACCAAACAATAAATTTCACCTAATGCTAAATTTTTATACAAAACACTATTCTCTATAATAATATCTATACTATTTTGAACAATAATATATTCCCCATCTTCTTCTGAGGTTTGTTGTTTCATGTCTTCTTTATATTTTATAAGTATATCTTTTGTTTCTTGGGAAAGAAGAAATGTCCCATATATGTTTATAGGTGTTTTAGCAAAAGCATTAATTATAAAATTAAAAAATGAATTTTTATTTTTTTTATTTTTGTAGCGAAAAATATGCTTTTTGTCTGCAAAATCTCCTAATTCTACTATAGCACTAATCAGTTTTTCTTTTATATCAGCACTTATTTTAGTTATAATTGAATTTTCCATTTCCTTAATATAAGAAATAGATTTTTTATTTTTAATTTTTGATAAAGGAAAGACACAATCACCACCAATAGTAGCATAAGGTACTGCAATCTGTTTTTCTTTTTCATCCTCTACAAGCTCCAATTCTCCCTCACAGTTTGAATGTGCTAATATTTGATTTTCTTCCTTGGTCCATACCATAGCATTATTTTCAGTTATATAAAATTCAAAAATAGGTGATAACTCAAGAATACTATCAAATATACCTGTCTGGATATTATCAAATATAACTTTGAATGCTTCTAAACTAGGTTTTCCTTCTTTTATAAGGGCAATAAATTCTTGTTCAGGTGTTTTCTTTTTTGGTGGGCGTATTTTCTTTGGCTTAGATTTTTTACTTTTAGATTTTTCTTTCTTTGGTTTTTTATCTTTTAATCTTTTTACATGAGATTTAAGATCCCCTAACACATCATCCACACTATTTATTTTTGAATCAATTTCATTTTTTTCTGCTTTGTTTGTAGTTTTAATTTTCTTACTTTCTAAATCTTTTTTAATTTTTTCAAATCTTTTTTTTGAAGATTTAGAATCCTTAATAAGAACATCTATTTTTTCCCCAATTTCCTTTTTAATTTCATTTTTCGTTTTAGAAGATTTTTTATCTAAATCTTTTTTATTGTTTTTTATTTTTTTCATTTTTAAATCTTCTCCTTGCTAATACTATATGCTTAAAATAATATATAAATTATTAATAATTTTAAGCTAAATATCCAAAAAATCCCCCGATTCTATAACATCATAACTTTTATTCTTACTACTATTATAAGTATATGCCCATGCTGTACATGGTTCACCATTACATATAACCTCAACTTCTTCTCTTCTAAAGAGAAAAGGCACACCTTCTATCCTATCTAAAATATTTATAATTGATTCAGGATCAGGTAATAAATACAGTTCTCCTTTTACCATATCTTCTTCTTTATCAGAAGCAATCATTCCGGGAAATGAACCTATATTAAGAAGTTTCATATTCTTGCATATAGCTTCACTAACAAGTTCTGCTCTATGACTCATTAATACATTATGACGACTACATCCTTGTCGTAATGTTCCATAAACAAATAAATATTCCAATTATACTCTCCTATTATAAAATTAATACGATTATGGAGCCATAATCGTATTAATTTTAATTGTGTGTTTTTACTTTTTTCCTTTAATTACAATCTTACTAAAAACACCTTTTTTTTGTAAGTAATCAATCAGATCTATTGCCCAAACAACACAAGCCCCTACAAGTATAACAAATCCTGCCATTAATGCTAAAGTAAATAAAATTATAGTATTTACTGTCACATCTTCTCCCTCATACCACTTATGAAGAACAACAAGGGTACTACCTGCTAAACCCAAACCAAGCCATAAAATTATTGGCATCATCGCATCTCCTTCATTTATTTTTTGAATTTTGGTATAGAAAAATCTTCATCAAAATCACCATTGATAAATCTTTGTATTAAAATACCTACCACATCTTGAACATTTAGTTCAAAAAAATCTATTTTATACATTAATCTTTTTTTAATGTGGGATGGCAAATAAACAACCAATGGTTTTATTAATGAATAATTGTTTCCCATCACTTTGATCTAAACTCCCCACGAAATAAACTGTAATCACCAGTACTTGTAATATAATATTCAGCAAAACAATTTGAATTAAAAAAGTACCTCAATTCTTTTTTAATCTTATTAATTATTTCGTATACAGCATGATAACTAATCCCCAGTTCTTGGGCTAGTTCAGAACATGTTGTATTACCTAAGAATATTTTATCACAAACTTCTTTGACCGTATTACTTCTTGAATTTTTCTTAGCCCGTTCTTCTATAAAATGGATATACTCTCGCTCAAGAATAGTTCCATTTAAATAATCATAAACTTTATCTTCTGTATCTAAAGCTGGATGGCTTATTGTTGATTCTATAATTTTGATGTCTACAGGAACAGAGTATGATTGTGTTATTTTTTGTAACCAAACATTCATATACTGTGGAAGCATCAAATTTATATAATATGAAAAAGAGGATATTAGCTTATCATATTTATAAGTTAATACTAAAAATATTACATATACTTCTTGCAAAACATCTTCATACTCTAATGGATTGCTTACATATGTAAAATATTTACCAGAAATTTTCTTAATATAAGGCTCATATACTTCAATAAGAAAACTTAATGCATTTTCAGATTCAACACCTTCCTTTTTTTGAGCTAAATGTACTGCTTTTTGAATTGTAGAATATAACTTTTTAGTGTCCTCAACACTCCTATTGTTAAAAGCCCTGCTAAGACGGATTGCTTCTTTATAATCCGTCTTATTCATTATGTTCCATCCTTTATTATATTTTGTCTCTTACCTACAAAGAGGAACTTTCTAATACATAATCTTGTTGTAATTTCCTATAAAATTTAATCCTGTTTTTAGCACCATACATGAGAATATGTTGTTTTTCTCCATTTTGGTCTTCAAAATAAACTAAATTATCCACATAATCTGTAACTTTTGGTAAATTTTTACCTTCCACCTCTCTTCTTATCCTCCCTATTCTTTGTTTAATCTTTGGATAATTAGAAGATGGACATGTTAAATGAATAGATGAAAGGGGGGGAATATCTAATCCTTCTTCAGCTTTTTTGGTTGAAGCCACAAATACTTGAATGGTAGAATCAGACCGTGTTTCTTCCCAATTCTCATTCTTGTTTCTTCCTCCAATTAAAGTTTTACTATTATACCCTAATTCCCTTAATCTTTTATCTAAATAAAGAACATGCTCCTTTCTATCAGAAAGGACAAGAGGCAAATAACCATCCTCTATATCTTTAATTATTTCATCTAAAATCAATATATTACGTTTTTCATTTTTTGTCAACAAATTTATTGATTCTGATATATCTAGCATACTTTCTTTTTTATTCCCAGTCCATCTCTTACGAGAAGGTAATTTTATTGACACATCAGTATTAATAATTTTAAATTCAAAATTAGTAATTCTATGCTTTATTTGCCCCTCTGGAATAGACATTAAAACAGGGCCTATTATATCTTTTGTTAGAATATCTAACCCATCCTTTCTCTCTACAGTTCCTGTTATACCTATTCTATACTTTGCCTTTGAATTATTTAATACTTTAAGAAAGGTAACACAGGCAGACCTATGGCATTCGTCTACAATAATCATTCCATATCTATCTAAAAATGTTCTATCTAAATCAACCTGAAGATGTAGTGTTTGAATTAAGCCTACATCTACATCACCCCCCTCTCTTTTTCCCTCTCCCCACAAACCTATTTTAAAGTCTCCTGATAAACTTTTTTTAATTTCCTCAACCCATTGTTTTTGTAAGTTTGTTTCATGAACAACAACTAGGGTAGGCTGTTTAATAACCGAAATTAAACCCATTGAAGATTTCGTCTTGCCACTAGCTGGTGGCATTTCAAACAATCCACCCTCGTTATCAACTAAGGTCTTTATCAATAATTCTTGTTGTGGTTCAAGAATGGTGTTTACTAAATGACAATCTATGGGAGGTAATGTTAATCGTTTATCAAGAGTTCGTATTCTAACATTATTACGAGTAAAATATTCTTTTAATCTAGATAAACATCCACGGGGTAGTATTAAATATTTAATACCATTCATATTTTCAAGCTTATAATTATAAAGAGAGGGACTGATATTCTTAACAGAAAGCTTTAATCTTTTCTTTCTATAATAATCAGGGTTCTTATATGTAAAAAGTCTGCATATTTCTGCGACATAATTCTCTATTTCAGAAACATTAATGTATATTTTATCAGAAATGATCATGTTTTACCATTATGAACTTACTCTTGCATATCTATCTAAAATAGAATCTCGTTCTTCTTGTAAAACATTAGATGTATCATCCTCTAATTTGTCAACTGTAAATTGTAATGCTGTACTAAGAATGTTCCCTTTACTAAGGGAAACACCAAATTTACGATACCATAATTCTTTGATTTTATAGCTTATTTGATGAAACTCTTTTGGATCTTTAACATATAATGTTATTTTTCTATTATTAGTTAATGACACGAGTTATCCCTTCTTCTTTATCTGAACCGTCTTGTTCTTCATTAATCTCTTCCACCCCTCGTATTACTTTACCAAGTAGTTCAAAAGCAAATATTTTATATATGCGGTCTAAATCATCATTATCAGAAATTGTTTTTATCTTATCAAAAATAATTTTTATAGAATCCTTCGCAGATATGGTTTCTGCTGTTTCAAAATGTTTATCGAGTTCATCTACAAAAAATGATTCAACACCCAAAAGTGTACTCAATTCCATACCAAAAAATTGAGTAAACTCTTCGGTATCTTTTTCCTTGAAAAGAGCAATTTCATCATTAAATATGCTTTTGTGTTCCATGCATAACTCCCCACAGTTCTGTGTTTTTATCTTCGACTGTCCTTATTATTAGACTTTTTATATTGTAAAATTATCATCATCAATGAACTTATTTTCTATATTTGAAAAATCCATTGAATCTTTTCTATTTTTTTTCTCTATAAATCTTCCTTCATCCCTTTGAAGATTATTAATCCTAAGTTGAATTGTTTTTGGAAAAGAAAGACCTGCATTAATTAATGTTACCTTTATTGAATTAGTAAGAAGTGGATCAACAAACATTCCAAGTCTTGATACAGCAGTCCCAGCTACTTCTTTTGTTAAATCAAAAATCTTTTTAGCATGGTCGGTGTAACCACCCATTATAGGAACATCAACACTGACAAGGTATGCTTTAGTAGTTTTATATGAGTATCCCTCAATTAAAGAAGGAGAAAACAATTTATTGGTTATAGTTGTATCATCCTGATTAAATTCATCAAGTGTCAAATAAGTAGTACGAACATCTGCCATTCCATTACCATATTGGAGAATACGCATTATTTCTCCCCTATCCACAGACCCCAATCCTGTTTGTGTCATTTTTCCTTCACGCAAAATATCAAATATAGAAGAAATGTGCAATATAATATGCTGGTTTACTTTTTGCCACCAATTGCTTTGGCCTAATCCAATTTTTTCTTCAAGAAGATCATTATCAGCCAGTACAAACATATTTAATGGCATATCTTTTAAAATACGTAGAGTTTTAAGGGCATTGTCTGCTGCCAAAATATTATATCTAGAAGAAGGAAGAGTAGATATACATCCTGTTGGATATTTATGTGATAGTAGATAGTCTATAAGAAGTGGACCAATAGAATTACCTGTACCACCACCTCCCCCAAAGATTACCCACACCATCTTATCATCATCCAAACGGGTAAGAACAAATTCTAGAATTTGCTCTTTATATCTTTTAAAGATTTTGGCTCCTTTCGTAGGAGAACCACCTGTTCCAGATCCCTCAATAAGCAACATTTTATCAGAAGAAACTCCGAAGTTTCTAAAGTCAACTTCATCAGAGTTTATATACATTACTGGAATTCCTAAACTTTCAAACCCCTTGCCAATTCTGCAACCACATTGCCCAATACTAATAATCTGAATAGCATCTTTCATTGCAGAATGCAACTCCTCTTTTGGTCTAAATAACATCATAGTTACCCCCTTTTCTTTTTATCACTATCATCTAATCTTGATATAACTTTTAAATAGTTATCTGTTAGCCTATAACATACATTTTGAAATTCACAAGATGCACACTTTGCCAGTTGTTGCACATATGTATTCATTCTTTCTTTTTTGTATGCATTTATGAAATCTATTCCTTTTTGAGTCAAGACTTTTTCTCTTGCAACAAATGAATCCCCCGCAACAAATGATAAAACATCATTCTGTTTTATTTGTTCTTGCGGTGTGAGTTCTCTTTCCTCAAAAACACTTTCTATATCAACATCAATAATACGTTTTAAAATTGGAGGAACCATATTACCAAAACAAGTGGGCAATCCCATTCTTGCCAGTTCTTCTTTAATTAAGGAATCTAATGTTGGTTCTAACTCATCTACTTTTATTTTTATCTTCATTTTTGTATCCCATTACAATCTAAGGATATATTAATATATGTAATATAATTGTCAATAATATTTTATATATTATTCAACTTTTTCGCATCTAAAGTTATTTTTAATATATTTATGAAAAAACCCACCTTTTGAAGGTGATTGAAGTAAAAACCTATATGTTTGTGGGTCTACATCAAAATAATCATACATAGAACCGCTATTAAATATAACTCTAAGAACTTTTGTACTTTCATCATACCCAACTTGGGCAATATTTGTTGACTTCATGGCTCTAAGTTCCATTACACTTACCTCTTTCTTTTATTATAAAATCAATAATATTCATTTCATTACCTATTGTTTGTTTCAATTCATCTAATGTACAATCTGCTGTGTCTTTACGATGATTAGGAACTTGACAAACCCCAACTTCTGTTGAATTAATAAGAGCTAATGCATCTTTAACTAACTGAAATCCCGGTTTATTAGGGCTAGGATCGTTATCTGGAACAATGATCACTTTTTTATATATTTTTAATTTTTCTATTTGTAATACATCATTTCCTTTAGATTCATATAAACGATTAGATAGTGCGGCTATTGCTTGCACCCCAGTCCTTCGCAAAGCAATCATATCAAAAATACCTTCTACTATGTAGATAGGTTGTTCAGAATCGTCAGCAGATTCAATACCAAAAAGAATATCTTTTCTTGGGTATTTACCATATAACTTATTACTTCCAGAAGGATTTCTTAAAAAGAAATTTCTTAAAATCCCATTTTGATATATTGGTATTATAATCCATCCTTTGTGTGGAGAAACAGTCACTTGTCCCATTTCCCATTCTTGCACTTCTTTTGATGAAAATCCCCTATTCCTTAAATAAGGATGAGATTCTAATTTAGAATAAGCAGGAATTTCTACAATTGGTGTTTCTTCTCTTTTCACTAATGTTCTTTTTAATAAACTTTGTTTTGCTACTTCGAATTTATCTTCATCTGAATTACCTCCAGATGAAAGTTTACTTAAGTATTTTAATGCCTCAATACCTGTTAAATTCAAATGATGATCTATAAGTTTAAATATATTACCACTTTCATGGCAAGAAAAACAATGATACATACCAATTTCTCTATGAATACTCATAGAAGGTTTAGTTTCATCATGAAACCAACATTTTACTTTATAGCTATTCCCAGCTTCTTTATAAGGAATCCCTATATCATTTAATATGTCTGATACTTTTATCATGCTTCTACAGCAAAATCTTCATCTTCAGATATAAACTTAGTGGCATTAAGTTCATTTTGATAACTTTCTTCTATTGCACTAAAACGAGTAGTATGAGGATCAAATAAAAAGTTTAAAACACAGTTTACTTCTCCCATTCGTTGTTTTAAAATAATTATTTCTCCTAAGTTTCTATCAGGATCTTCATGAATAAGATTTTCTCCATTTGAAGAAGATTGATGAGTATATTGCTCCTTTAATGCCACTTCTAAATCAAAAAAAGGTCTGTGTATACCAATAACTAAATCTGCTACTTCGGCTAAAGCAGAAGTATTTTTAAGGTCAGAAAGAGTTGGTCGTTTAAATTTTCTATTCATCACAGAACGTAAAATTTGAGCTACTAAACAAATATGCACACCCAATTCCCTAGCCATAATTTGTACAGTATTTAATCTATTTTCATAATCACGGGCAAAATTATCAGAGTTTTGAAAATCTCTTATTTTACCAAATAAATCAAAATATACTACAATATATTGTTCTTGTAATCTATCTTGAAGAATCATTATTTGCTCACGGGCTTCATTTAAAGATACTGCGGGTTTATCACTAAGATAAATATTCCTATTACGAATTAAACGCTCAATCTCAAACTCATAAGTTCGTTTTTCTACAGGTGTAAAATTATTCCACTCAGAAGTAATTTGTTTTAAAGGCAAATAAGTATTAAAAGACAATAATTTTTGAGCCAAAGACATATTATTCATTTCTAATGCAAACATAGCAGTAAAAATTCCTAAATGAGATAGGTTATTCATTTGAGATAATGCAAAACTTGACTTTCCCATAGATTGATATGCAGCTAAAACAGATATTTGTTGATCAAATAAACCCTGTGTTAATTTTTTATCAAGAATATTAAAACCACTAAGTCGTTTACTTATACCTTTATTTCTCATTTCAATATAATCCTGCATTACTTCTTCCATAGATTTAAAATTACAATAAGTTGCTGATTTACCAGTATCAACAATTTCTTTTAAAGAATTAATACGTAATTCTATATCTCGTAGCTCACATTTTGGGTCCATTAATGACCTATATAATGAATTAAAAATTCTATCAACTAATAAAGATCTAATAGAATCTGTTTTTAATTTTTGTATATGAACTTCAAAGTTATTTTGAGGAACAACACTAAAATTACTAATAATATCTTCTATAAATTTAAAATCAGGAATTTTACGAACAGGGCATCTTTTTGCTTGCAAAAGAATCATATCCGTGTTCATATCAAGTTTTTGATCATGGATATTTTTTATAGCAAAAGCTATTGTTTTAAATTCATCCAAACGAAATTCTCTATAATCAATTTTTCTAGAAAATAGTTCTCTATTATTTAAATCTTTTATTGCATTAGATATTAATAAAGCTTCGTTATCATTATCAATACTTAATTCCCCAATTTGTGCTAAAGGATTTGGCATACACTACCCCTATTAAATTTTATTCCACACAATATTTCCAAATAAATCCACCAACACTTCTCCTCTCTCCTTTACAACAGTAAGTAATTCCCCCAACACCCACTTTTTTTTCAGCTTCTAAAATAGACTCGTACTTTTTTATAAAATTTCCTTGAAGATCATATTGTAGAACAGATTTTCTTCTATATTTGCTAATACTACATTTTCTGCACCATTTTCTATTAAATTTTATATTAAAAGGTGTAGCCCAGAATTCGTGGTTTTTATCACATTTATATAATAATTTAGTTGACCAACCAAGCCATTCATTTGACAAGCATACTCCATTTTTAGATTGAGCTATTATTTTTTGTTCATTTAATCTACTAATATCATTGGGGTTATATACTTTTGAAGTATCAATAATAATATCATTAAAATCTAAAGGAAGTATAATACCTAAATTTATTGATTGATTTTTTATTTCATCTTTAATATCATTTATTTTAGTAAATAAAGGAATTTCTGGAATTATAAAAAGCTTTATATTATTTTTTATACACAAATCTTTTTTTATATTGTCTCTTTTTTGTATATTCTTAAATATTCTTTTATTTTTGCTAAAAATAGATCCTATTTTATAATGCTGTCTTCCTTGATGCTCAAAGGCAATCCCCAATTCTTCATTGTATCCATCTAATTGAAGACCCCCTAACCATTTTGGAAAACATGAAGGAAAAGATTTTTTGAATATTTGCTCAAAATATTCTCGACATATACGTTCCCCCAATCCTTGAGAACATTTAGGACATCCTAACCTACGAGAAATACTATTAAGTGCAATAAATCCTTCCCATCCACAAATATTACATTTCACCTTAAATAAAGTTGTATTATTAATATAATGAGTATCTAAAAATTCCAAATTTATGGATTTACAACGTTCTTTTACTTTACCTAAAGTAAGTCTACACCTAACCTTCGTTCTTTCTATAGAACATTGTCGGCACCCTTTTCCATCTAAATGAGATTGGGGTTCTTGAGAAAATAATCCATGTTTAGGACACTTTATTAAAACTTTTGTTTTACTATTTATATACACAACCCTCTCATAATTATAAAAATTATTGTGTATTTTATTAGCATCAATAATAAATTGTTGAGTTGTCTTTCTTGCCATATATTTTTTTAATTTAAAATTAATACAACAATTTTAAAAACCATAATAATAATCTATACTAGATCACCCTTTTCTAATAAAGTAGTCAAAGAACCATGTAGTTCAATTTGTGATAAAGAACGTTGTAATATTAGTTTACATTGTTCATATTCTGAAGAAATTTGATTTACTGGAACATTAGAAGTCATTATAAAATGTTTACCATCATTTAATGCAGTATTAATAAATTGGTATAAATGAACCTGAGTATATTTTCCTTTTGCTATAGTTCTAGTGTCATCGAATGCATCATCAATAATATAAACATTAAATTTTGCTAGTTCATCAAAATAAGTATTTTTACCGTCAAATTGAACAAAAGCATCTATTAGTTGTTGCATTTCAATATAACGAACTTTGTAACCTATTTTAAGAAGTTCAATGCCTAAAATAACCGCAAGTGTTGTATGACCACTATTTTCTTCATTTCCATACAACAAAATAACTTGTTTCTTTTCTAAAAATTCTTTTGGATTATTAATAAAAGATTTAAGAATATTAATTCTTGGCTCATTAAAAGCTTTAACTGTTGGGGAAAAATTATTAGCAAGTTTTAAATAATCATCAAAAGTGTACCCACGCAAACTTTTTCTTATATTTGCATGAGTAAGCCGTGATTCCATAATCATTTCTGCATCTTTTTTCCTACGACATTCACAGGGAACCCAAATTTCTTCTCCATCCACTACTTTTCTAATAAATGTAGAATCATTGCAAATTGTACATTTTGGCATAACAGTAATCCTTTTTTGTTTTTTACTTTTTTATCAACAAAATTCTTTTTTATGTTCTACAAAAGACTCCCATTGTAAAACATAATATCCCTTTTCACCAAAGGAAACACATAATAATAAAATTCCAGAATCAGGAGATAAATAAAGTTCTCTAAGAAAATCTAATTTTAACATCATACTTTTTTTATCTGTATCTAACAATAATATGTGCCTGTGTGTCAAATCTTTTTCAGCAACATGAGAACAATCACATTCTCTCAAAACAGCATAATTTATATTCCAAGGCATAAAACCAAACCTGAGTACAGGTATTTTGCCAATCTTTTTTGCCTGTGACTCAAGCTTAGTTAAAATTGGAAGGGCTAGTCTATATGACTTATCATTAACAAATTTATCCTCATATAAGATATCATCGTCATCAGAAAAATCAGCTTTTCGAAACCATGTATTTCCTGATCCCACATGGGATCTACCTTTCACATCTTTAGCCGCCGATTGTTCTCTTCTTTTTGATACCTTTTTATTGTTCATCTACTTTAATAACCTCTTTTATTCTATCACATAGTTTATCATATGCAATAGCAGTTGTTTTTAAACCAAAATTCATTCTACTATCATTTTTATATGAAGCAATTATTTTTAATTCATGAAATACTTCCTTCAAAAGAGATTCTATTTCTCTTGTTCTATTGCAACCACAAAAACTTGAATCGCATTCAACTTTAAACCAATCACAAATCATTTTTTAGAACCTCGCTCTTATTTTTGAATAAACTCTTCCCATAAATTCTGGATTAGCCCTAAAAAACTCAAATAAAGCATCTTTTCCATGAAAGTCTTGACCAAGTGTTTTATAGTGTGCTCCTGCTTTTTCTATTATATTATAGGTGGTTCCCAAAGTGAAAAGTTCTTTTACATGATCTATTTCACCAATAGAAAACTTATCTCCTTTTCTAAAATAATAATCATATGTATATAAATCCCCCGGAGCAGCCAATTTATTTTTTTCTGCCCTAATGCGTATTTCTTGCCCATAGAATACATCTTTATCATTACCACTAGTTTTAGCTTTTTCTCCTTCACTGGTTAAAAACTGTTCCCTTTTTAACTCTAAAGCAAGACTGGTATGATGTTTAAGTGCATTCCCACCACTATATGAATCCTGTGCATGAAATGACCCCAAATTAGATCTCATTTGACTTGTAATAAAAACAGCAGGTCTATATGCTTCTGATTCATCTTCAAGATCTTTTGCTGCAAAAGCACTACAAATATGACGAAGCAAAAGAGCGTTTTGCTTGGCCTCCTTTCCCATTGTATCTTCGTCTGCTTCCTTAGCTTTTACATATTTCGGAATTGCAGCTTGGATTGAATCCCAAATAATACCATCAGCCCCCTTATCTTTTATCATATCTCTTGTGATTTCAATTCCCTCCTCTGTGTCTTCTGGGTCGGCCACCAACAATCTATCAATAAGAACACCACAATCAACCAAATAATCAGTAACAGGTTTTTGTAATACCTCATTTTCTGAAATTTCTATATTTTCTATTTGTTTTTCTATCTTTTCTATTCCAGCTTTTTCAGCATCATTTAAATTTTCCAATTTTGTTAAACGATCACGTTCTCTAACTAAATTAAAATATTCTTCTTCGTCAATTTCTTGTTTGGTCTCTTTAAGAAAATAATCACGTATTACAACAACTCTTGGATCAGTAATCTCCAATGACTTTTCATAATCTTCAATTAAAAATATTTTTCCAACAGACTCCCTACAATTACACTTAGGTATTTGTAACACATGCCTCAAAAAAATTGCATGTCTCTCATCACTATCCCAAAACTCAGGAAGAATTTTATGGCAATGCCTACATATCCTTTGATTGTATGCAATCATTTGATTTAACTCAGCATTCTTTCCACTACTTTTTTGCCCAAAGAGTAAATGAATACGACGATATGCATATCCTCCCCCGGTTAAATCATCAACAGTTAAACTCCCACTAAAAAATCTTTTTAACTTGAAAGAAACAGCCCTATCCAAGGTTGTTATTTTTGTAGTTTTTGCTTTTTTATTAATCTCTTTTGCAATATCTGGCAATTCATTGTTCTTCATTATGTTTCTCCTATTTTTTATTTTTCCCATCTGTCTAATATTTGCACATCTGAAACCAAAGGAACTGTAATTCTAGGAATATCTTTGGTTTGGAATTCCATAATTTTAATGGATATTTCTTCAACTTCTTCAGGAACAGCATCAATTAATATACTATCATGAACAGCCGCCACAAGCATAGATTTTTTATTTGTATCGTCTATCCATTTCTGTGCTCTTATTAAAGCTATATTATTAATATCTCCTGCCGAAGACTGTACAACTGTATTTATTGCCCTTCTTTCAGCCGCAGATTGTATCTTCTTATCAGAAGAATGAATCATTGGCAACCAACGTCTTCTCCCATATAAAGTTTCTATATAACCATTGCGTCTTGTAAATGCAATAACACCATTCATCCATCTTTGTATATTTGGATATGTTCTAAACCAAGTATCTATAAACCCTTGAGCTTCTTTAACATCAATTTTTAAGGAATCAGCCAATGCATATGCAGATTGACCATAAACTATCCCAAAATTTATAGTTTTACTTGCATCTCTTGCAGAAGCATGTTTTGGATTATTTTTTTTATCAAATATATTTGGATCTATATTAAACATTTTGCATGCTGTTGTTGAATGAAAGTCCATACCTGAGTTAAAAGCTTCTATCATATTTGAATCTTTACTCAACATAGCTAAAATTCTTAATTCTATCTGGGAAAGGTCAGAAACTAAAAGTTTATTTCCCTCACTAGGAATAATCATATTCCTTATCTTGTTATCTTTGGGAATAGTTTGCACAGGAGGATTTATACAACTAAGCCTACCTGTAGCTGTAGAATGCTGGAGATAGCTTGCATGCACTCTATGAGTGCTCTCATCCATAAATTTCTTAAATCCCGTTATATAAGTAGAATTTTGTTTATTAAGTTTTCTATACTCTACAATTCTTTCAAGATTTTTATTTTTTTTGCTATAAAATTTAATTGCTTCTACATCTACAGAATATGCACCTTTTGGTGTCTTGTAATCATCATTTGGTTTTACTTTAAAAACTTTAAAAATAATCTCTGATAATTGTTGAGGAGAGTCTATATCAAACTTTCTTTTTGCTTTTTTATAAATATCAGCTTCTAATTCCGATGCTTCTTTTACATTTTCATCAAAAACTTTATTCATATAATCTAAATCAAGCTTAATTCCATTCATTTTCATTTTATTCAAAACAGGAGCTAATGGAATTATAATCTCATTATAAATAAAAGAATAATCTTTATCTATTAAAGGTTTTTGTTTTAAATAAATTTTATATGTTGTATCAGCATCCATAGCAGAATAATATGGCAAAGGTTCTATGCCTAAAGAATTCAAACGTTTAACTTTTTCAGAATCTATATAAGAAAAACAATCATCCAATTCAGCTTCTTCTGGATTAATAAAACTTTCCACATCTTCCATTAATTCTTTTTTTGATTTTTTCGCTGCTTTTGGTTTTATGATAGCTTTTATACCACCCTCACCTAAAACAGACTCGTAACCACCACAATTAGTATAGTACCATGCCATTGTTTTAAGCTTGTATAAACCATTTATTTCTTTTCCTTCCATACTCATTGTTAGAGTATGTTCTGCTAACATAGTATCAAATTTAAATCCATTAACTTTAATCCCAACAGATTCTAAAAATTCTTTATCAAAAGTAAAATTATGACCTACTTTATCAACAGACGAAGCCATAACTTCTTTTAATAACTCCATATGAGGAATAACATTTTCCCATTTTATATGAATACCCTTACCTATTTCATAACAAAAAGAAATATCTGTTATTCTATCAACTTTAGAATCAAGCCCTGTTGTTTCTAAGTCAACAGCCACTGCTGTCTTAGAAAGAATAGAAGTTAAATAATCTTTTATCTCAATAGGATCTACCAAAGATTTTGGTTTTGCTTGTACTGTTCTTACAGGAGTAGAATAAATTAAAGAATTTGCTAAATTTAAATCTTCTTCAAATTGGGAATATAATATATGATCATTAGTTCGTGCCAAATAAGATGGGTGATATGTTGGTATTACATAAGCCCCCAATTCTGAATGATAAAATTTCTTCCCACGACAAACTGTTATCCCAAGATTATTATTAAGAATTTGATTTGTTGGAATATTACCTAAAGTTAAAATAACTTTAGGTTTTATTTCTTTAATTAATTTTATAGTAAACGGATAGCAACATTTTATCTCTGTCGGAGTCGGTTTTCTATTTTTACCTTGTGTGTCTGTCGGACGACATCGTACAGCATTACTTATATAACAATCTATACTAAATTTATTTATTCTATCTTGCAGAATTTGGCCAGATCTTCCAACAAAGGGTTGTCCTTGTATATCTTCATTTTCTGCTGGAGCCTCCCCAAGAATTAATAATTTTGAATTTTTATTTCCTCTGCCCTCTAAATATGGATTTATAACTTTATTATACAATCCACATTTTTTGCAATATTTATTACTAAATTGTTCATCAAGTAGCTTTTTTCTAATATCTACTCGAATATTTCTTGGTATGCTTCTTATTTTTTCTATATTCATATTGTAGTTCCAGACATACTTAAAAGTATTGATTTACGTATTTTATCAAGAACTTCTTTTTCAAATTTTTTATATTGAGTATCATCTTTTAATATAAAAGAAAAGTAATAATCACGGGCAATTCTAGCTAATACATAAGCATCACAAATATCATCACTGTCAAACTCTTCCCCATAAGTTTTATATGCTTTTAAAAGCATTAAATTTTTTTCTCCTCTTCCAATACCTAAAAGGTATTTTTTTACTTGAGAGGGAGCAGCGGGTATAAAATCAAGATTTGATTTAAATAAATTTAATTCCACTATACCTAACCATTGCCCTATAAGCACCAAATTTCCCTCACTTACACCATAAGCGGGGGATTCAACGCATACAAGTTTTATATCTTTTATATAGTCTTTAATAAAGTTTTTAAATTGATTTTCTAAAAAATAAAGTCTTTCCACCCCTATTTTAGGAGTGGAAAGAACAGTTTCCTTAACTCTTTCGTAATTTTCATTAATTAAAATTACGCCACTTGCTGTGGGAGATAGGTCTAAACCAAGGAATAACATCCCCAATTAACCCAATGTATAAACTGCATGACATTTTGGGCATACCGTTTCAAGAATGCTAAATCTTTCGCCGCATTCTGAACATGGTGCAAAAAGATCAGCACTACATTGTGGACATTTTTCAGAAGATTTAGGAATTTCTGTCCCGCAATACGGGCATAGAATTACTTCTTCTTTTGGTTTATTTTGTGGAACTCTACTTTTAACAAAGCTTGTACGAACTGTTGCAGTTTGTGGGGAACCATTTCCTGATACAGATTCGTTTCTTTGAGGAGCAGATTCTGGAGTAGCTACTTTTGGCTTAGATTCAGGTGCTGGTGCAGCTACTGTACCTTTTTGAGCCTCATATGCTTTCTTTTCCTTTTCAGCTTGTTCCTTAAATTGATCAAGATAGTTTGTTCCCATTATCTTATCTATCCTTTCAATTGTCTTTTCAAGATATTTCAGAATATACAAAGCTGGGGAAAGTTTGCACTCTTCTTTTAAATCATATCTTTCATAAGCCAATTCTTCATCGGTTATAAAACCAATAACAACTCCCGGTTTTTTATCACCCGCTTTTTGGATATTGTGCTTTGTATTTCTACCACTTCCTTGTTTAGTATAAGCAATATCATACTCATCAGGAGATCCATTTTGTTCATGAACTAGCTTTAAACTTTGTAAAGCAGTGGCTGGCATTCGTATCATTTTGGTGTGTTTATTTACTTTACACCAATTTTGCCCCATAAAATCTCCTTTTGTTTCAAGATCACGATCAATGCAATTAAAAGCAAACTCTCGTCTTGGTTTCCAACTTCCATTATTATTGGATCTATCGTTATTATACGCAACTTGAAGCATTAATTCTGGGTCAGTGGTTTCATAAACATACTTTTTCCCACCAAACTCATCTTTTTCTGTTTCAAGAATACCACCAACATACCATTTATATGGATGATAGTCTCCAATAATTTTAGCAAAAATACCATCTCCTTCTAAATCATTTGCGATAACGAAAGGTCTTTTTTTACCATCATCGCACACTGGCCAACAACGATAATATTTAAATACAGATTTTGGATCAACAAGTCGGAGTATATTATTGTCAGAACCAATTACTTTTTCAACAGCATACTCCTTAGTAAAACCACCTTCTTCCTCTTCAACTTCTTCATAATACTGATCTAAATAGTCTTCCATTTTCAACGCCTCCATTTTGGTTTATTAATTAAATTATATTGAACTTTTTTAAGGGCTAGTTACTTCAATCCATACCCACAAGGGGTAAATTACAGTATTTTTTTACAAATAATATTAGAGATAGAATCTATAGTTATAAATTCTTCCATCATATTATCATCAATTTCTATTTTAAACAGATGCTCAAGAATTAAGGTAATTTCTATAAGTGCTAAATCATCAAATTCTAAATCTTCTTTAAGATTCTCTCGGCCTGTAAGTTTATATTCAATTTTGTTTTCGGTTAATTCTTTAAGATATTCTGTAAATAGTTCTATAATTGTTTTATAAATAGATTCTTCTGTTATTTCTTTATTCATATTTTAATATATAGTAATTTTTAATAAATTTCAAATAATTTTTTAAGAAAAAGGTCTTTTTTTAAAAAAGACCTTTTAAGAAAAATTAATTAGCTGCGCTAGAATCAGTTGTTGTTGTACCTTTTTTAATAAATTTATTATATACAACAAAACCTGCACCAACTAGAGCAACTACACCTGCACCCACGCCCAATACTACCCAAAGATTTTTCATAACAAACACCACCAATATTATACCTATAATTAATGCTACACCCACCACACCCAAAAGTACCCATTTACCAGCACTTCCAAATGTGTTATTAAAAAAATCTACTACTTTTTGAATCATTTAATTAGATACTCCTTATTATATTAAATATTAAAGACCTTTTTGAATTGCTATTTGTCTATAGTTTAAAATACTATGTAATTTGTATGAGTAACTATCCAAACCAGCAACTACTCTTTTAACCAAACCAAGCTTATATTTTTCATTTCGTAGTTTTTCTTGATATTTAGAATACTCATCACCATAGGCAACTTTTAACAAATTTTCTTTTGCTGTTTCAGTTTGTTTAACTTTTCTTTTTTTAACAACTCCACCTTCAGTTTCTTCTTCAGTAGGAGAAGAATCTATCACAACATACCTTTCCGCAATCCATTTTTCAAATCCATCTTCTAATTGCTGTACAACTCGTTGCTGTGACTCACATAAAGCCCCATACATAAAAATTCTAGATGATACCTTATTGATTTCATCTATTATAGACTCTATATCAGAAGTATCCTCAATTTGAAGCATATGTGTGTCAAATAGTATTTTGACCTCAGACCATTCTTCATAAGATTTTGTTTCATCATATCTTTTAAAAAGCTCCTCAAATTTCCCAAACACTTCTTCCATAGTGTTATTTGCATAACTTTGAACCGGAACTCGTCGTATTTGTTGCATTCTACCCCTTCTTTGCTACTATATTAGAATAAATAGCCTCAAATTCTCTTTCAATGAGTTCTTGTATTATATCCGACCTCTTTTTATCAGTTTCTTTAGACATTTCTTCTAACATTTTTTTATGCTTCGGGCTTAATGAAATAGATGTACCACTAGCCTTGTTTTCTGGATGTATTTTTCGTCTTCCCATTGTCTTATAATCTCCTTTTTATATGTATTCAATATACTATATTTTTTTTGATAAATCCATAATAATTTTTATTTTTTTCTTGTCAAATAAAAAATAATTTTTTATAGTTGTAAATATGAACTGGTTTATTATAACATCTCCTTTTGGGAAACGCCGAGTAGAAGAACTACTACAAGAGCTTAATATCTCAAAACCAATCAATCCCCTAATTTATGTTAGATTGGGGTATAAAGTCTTATCCACCCAAGAAAAAGAGACATATTATCTTTTAAAGGATTTAAGTGATATTAATTATAAAAAACACAAAGATCCTATATGTAACCCAAGTTTAGATTATTTAGCTATAGCTTTAGGGACAAATGAGTCAACTCAGATTTATCGTTTAAAAAAACTCGAAAAATATAAATTAATAAAATTGTTACCAAATAAAGCATATTATATTTATACTCCCCCTTTCCCTGATTCTACTTTTATAAACACAATTATAAAATTGTTAAGAAGAAAAGAATTAAATAAATTAGTCTCTTTATATAAAAGATGTAATAATCCTAAAATGAGACTAGACTATATGTCAAGAATAAAAAAAATTATAAATACAGGAACAACAAATTATGAGATCGACCACACATTGTTAGATGAATAACATATGAAACATAATTTTATTGTAAAACAAACCTCAGATTCTATTTCTGTATTATATTATTTATACAACAAATACAGGAGAAAAACAATATGTTGATATCCTCAGAGAGTAAGAGTAAAAAAGATAAAAATGAAAATGAACAAAAAGAAAAAAATGAACTAAAACAAGAACTTATTAAAGATTTATTAAAAATAAATGAACAACATAAAAAAGAAGGTCTTTCCGGCGCAATAACTAGAGATTATTATAGAACAAAGAGCATACGTAAAGAAAATGAATGGACTTCCCTCTTTGGTACATTTTCAAATTTCAAAAAAGCCGCCTTTTCCTCCCTCAAAAATTATAATGCGCAACAACCAGAAAGCATTATTTACACAGAAAGAATTAATATTGATATAGTAAAAAATGATGAAACAAAAATAGAACCCAGACGTTATTTTGTTACAAGTGCAATAGCAGGGGCAAAATTAAATCAATCATTTTTTAATAGTATACTTACATATTGCAAAAATAATAAGGCAGAATTAGTAATACTTCCCATGAAAGGTATAAATGTAGAAGATGAGTACTATCCAGAAGAATTATTAGAGTATTCAGACCACTTTGCAACTGAATTCAGATTTAATTCAAATCTTGTTGCTAAAGATTTCATGATTAGTCCACAACAAATTAATCCATTGGAAGGATTGCAACGTTTTGGACAACGACAATACTCCTTAATTATAGCTTCACCAAAACAATTTATGTGTATTGCTCCTGTAAGTAGTGAATCACTCCCACATATTATACATAGTACAGGGTGTGTGTCATCACCAAAATATGCTACAACAAGAATTGGCCGTTTGGCAGATCAAGATCATTGTTGTGGTGGATTAATTGTTGAAATACGTGATAATAAAATGTTCCATATAAGGCAAGCTGTTAGTGATGATCAGGGAGGTTTTTTTGATTTAGGAAAATATTACATAAAAGATAAAATTGTTCAGAAAAGAGCATCTGCTATTGTACTAGGTGATTATCATACGGGATTTGAAGATCCTTCTGTAATACAAAATTGGAAAGAATGTGTGAAAGAAACAAATCCAAAGTATATTGTATTTCATGACTTATTTGATGGTCATAGTATTAATCCTTTTCATAAAAGAAATATGGAAAGACAAGTAAATAGACAAGAAAATGTATCCACTTTAGAAAAAGAATTAAATTTAATTGGGTCAACTCTTAAATTATGGAATTCTGAGTTTCCTGATCAGGAGTTACTTGTTGTTTATTCTAATCATGATGATTTCTTAAAAAGATACCTTGTTGGGGGAGAGTATATTAATGATAGAACAAACCATAGGTTATCTTTAAAATTAGCATTGTGGATACTTGATGAAAAAAATCCAATAGAAGAATATATAAAAGAAACATTTCCTTCTGTAAAAGCAAAGTGGCTAAAGGAGGGAATTGATTATAAGATACACAATGTTCATATTGGGTATCATGGTCATAAATCAACTAATAGTTTAAAGAGTAAAGGTGTTACTTCTTTAGAGAAAGCTTTTAACAATAGCATTGTTGCTCATGCCCACACACCGGGAATTTTTAGAAATACAATAATTGTAGGAACATCTACATTTCTAAAATTAGATTATAATTTAGGTGGTTCATCAACATGGCTACCAGCATCGGCAATATTATACCCCAATGGAAAAAAACAATTAGTGGTCTCCATTAAAAATAAATGGAAGCTATAAAAACAAAGCCTACTTTTCAGTAGGCTTTGTTTTTCCTGCACGAATTGTGTAACAATTCAAGAACTCATTCTACACATGGTAGATGAATCTTCCTAATAAAATTAATACGATTATGGCTCCATAATCGTTATTCAAATTTGAATGAACTAAGCAGTTTCTAATAATTGCCAATCATCTGTCTCTACAATCATATCAAAAGAAGGATCATAGACATACAAATTTTCACCAACTTGTCCTAAAGAAATACCAAGATCTTCATCTTCAATCAAAACAAAAGAACCTTCTTTTGCATCTCCACTTAAAGCTATTTTTAAAGGTAATGATTCTATTCCACTAATAGGAACAGTTACATTTATTTCCAATGATGGAAAAAATACTTTTGAAATTTGATTGTATGATTCAGTTTCTAACCCAACCATATCTTTATTTAAAAGTTGAACCAAACCCAACTTATCTCTAATAAAAAGAGTTGTTTTGACTTTCACTGGTTTTACATTATGATTCCATTGACTTCCTTTTTTCTTTCTAATGGGGAGTGTTTCATACCATTCATGTAAACGAACAGTTGATGTAGAAGGAATCTGCATTGTTTGAATTTTCTCAAACATATTAGGAGCTAATGTAAATCTATTTACAATAACAGGGGCAAGTTTTGATAATAAAGTTTCTTTTTCTCTTCTTATTTCAGATTCATCTTCCCACATGTGCAAACCGGGAGCATCATCAGGAATATCATCTATAGTAGTAGGAGGAGATACAACTACATACCCCTGACAATTAACATGTGCAAAATGAAATAGGGGTGCTACTGGGTATCCTTTTAATTGTGAATGACTTTCTGCATCTCTTAATACATAATCTAAACTCCACGGACTCATTCGTGATAAAGCATCACAAACATCATATTTATGTGTATGCGCTGGATTTGCAAAAAAGTCAAATTTTTTATATCCTAAAGATTGAAGATACATAAGAGCAGAATATGAATGATCCACAGTAGGTTCTCCAATTCTTGTTGCTAATTCTGGGGGTAAATGTAATTTATAGGGATACTCTTGTGCTTCTCCTGTTTCTTCCCTTACTTCTGAAACAGTTACTTCCTCTTCAATAGGTGGTTCTTTTTTTGGTTCTCTAGATTGTTCTTCTAATTCTTTTTTTCTATTCCCAGCTTGGTCAAATTCATCTAAATGAAAATCCAAATCAGATATACTATAATCAAAAAAGGGTGATAGTTGGTTTTTTACTCTTTTAGGACGTGGTGGTGCTTGCTTTGTAATAGGTGTAATATCTTCTGTTTGTTCAACAGGAGGTTGTTGATCTAGAGCAACATCACCTAAATCTTTTGAGGTAAGAGCAAAATCTTCAGGAGAAAAAGTAAAAAGAGATTTTATATCTTTTAAACTTATGGCTTCTTTTGTTTGATCAGACATTACTAAATCCCAAGCACATCAGAAAGATCATCTATTTCTGATATAGATATATGACCTTTTTCTAATAGGTTTTTTATTTCGCTTAATATCCTCATATAACCATATCTTTGCAATATTTTAAATACTAAATTTTCATCTGAGTAATTAATTGAACCCATTATTTTTTCTAATTGAGAATTAAGCTCTTCTTTTTTAAAGGTTTTTTTCCTCAATTCTTTAACAACTTCATAACTTTCCATTAATTTTTCAAGATCAGTATTAATTTCCTGCAAAGATTTAGATATATCACTTGCAAAATTCTTTAAATCCTCAGAATCCATTGTTTTGAGAAAATCTAACAACATTTTTAAATCAATGGTGTCATATTGAGTTTGAGCTATTTCAAGTGTGATATTTCTTAAGTAAGACTGAGATTTCTCTTTTGCGTAGTTTAAAATTAAAGAAGGGGAATATCCCTCAGGTAATTGTTGAGGTTCTTTAATCCATCTATTGTTTGTAACATCATAGAGGCTATCATACTTTAATAGATTAATATGCTTTGTTTCTTTTAGAGAAACAAAATAAAAATCCAATGTATGCATTGTTCCGGGAACAGCGGCTGTTAACCAAAAACTTTTTCTACCTTCTTTTAAAAGATATGTTAATATCTCGTCATCAGATGGATTAGAATATTGGGCATTATATTTTTTAAATTCTTCAGTATCAATAACAATTTTTACATCTAAATCAGATATTTCAGTATAAAAGAATGTTGCTAAAGAAGACCCAATAAACAATCTTTTAATAAAAGAATCATAACCAGCAATGTTATAACTATCAAAAAAACCACGAACGCAGGAGATTATAAATTCTTTAACCCCCCGTCTTAATTCACCACCATCGCGCCATATTTCAGGGGCGAGTTCTTTTTTTTGATAATCAAGTATACTCACAAATCACTATTTTCTGGTTGATTTTTTCTCTTCTTTTACTACAGAGTAAACTGCGTCTATTTTGTCAACAAGGGGACGTATTACTGTTTCAGGAACAGCACCACCAAATACTCGTGTAATCATATCTTCAATAAGTTTTTTAACATTGTCTTTTTTATCTTTCATATTATATCTCCTAATATTTTTTATTCAGGTTTTCTTTCAAAAAGCTTTTTTTCATTCATCACTTTATAAGTATCATCAGAATGATTATGCACTTTTTTAAAGTCTTTATTGTCTGTTATTTCGGACTCTTTAGACTTTAATTTAAAAACACTTTCTTTTGATAAAGGTTGTGACCCACCAGTATCCCATCTAACTACAATTGTATCACCATCAGGACGTATTTGAGAAACATCTCCTATTCGACCTGTCATTCTAGACTTTACAGTATCACCTATTTTTATATCTTCTTCTTTAATTAAATAATCAATAAGATCTTCTCTTTTTGCCATTTTCAAAGTTCTTTTAACCATTTGATTAGAATATCTAAGGCCATTTATGGCCATCCATTCAGCAATACGTTCATTATCAACATTATGCGACATAGCCAATCTATACAACGGAACTATATATTCAGCGTCTGGACCTGTCCATCTTTTTTGTTCTCTACTCATTTGTATAAAGCCTCCTAAACAATATTATCAAAATAATAAGCTTTTTATTAACAAAATTAAGTTATTTTACACTATTTTATACCAAATAGGAAAAAGAAGGCCCGCACGTATTATAATATTCATAAAGAGTATTATATGGAACAGTAGATGGACAATATGGATATGGAGATGGCCAATTATAATATGGATACGGAGGAACATATAATATTTGAGGTATTATATCATTTTCTTTCTCAATTTCGATAGTTATTTTTATTTTTTGACTCATATAAAATCTCCTTTTTATTGGGTTGTGACTATAATTGGTTGTGGTAATGTTTTTTCAATAACTAAGGATCTTAATTCAGATGGTGGGTTTTTTATTCTTCCAAGGTTATACCCAGCAGGAACCTCAATATTAGATAAATATATATTCCCAAAGCATATTTTTGTATGTTTGCCTTTCATAATATATTCAGTGTTGTACCAAGAAGATTCATCCTTTGAATCTTTATAAAAACGACTATCTTTATCATATTCTCCTATAGAATAAAAAACTTCAGGATCTTGCTCATCAAAAGATTTAGATGGGACAAGACCAGCATTCATAATAAGATAATCTCTATATTTTATAACAAGAGGTAATTCCTGTACATAATTCACAATTTGATCATTTATTTTAGAACCAAGTTTTTTGTTTATTTCTAATACTTTTTCTGGATTTTGTATATCTTTAAGAAATTTATTTTCCAAATATCCTCGTACAGAAAAACAATTAACAGAATTTCTCAAAAAAGTAGTTAATTCCATTGATTTTTCTGGAGAATCATCTAAATTAATAAAATTTCCTATGGAAATTAAAACATCAGCGTGTGTAAATCTTTGTTGATATAATAACCGTATAAGAGCATCATAATCCCCATTTAATTCACCAACAACTAAAATTCTATTACATTTTAGTTCACTTATATCAAATAGTATATCCATTTTTTAAATCCCCTATGTTATTCACCATCTTCATCTCCGCAATTGAGGCAATTATTACAATCTCCTTCACAATCATGGATATTATTAAATCCATTCCTTTTTTGAGACTTTGATGAAATTGATTCCAACCAAATTAATCCCATAAATTCATTTAATAATAAATTTGGGTTGTAAGATACAAATGAAAAAGGAAATACTACTTTAGAATAATCAATACTATCATTAGCTGGCTTTTCTACTATTCTCATTTATTTGTTCTCCATGTTTAATATTGTATTATTACAACTATTCGTCCATATCGTCTATGTCTGATTCTATTTCCTTAAACTTACTAACCATTCTTTGATTTATATCAAAGATTTCATGAATAGATAGACCAACTATTTCAGCACATCCTTGAATATTAATTGAGCATTCACTTATTCTATCTAAAAAAGCAGATATATCCTTTTTTTTGTTGATATTTTTTACACCATCTAAATTATCAATAATTTCATTACAATATCTATATATTTCATTAATATGAAATTGCATTTCAGTATATGTTATCATTTTTCCTCTTTAACTAATATAAAAACTAGAAAATTTAATCAAATAATTAAGTATTTTTACCTATATTTAGATAATATACCCACATTTAGAAAAACCACATTCAGGATTTGAGCATTTTTATATTTAACCTATTAAGATTTTAACATTAAAATGAGTGTTTTCTCAAAATCTTCCCATACTTTACTTCCTTTATGATTTGATGGGGGATTAATACTAACAACAATATTAGAATTATTTTTAATTAACATTTCGCATCTACTTTTAATATCATTCCTTAAAGCACAATCTTTTTTATACTTCTCTCCTCTATTTTTTGCTATTTCTGGGTTATTAATAAGTGTCCTTTTATAAGATTCTGTTCGTTTCTTTTGAATCTCTGGATGTTGCCTTTCATACTCCAATCTTTTATCATTAACTTTTTTTAAAAAGTTAGGATTTTGCTCTAAAAATTTTTCTCTTTTTTTAATTAACTTTTTCATAATATCAGGATTTTTAGATAGAGTTTCTTTAAAAGAAAATACTTTTTTTATAGTTATTTCAGGATTCTTTTTTAAAGTTGTTTTATAACTTAAAGTTCTCTTTTCTTGAATCTCTGGATGAGCTTTTTCGGTTTGCATACGTTTCTTTGTAATGTATGTATAGAAATCATCATATTTATTTTTTATAGTAAAAAGTCTTTTTTTCTCTGCATTAATTTTTATTTCCGGGTTATTTAACAATGTTTCTTTTAATTTTAATACAGCATTAATTTTAGAATTATTTCTTTCATAAGACTTTTCCCTAGCCTCTTTTCTATGTAATTTTTTATCATTTGATAAATTTTTACAAGATATGGATATTTTTTTTCTAATTTCTTCTTTGTTAATATTTTTTGTTATTGTGTCTCCACCTGTCCCACCTATATGTACATTATATCCATAAATAGGGTTTGTGGAATCAAAAAATTCTATACAGGTTTTTTCACAAGAATCTCGTTCATCTTTTGTTAAACCCTCTCCTAAAATTTCCCATATAAAGGCAGAAGATGAATACTTCCGCAAAGCTCTATGAAAATAAAACCCCCTTCCTCTATAAGAGGTATTTATATGCTCAAGTTTTCTTTTTTCTAAACTTTTCACAGTTTGTCCAATATAAACTTTTTTATTAAGTCTATTTGTTACTTTATAAATAATACCTAATTTATCAGAATACATTTTTACCTCAATTCACAACTTCCACTTACACAGGCATATTCTTTAGACCCTTCTGTTAAATCATCTTTTTCATATTCTGAAAGTTTTGAAAAATTTATATCAGGAAATTTGGAAACAAGCATTTCATATGTTTTTTTATCTATATCCTCAAATGGTGCCAATTGATATGTGTGCTCAGAAGAAGGAAAAAATGTTAGCCCCCCTATTTCTTGAAAATTTTCATAAACCCATGCCGCAGAGTACAACCATTCATCCTCTTTAACAGTAATAGTAATTGATGGATTGTGTTCACACCAAAAATTTCTTAACATTTGCCAATACTCCAATTGTTCCTTAGCAGTTTCAATAGATTTTGTTCTTACATTTACAGGTGCTTTACAAGGAAACTCTACTACCCATGTGGTACAAGAATCAGGAGATTGCCCAATTTCACATTTAAATTCCATTCCTTGATCTTTCAATAATTTAAAAATAGGATCAGTAGATGATAGTCTAACTCTTCGTAAATAATATCCAGTTTTTGTTTGCCTCACATGTGCACCAGCAGAACTATCTACTAATAAAGAAACTGTACCAGAAGGTTTAACACATGTAATTGCAGCAGCTCTATTAATATTTATTTTTGTAGCTACTTTTTTATTTGTATGTATAGCAATATGCTTTAAATCTGCCAACCATTTTTTAGCTGTATCATTAACCTGCCCAAGTATAGGATGATCCCTAAGTCCTGTTAAAGATACACCAAGCAAAGCTTCTTCTTTACAATTTTTTTCCCATGTAGTACTAACATAATTAAATTTAGTAAAAGAGGCTTGCCATGTTCCTAAAGTGGCAGCTACTTTTACTTTACTTTTTAAAGTTTCAAATGTATCTTCCGGTCTAACTATAACTTCTGTTAAATTACACAATTGCTTTGATCGTAATAAAACTTCCCCGCAAGGATTTGTACCTATTATCTTAGAACCATCTCTTCTATCATTTTCAAATCCTTTCGTTTGCGCGGCTACCCTACTAAATATACCCCTTTCACCACTTTTAGATTGATATAAATGTTTCCATTCTTCTAAAAAAGATACCATATCAGGTATTCTTGTATAAGCAACACTATTGTTTGCAAGTTGTCGTTGCGGATATAACCTTGCAAATTCTCCTGATTTAGCTGTAGCTAATTGTTTATCTGTCAAATCAGAAAGGGAAATAAGAGCACTTCTTCTAACTCCACCAACTACTACAATTTCTGCTATTTTACATATAATATCATGTACATCTATTGGCTGTAATTGTAAACCACGATTTTTTTGCACTATTTCTGTTGTAAACTTAACCAAGTCTATTAAAGGCTCTGGACCACTAGCTCTGCCTCCAAAAGTTTTTAAAATAGAACCTCTAGGTCTAAGCTTACTATAATCACATTTAAAAGGAATTCCTTCCCACAAACAATTTAATACTTTTTCAAATCCTTCTGCCCATCCTAATTTACTATCTTCAAATATTATTTGTATTTCTTGTGTATTCTTTAGTGTCTCACAAATAGCAGGTATATTATTAACATATTTTTTTTCTACAGAAAACCCTGCCCCACAACCATTCATCAATATATATAATATTTCAGACATATCCCTTAAAGACTCTATTGTTGTAAAAGAACAATTATAAAATGCCAAATTATCTGCATCTGCGGCAGGTCCAGAACTCCATAAAGCCCTCATACTAGGCATAACTTTATAAGTTAATACATACTCATAACATTCTTTGTATTCTTTTTCTGTTATTCCAGTTTTTATATTTTTTTGTATATAAGAAAAGTACCTATTAACAGTATCTTCCCAAGTTTCTCTACAATTTTTCTCATCAACCCATTTTGAATAATTTTTAATTCGTATAAATTCTCTAAATAGATTATTTATTCTCTGTGTTTGCATTAAAAACTCCTTTTTATTACTAATTTATATATGATTATATAAATATGCCTTTACATATCTGTATCATATTATCTAACAGGTCTCTCACCACATTCTTTTAAAATATTTCCAGCCCATAAAGGAAATGAAAGTTCATATATTGCATATATTCTTCCACTACCCCATCGTTCATGTTCAAACCCCATTCCCATAGGTCTCACATTTTCATCTACATATTCTACCCACCCATTATTAGTTCCCCAAACCAAACCAACATGCGAAGGAGAATTTGGTTGTGTTTGGATAATAATAATATCACCAAGTTTAACTTTATTGTAATTGGTTCTTTTATCCAATTCTTTTTTTTGTCTATAATTCTCACACAAAGATACTAATGAAGGTATGCTCATTTTTTGAATATTTGCACCAAAATATTGTAAAGCTGTTGCTACTGCACCAATACAATCATATCTTCCTTTTGGAAGATTTGCACCATGCATATATTTAGAATCAGCAAATAAATCAATCCACACTTCCATAAACTCTTTTTTTGTCATTAAATGATTGTAATAAAACCAAGATTGATATAATTTATCAATTTTTTGAGATGCTGAGAATGCATGAGGTTTAATATATATTCTGTTTAATCCAGTGTTATTATAAGCAAAAGTTGCTGCTCCCGCAGTTATTAATATAAAAACAACAAAAGATAACCAACTTACTTGTTTTAAAGAAAGAAAATTAATAACTTTATTTATTTTATAGTAAATAGAGGAAATTCTTATTTTATAAAGAATAAGAACTATGGTTTTTAATATTATATTATTGCCCTTATAAGCAATCTCCGGTGGAGGTACGTATTTTGTTTTTGGTTGTGGCATAAGAATATCTCCTGAACGTTTCTTTTTTGTTCTATTTGTTACGTTCATATCATCTATATACAACAATTTATTATTTCTTCTTGACATTTCCACTACTCCTGAATCCTTTTATTCTAAAATTGGTTTCATTTGAATAGTATTGTATTACTTATAATCAGTATCATTATGATTTACTACTTTTGGTGTAATAACACCACCAGTTTTTAATATTTCTTCTTCTATTTGATTAAATAAAGATGCAAGACGCTTTCTAATTTTAAATATTAAATCACGAGAGTCTGGCTCCTCTATTTCAATACCCATAAGTGCTAATTGTACTTTTTCTAAAGTTTTAACTGCAACATCTAGCTTATATTCTATAATAGCATCCTGCAATACTTCTTTTTTAAATGGAAACATTTTTTTATCAACTATTTGCCATGCTTTTAAAATAGAATTTTCTATATCTTCCGCTAACCTGTTTAAATCACGCAATTCTTCTATAGCAACTTCATCTGGTTCTGATATCTCTTGTCTATCTGTTAAAACATGCATCCTACTTCTTATATAAGTAAGACGCTCTGCTTTAGATTCAAGGACTCCTCTTGCCCCAGCATTAATATCAAGTTCACCTTCAAATATCTTTGCAATTAGACTAATTGCATTTGGATTACCATGTTCTTTTATATCTAAAAATTTCTGGCGACTTTCTCTAACAATAAAATGATTTCTAAAATGTAAATCTAAAGTATCTACACTAATTTTTTTTATATCAGATATTTGCTTATAAGTCATTAAATCTCTTGCCCTCATAAGATTTACTTCATTTAGATCAGGTCTTTGACAAATAAGACAAAGAGTGCCATGTCTTAGTGTATGCCCATAACCCTCTGTTTCCCCAACAGAAACTTGATTATTGTTATCATATAATACAATTGGGCCTGTACTGGAATCCACTATTATCTCCGTATACTTGTTATTTTTGTTTTTTCGCCTTTATAATCTTTATGGCGTTCACATTCTTTTATATCTGGACATAAAACAATATGACCATCTTCTGGTATAGCATATATTTCTATTGTAGAAGAATTTTCTGTTTTTAATTCAGTAATATGTTTAAATTTTAATATAACATCTTCTATTTTAATATTAGATACTTTAGTTATATCAATAAAATCAGATAACGATATATAAACATTATCCTTATCTTCCAATAGTATATTATATTCAATAGTATTCAATTCATTTGCCCTAATTTTTATTTCTTCTGATAAAGAAGACATTTTGGTAATATTTTTAACAAAATTTTTTGTAGATCGTTCTTTCCTATTAAATAATTTTCTAAAAAAAGGAATCATATTATTAATCCTTAATGAGAATAAGTTTATCAATACGACTATCTACAAAATTTACATAAGAAAAAATATTACTATATGATATCCCAAAATTTTTTGCTAAAACTAACTTGCATGCTATAGCTTGCAATATTGAAGAATCAAGTTTTGGATAAGTATCAACCAACCCTGCCGCAATTTTAGTAGTATGATACGCAAAATAATATCTCAAATAATTCATAACAACTGTAACTGATGTTGGTTGAAGCGAAGTAAATAAATGATCAGTAATATCTTTCTTTTCTATATCATCTATTCCAACTGAATAAGTGTGCATATTTTTTTCAGTACGAGTAGATTCAACTTCTATTCTTTCAGAAATTGATTTACTTGTTTGATGTTTTATTTCATTATCCATTGATGTTAGAGCAATAAAAGAATCATTTAATTTTTTTTCTTTCTCCTCTATTTTATCTGTAAGAGATATTATATCAGCCTCAGAATAATTTTCTATTTTTCTTATCATATTTCCTAAAGAGATTAATCTAACCGAAATAGAATCCATTAATCCTTTAGTATCAGTAGCCATAGATATTAACAAATTTTTATCTTTTACAATTAACTCTTTCCTATCCAAAAGAAAATTATGAAACTCTTCATTATATTCATTGGAATTGTTTGTCTTTAAATAAACAAGTCCCTCAAGTTCAACATCAACTTCAGAAATTAAATCTACTGTTTTATCAAATTTTGTTTTGTAATCTGTATATATTTCTTTAAGACTTTCATGTTCAAGTTTTAAAGAATCACGTTCTGCTTCCAAACCCCTTCTAGATCTAACAGCTTTAGATATATTATTTTTATCAGAAATTAATCTTTCTTTGGACTCTCTTAAAGATTCTATATTAGATAATACATCTTTCCTACTGTTCTTAAGATTCTCAACTAATGATTGAGTAGATGCAACCTTCTCTGTAGAAATTTCTCCCAAGTCTATTCGTTCCTTTGCCAATTTTTTATCAAATTGTTTTTGAAGGGGTATATACACACTATTTATTTTTGTTTTAAAATTATTAACAAAGCTAAAAATATCATCAAACTCTGAAAAAACATCAAAGACTTTTTTAGTAACCAAAAAAAATCTAAAAATGTTCATCTCTCTTATAAATTCTAATTCTTCAGGAATAAGTATTTTATCATTAATACATTTTATTATATAAGGAATTCCTTTGTATTCTACATCTAGAAATACAGTACTATTTTCTGGAAAAGAATATGATTTATCTATTAAATTTTGTATAATCTCTACAATGTAAAGAGGGACAGTTCTTGTTGTGGTAAAATCAGTAATATATTCTTTATCATCAATTGTATATTTTAATTTTATCCATTTAATATCTTTTATTTTATCTAAAACTTCCCAAATTCTGGAAAAAACAGTTTTATATAAACCATCTCGTAATGATGTTGTTTCAACAAATTCTTCATAAATTTTAGTTAATATCATATAATCCTCCTTTTTTACTTATAACAAAAACGTTTATGGCTCCGAAATCGTTATTATTCAATATAACTAAACCCTTCAGGTGACATTCTCACTAATACAACATTAGGAAACTCATCTATACTTTCAACATGAGAAATTACAAATACTTGTTCAAACCAATCTAACATATTTGTTAATAATCTTTTAACCAATTCTCTATTTTCTTTATCTAAAGAACCAAAAGGCTCATCTAAGACAACAAACCCAACATCAGTGTTTGCCCATTCTTTTATAACTTTAGAAAATCCTAAACGAAGACCAATGTTTACTATTGTTTGTTGACCACCAGAAAGTCTTTTATAACTTCTTGATTTTCCATTAACATCAAAATCAATAATAAGTTTATTTTGTTTAGAACCATCCTCATATATATTAACAGAAACATCTGGTATAATCTGATGTATTATATTATTAGATACAGTTTTAATATCATCAATTGATTGTTCAAAAATAGAACTTATAATTTCTTGAAAAATATTAGATAAAGTATTATAAATATATAATGATTTTTCTCCCTTTTTTAAGGATTCTTTTGTATCATCAAGTGTGTTACTTAAACATTTAAATGAATTTTCTAATTCAACAAATTGTCCTAATTGTATAGTACAATCCTCTAATAATTTTTCTTTTTCAAAGATATCTTTTTTTATTTCTAAAATTTGTGTATGAACACCCTCTGGTATTTTATTTTTTATATCCTCTTTTTCTAAAATCAAATTTTTTATTTCAGTATTAATAAAATTAATTTCATTACTTAATTTATCTATTTCCTCTGTTTTTAAATTAAATTCAGTAAGAAGTTTTATTCTATTATTTTCAAGAATTCCTTTTTTAGATTCTTTTAATCTAATTTTTTCTTGTAAATCTTTAATAAGATCTTTATTAATACTTTTATCTAAATTAGTCTTTTCCTGTTCTTTGATTAGAGTTTCTAACTCTTTGTTATTATTGTCAATAATAATTTTATTATTTTTTATAATTAAATCATATTCTGAATGTTTTTCAGAAACATATACATTTGTTATATTTTGTTTACAAGTTGGGCAAATACCTTCTATTAAATTTTTTTTCATTTTCTCATGATTAAGTATTATCTGTTTTATTCTTGATTCCTCAACTTTATAGAAAGTAATTTTATTTGTGATAGTATCATTTTTTGTCTCTAATTCTTTTATACTATTCTCTAATAAGAGAACATCATTTTGTAATTTATCTATATGTTCTTTATTAGCAGAACACATAATAATATTTTCAGTCACATTATCAATTTCAGTAGATAAAGAACTTATGTCATTTTGATAGATATTAAAATCTTTTATTTTATTTTCTATATGTTCTGATTTTGTTTTTATTTCTTTCTCAATTCTAGTTAAATCATTAATATAATTGATTGATTTCTCCAAAGACTGTAATACATTTCTTTTATCTTCTAATTCTTTTTTAAAAAAGAAAACTTTGTTTTCTGCATCATTTTTTAGTAATAACCGTGATTCTACTAAAGAATGTTCCGTTTGAAGACCATCAATTATTTTTTTTATGTTTGTAACTGCAACCTCAGAATTTTTATATTTCTTAATAGTTAATTTAAGAATTCTTCTCCATTCTTCTAAACCCAAAATTTTATCAATATATTGTCGTCTTGGTTCAGGACTAATATTTATAAATTTATCTATATTTCCTTGTTCAAAAAAACAAGAAGCTGTAAGCATATCATAATCTCGTCCCAAAACATCTATTATAGCTTTATTACATTCTTGTATGCTTTTTCCTTTTGAAACTCCATTTTCTTTAAATTCTAAATAAGAACTACCACTAGTTTTAATACCACGTTCTATAACGTAATTATTTCCAGAAAAAGTAGAATGAATTTTAACAAACATATCTTCATTAAAAAGAAAATCATTTACAAGCTCATCTTTTCTAGAAAATTCACCCTCTCCAAAAAAAGCATATAAAATAGATGAAATAAGAGTGGTTTTACCACTCCCATTGCTTTTTAATGGATTAGAATCATATGCGCCTATTATACCAATTAATCCAGAAGGAGGAAAATTTATTTTAGTATAATATCTATATGATCCAAATCCCTGTAATTCAATTATATTAATACCCATTATGCCATCCCAACACACCCAAAAGTAAAATTAGATTCATCAGGGTCATTATTTATTATAGAAATATTCCCCACAACTGTTCCTGTTTCAGTAGGAACAAATTTAACAGTAAAAGTTGTACTTTTGTGTTTTTCAAGAAGATTAATTGTATTTGTTGAATTAATAACAAAAGAATAATTATCTGAAGTTATACTTTTTATAACTAAATCCCTATAACCATTGTTTTTTATTGTAAATTTAATAGGAGTATCTTTTTCTTTATCAACAAAAGAAAAAATTGTTTTCCCATTAATAATTTCTAATCCTGAAGAATCTATATCTATTTCTGGATTTGGGTTTGAATAAGCTCTTAATATATCAACAGATTTAGTATTACCCCACTCTATTGCCCAATCAATAGCCATCCAAGTATTTGCATCTTTTAAGTCAAAACTTGCTCCTTTAGCAAGCAATTTTTCCAATAAATCTGTATAATCTTTTTTTGCTGCCCACATTAAAATAGTTTGGTATTGATTATTTTTAGAATTAATATTAGCATTATTATCAATAAAATATTCAACAATATCTTTATAGCCACCAGAAGTCATAGGTGCTGCAAGAATTAATGCTGTGTTTCCAGAAAAATCTTTAGCTTCTATAGGAATCCCAGCTTCCACAAGTAGTTTAACAACCTCTAAATTTCCATTTTTAGAAGCAAACATTAAAGCATTCTTACCAGAAATATCTTTTAAAGACACTGATGCCCCATTTTTAATTAAAAAATCAACTATAGTACTAAATCCCTTTTCAGAAGCAACCATAAGAGGTGTTTTACCAAGAACATCTGGTTTATCTATTATTGAAACATTGGACCCCAATAACATAAATACTGTTTCTAAATCACCTAATTCTGATGCAAAATAAAGTGGTGTTCTACCCAAATCATCACGAGATGCTGTGTTAGCACCCAACTCAATCAAACGATTAACTGATTCATATTTTTTATTTTCAATAGCAAACATTAAAGCTGTTTTTGAATGATTATTTGAATCTCTTTGATTAACATCAAACACATTAGAACAAATTAAACCATCTAAAGCATCAAGATTTTGTAAATAAATAGCAAAATTCAAAGCATCCCACCATGTACCATATTGTATTTTTTCTGCAGAATCTAACCATTTTGCATTACCTTTAATATTTTTCAACCCATTTAAACCAGCAAGAAACAATGATGCATTTTTATTATTTCTATATACTGCCCATAGTAATGCTGTAAATCCATTATCTGTAGTTATTGGTTTATAACTAGCACCTCCTGTAATTAATGCATCTAATATAGACAACTTATCATTTTCTGCAGCATATATTAAAGCTGTAGCACCTCTATCAGATTCATTTATTAAATTTGGGTTAGCACCATTATTAATAAGATATGTTGTAATTGTAATTTGAGCTGGACTACTGGTATTTACACAAGCAGATACCATTAATGCTGTTTTACCATCAAAATCTCTTGAGTTAGGATCAGCTGGTGGATCACCAATATTTAAATAATTACCTGCAAGTAGGCCCCTTAAATCTGGTGCATTATTATCTTTTATTGCTTTTATTAATTTTATATTAACTTCACTTTGTGTCAACATCTTTAAGTACCTCTTCTAATAATAAAATTCCTTCTGATAAAACATCCTCTACATAATCTATTTTATTTTCTTTTAATAGCATTTGAACTGTATCTTTAAATACAGAAAATTTATTTTTCTTTTCTAAAGAAATTTCTGCAATATTAAACTTTCGTTCTTTACTAAAAACGTTTTCTATACTCCCAAGTAAGCATCCTTTAATTTTTAAAAACTCTCTAATAATATTAGAGTCTATTTTTTCATCTAAAGATACAGAAAGAAAAACAACTTGATTTCTTAAAAATCTAATCTTTTTAAGATATTCAATTGGTTGCACTAAGGGTGGAATTTGATAATATACAAACCTTCTTATACCTTTTATTTCTTCAAAATTAATTTTACCATCTTTATTTATTAATACATATCCTTTTTTTTGATTTGCATCTGTTTTGTCTAAATAAAACAAAGAACCGGGATATACAACAACCGTACCATTTCTTTTTTCATAAATTTGGTGCTTATGAATATGCCCTGTTAAGGCTATTATATTTTTTTGAGAAATTGAATTAAAATCTATAGTTTCCACATATTTTGATATCATAGTAGATTCACTACCAACAGTACAAGAAGATTCTTGTATATGTGAAACAAAGATTGTTTTATCATGTATATTGTTTATAGATTCTTTAATAGCACTAAATGTTAATTTATCTTTATCTCTATTATTATAATTTTGAATATATGGAACCACAACAATATTCCAATCATAAAATTTAAATTTTGGCATATTTCTATAAGATAAAGCATCATATATAAAAATATTTTCTAACTTCTTCATTTCTGAGATAAATTCTAAAGAATGGGAATGTGTGCTAACACAATGATTCCCCGGAATAATTAAAAAAGGTTTCCCAACCAAATCCATCTGTTCAATCCAACTTGTAATAAATTCATTGTTTTGAGTTGTAGGATGAGACGTATGAAACATATCACCTGCACAGATAGCTATTTCTATATCATCTTCCGAAAAACGTTTTAGTATCTCATTTAATGCTATACGAGCCTCAATTTCTGCATCAAAAAGGCCAGAAGATTGCTGAGTACTATGTGTTTTTATTCCTAAGTGTACATCTGCAAAGCCAAGAATTTTTTTATTTGAAACTTCAATCATTTTATTTTAATATCCTTCCAATTAAAAACAATACTACATTTAGGACATTTTTTAGTCCAACCATCAACTACTTCTTTGCATTTAGGGCAATTATAAACCCAATTTAAAAATTCAAATTCATAATTATTATAAATACGTTCTTTAGGAATAGGTATAGAGTTTATAAAGTCTGTTTGTTTATCCCCATTTAATTTATCTAAAACATCAACAGATGGATTTCTAAGAACTTTTTCAAAATAATTAGGGTGTACTGTTGTACTATCTGTTTTCCCATATTTAATATTATCAGATACTACCATCATAGCCACTTTTATTCTATTACTATCAAATTCTTTAATAACAGTATCCATATGCCTAATACGTCTATCTGATAAAGATAGATTACCATGTTTAGAACCACCAAAATAAAGTTTATTCTTATAAAAATCAGCTAATTCTAATACAAAATCAGCATCTAAAATAGATGAAAATTTATCTAAACATTTTTCTTTATATGGTGTTGATTTTTTCTGAAAGGATATCATAGCTCACTAGAAATCTCTTTAAGAAGAGATTTGAATTCATTAATTAATTCTTTTGGTACTTCATTTAATCCAAAATATTCTTTAAAATCCTTAATTTCACAAAGATTATCTCGAACATTAGACATAATTCGTTTAAATTCTTTAACACCATCACTGTCTTTTTTATCACCAAGAAGATCAACCCCCAATATTTTATTAATATCTTTATTGGTTGGTTTTTCTAGTTTAGAAATACGATCAAGTTTTTTTCTTAAAGAGGTATTATCAGAATCTATGTTTTCTTTAACATATTTATCCACAATCTTTTTTCGTGTTTCATCATCATCTTTTAATTTAGGTATTCTAGCTGTTTCCTCTATAATACGATTATATCTTTTTTCTTTTGAAGGATCATTTGATTTTTCAATTGTATTTTTCAATCTTTCATGAAAATCTTTATTACGCTCTTTAAAATCTTTTCTTTTCAAAGCCATATCTATTCTAGTATAAGACATTCCAGTATTACGAGACATATATGGAATTTTCCAATCACCAGATTTAGGCATTAAGCGAGAGACTTCCTCTTCAGGAAGATTATTTAACATTTCCCAGTATTTAAAAATTGCCTCATCCAGCTCATCTGGTGATAATTTTTCTTTTTGAAAATCTATACGAAGTTGTTTCTCAAATATAACAATCTCATCAGCTTTATCAGTATCTTCTATAAGACATGGAAGATCTTTTAGTTTAAGATTAGTAGCTGCACGAAAACGCCTTTCACCATCCACAATAGTATAAGTTTTTTCACCAAAATTTTGACGAACAATGAGTGGTATATCAACGCCATTGAATTTAATAGAATCTTCTAATGATTGCATTGCATTATCATCAAAAATTTTACGAGGTTGATTTTTATCAATAACCAATTGGGAAAGAGAGATATCTTGTCTATCCATACTTTTTCTCCTATTATAATATATAATAACAAAGAATACTAAGAAAAAGGTATCTTAGTCAAGAACAATTTTTTATAATTAATAAAAAAATAAAAATCAGTAAATTAATTATTTTATTATATAAAATAATTATTATCTATATATTTATTATAATATACAAAATAAATTACTCAAAAGAGGTATTATATAGACTTATTAGAATAGTTAAATAAATTAAGATACTATCTTAATTTGTATACTTGAAAAGTGCCCCAGATAATACATATATATATATTCTTTATATTACAGATATATATAGGGGGAAATGGATTTCCGCATATGGCAAAGTGGCACTTCTAAAATGGCACTTTTGAGGGAAATGGATTTCCGCATATGGCAAAGTGGCACTTCTCTATATTCGGAAATCCATTTCCTTTTTATATTATTCATAATTTTTTTATTGACACTCATAACCTATAAATGTATATATGATTTATGAAAATACCTTGGTTTGTGCTAACAACAAAAAGCCAGTCTAAAAAATTTAATAGACTTTTGGATGAGATTTTATTGGTAGAATTAACAAATAAAAGCTCTTTTATGCTTCTTGGCTATAAAAATTTGACCCCACAAGATAAAGAAACATACTATTTCCTTCAAAATATGGCATTAATGGGGAAAAATAGAACTAATGAGGTATCTGTTTCTTTAGATTTTATTGCTGATGCTTTAGGAACCACAATTAGAACCCAAAGAAATAGAATAAACTCATTAAAAGAAACTCGATTGCTACGAGTTAAGAGAAAAGCCTATAAACATAACACTTATGTTGTTATTATTCAACCTTTACCTGATTCAACTCTTGTGTCAACTCTTATTAAACTAATAAGACGAAAAAGATTATATAATCTTTTAAATGATTATAAAAAATCTGTAGATCCTTATGAAAAGGACGTTATAAAAAATAAAATAGAAAATCTACACACCAATAAATTATATAGCAATATCCCACTTAACTTAAGTGAACAAGAATAAAACTTATTAAATTTTATATCAAATTTACTTAAAAAACCTTTAAAAGTATATATCATTTATTTTATAATTTACTCTTAAGGAGCTATTTATGTCTAGTGTTGTTAAAATAAATTCCAAAAAAGGTCTAGTTACATTAAATCAAAATGATCTTATTGAAAATAATCTTATAAGATATATAAGAACATCCTCTAAGGGAATTGGTAAGTTTGGTTTATTAACTGATCATCCCTTTGAAACTGTTGCATCTTTTATATTTAAGGAAAAATACCCTAGTGATCAAATTAAAATTGCTGAAAAATGCATGATTAAGAAAAATGGGGAAGGAGATTATAGTGTGGATGTTTTACTTCGTATATCTCAAGATGTTTCTGATGATTTTTATGCTAAACATCCTGATAAGGCAGTATTTAATAAACCAGAACAAACTAAAGGATAGTATTCTTTTTTAGAGGTATTTCTTATGAAAAATAGTAATATACAAAAAGAAATAGTAGATATTTCCTCACGGAGTTTGAAAAAAGGTGATATTGTATTTGTTTTAGACACAACACAAGATGTTTCTGACACGGTTCATATTATGAGTTCCTCCGTTTTAGGAGAAATTATATCTGTAGATAAAGATGATCTAGTTAAAGTAAAAATAGGAAATGATATTTTTGATTTTGATTCAAAAACTATTAGTAAAATTGATACATCTGAGCCAATAGATGATATTTTTGCGCATTTATCTCAAGATGTTGAAAATATACAGCTTATAAAAGAGGCTGAAATTTTAGATAAGATGTTAAAATCTTAATAGATAATTAAATAAAGAGGTATTATTATGCGTATTGAAGCATTAAGTAAAGACGGTGGTTTGATTGTTGTTGATAAGTTGGATGATATTTATAAAATAGCAAAAGCAGGTATAGATTCATATATAGGTGATAATTATATCATTGAAGATGAACTTGGTTATACATTTCTAACTTTTAAATCAGCAGAAGGAAAAGATATTGTTAAATTTGCAATTATGGAAGATGATGACTTTGGTGAAGAAAAAGGTGGAGCAGAAGGTTTTGAAGAACTTGGTGATGTTGAACCTGTAATTAAACCACAGCCTAATCAATCTCGTCTTACTGCCAGAGATGTTCTTACTCCAGAAGAATTTGAAAGATTTGAAAAAATTCAACAAAGCAAAAACGTTATCCAGTAATAGAAAACGTTTATGGCTCCGAAATCGTTATTTTAAAAGAGGTTTTTATTATGTTTGAACATATTGCTGTAGATACAAATAATTCTATAATTACAGTAGAAGATGCTTCTGATTTATATAAAATTGCAGAAATAGGGGAAGAAATAGGGTTAGATGTTAGTGTTTCTGAAAATCCTCTTAAGCCAATTGTTATCTTAAGATCAAGAGAGGGTACTTGTGCTAATATTTCTGTACTTTTAAAGAAATTTGCCATTCTTGAAGAAGAACAGAACCAGATTACTCCACAGGAAACTATCACAGAATCTCCTACTGAAGAATTAAGTACGGAACCTGAATTAGAAGAGGGGAGTGCTCCTCTTACAGAAGAAGAGGCTGCTGTATTAGAGGACATAACCGAAACCTCTGCTCCTATAGATGATTCTTCTGTTGTGGATTATGCTTATGATAGAGTTTATACTATGGCTCAAAGAATTAAAGAAGAAGCAGCCACAATGGAAAATGCTTCCCCAGAACAAAGAAATGATTTTATTGATAAGGTTACTAAATATTATGGACAAGAACAGAGACTTTCTTCACAAAGAGTGTCTATTCTTAAAACAGAATATGATAATAAGATAGAAATATATTCGAGAGTATTATCGGGGTGGAATCCTGATTATAATGAATCTTCAATACCTCCTTTAGGTAAAGGTGAGTCAGGTGGTTGGATGACAGATGTTGGTAGTAAGCAAAGAGAGCAAGGAACATCTATGAAAACTTTATCTAAAAGTTTAAAAGGAAAAGGTAGTGGTAGTTCTTTATTTAAAGGACTTTATGTTAAAACTGAACGTGGGGCAGCAAGAATTCAAGTGGCTATTAATGATTTATCACAAGGTCGTAATTTTATAAGTTTATTAAAAAGTTCATTAGGAACTACAGGTGGCTCAAATAGGCAAAACTTATTTTCTGGGTATGTAGGAACAAATAAAAATGAATTTGGACAAGTACTTTCTTTACAGAATTTTGCAGGTATAAACTTTGATGTATTAGATAATTTAAATGCACTTATTTATATGTCATATTATACATATCTTTTGTTTTCAAGAGATGTTGGGGAAGATTCCTTATCTTTTACTGGTCAAAGGTCAGATATAGAAATAACATTATCTGGTACAAAAAAAATGCTGGACAAATTTGGTACAGTGTTACATAAAGTATAATAGAGGTTTATTAATTAAATGGATGATATTTTCAGCCCTGCTTCACCGGGAAGTAATTTTTATGATGTGCTTCCTCGATCTGTTTCATTTGAGGCAAATCCTGAGTTTTTAGATAGAAAAGGTGCTACTTTTACAGGTGTATCCGGGATTAATTCATTAGGATTAACCGGAAATGCTTTAATGCAACAAATATCACAAACAGGTGCTAGTAATAGTATACTTAGAAATCCATCCCGAAGATTTTATGATCCTGAAATAACTACCACAGCAATATACCTCCCACGAACAACAAAACAAAAAAATAGATGGTGTCGTTGGTTTTATGATCATGATGAGCTTATTGGTGCTGTCCTTGATGCGCATGTTGAATTAGCTCACTCAAAAGCAGAATTTTTTGTTGATGATCCTTATATTCGTAGACAAATACATGATTGTATTGATAGAACACATTTATTTACAAGACTATCCCAAATAGATTTGGAGTTTTTAAAAATAGGTGAAGTTATTGTTAACCTTAACTGGGATAGTAATTTAGGAATGTGGAATCACATTGTTATTCATAATCCTGATTTTGTAGAAGTACGATTTACACCTTTTGCAGACCAAGAATGTTCAATTGAATTGGTTCCAGATGATGAATTAAAAAAACTTGTTCATTCTACAAAACCAGAAGACCAACAATTAAAAAGCAGATTACCTGATCATATATTTAGACGTGTTTTAACTGGTAAGAATATTAGTCTTAATCCTGATGAAGTTGTACATATTGCCCGTAGAAGTAATCCTACTGATGTACGTGGAACAAGTATTATTCAGAGATTGTTTAGGACTTTAATGTATGAGGATAAACTGAGGGAAAGTCAAATAACAATTGCCGATAATTTCGTATATCCATTAAGAATTTTTAAACTTGGTGATCCACAAAAAGGTTGGATTCCTAATGAAACACATCAACGTGCATTGGCTCAAATGCTTCAACAAGCAACATTTGATCCAAACTTCAGTTTGATTTATCACTATGGGTTAAATGTTGAAACAGTTACTGTTGCAGATAAAGTAATGAAACTTGATAAAGAGTTTTCAATTATTGATGAGAGAAAAATGGTTGCACTTGGGGTGGGGAAAGGTTTTTTGACAGGGGAGCAGGGTTATGCATGTTTCTCTAAAGGAACAAAAGTAACAACCCCCGTTGGTTATAAAAAAATAGAAGATTTAGAAAAAAATGATATTGTTATAGATAAAAATGGTAAGTCACAAAAAGTTATAGATAATTGGAGTAGTGGAAAACCACACAGCTTATTAAAAATAAAATTATGGGGTGGAAAAGAGTTTATTTGTACTCCAAACCATCAATGGCCTGTTTGGACATGGCCCAGAGAATGTGCTTGTGGTTGTGGTAAACCTATTGAGTCAGGAAGATCTTTTGCTCATCCAACAAAACATTGTAAAGATATAAAATTACAAAAACTAGAATGTGGTAGATCAACAATAAGAACAAAAGAACCTAAAGGTGCTCCTATTGGTTATGATCCTTTATTAAGATTACCTGCAGACAGAATTAAACCTTGGGATTATTTAATGATTCCAAGGAAATTTAATGAAATTAAAACAGAAGTTACTAAAGAGCAAGCATTGCTTTTGGGGTATTTTGTTGCAGAAGGTAATTTTTCGAAACATCATACTACAAAAGAAATTACAGGAATAAATTTAACTTTTGGTATTAAAGAAAGAGATACATTGGTAAAAGAAGCAGTATATTTATGTGATAAAATTGGACTTCCTATAATACAAATTGAAGAAAAAACAAATTCATTACGTTTACGTTCAGCTAATAGAAATGAATTTAAAGATATTGTTTTATGGTTTAAAAAGAATGCAGGAGAATATTCTAATAAAAAACAATTATCAGAAGAAGTTATGTCTTGGCCTCTTGATCTTAAACAAGAACTTATTAAAGGAATGTTTAGGGGTGATGGTTGTCAAAGAATAAATAATAAAAATCCGCACTCACAGTTTGCTGTTCATTATACAACAACATCTGAAGTTTTAGCATATCAATTAGAACTTATTTTGGCTCAATTAGGTTTTCCTGTTAATTGGACAATACAAGATTGTTCAAAAAGAGGTAGAAAAACATTATATCGTTTTAATATACATGGAAAATTTGCTTTTGATTTGGCAAAAATAATTTGGGGAAAGGATTCAAAACTAGTATTTGATGATACAAAAAAATTTCTAGGGCAAAAAGCGTGGGTAGATGACAATTATGTATATATAATGGTAAAGTCTATTACTAAAATAGAAAATACAGAAAAAGTATATAATTTAACTATTGAAGATACACATAGCTACCTAGTTAATAATATTGGTACATACAATTCAGCTAATGTTGCTCTTCAAATGCAATTAGCTCGATATAAGTTTAAACGTGATCTTTATGAATCTATCTTTTTAAGAGATAAATTCTTTAGAGTTATGGCAGAGCGCAATGAATGGTATAAAAGAGATAAGAGAGAATTAGTTGGTCAGTTTAGAGTAAAAAGAACTGGAAAAGAACAAGAAGAACGATTAATTATGCCAAAGATAGTTTGGCATAAAAAATTTATGATGAGGGATGATCAAGCTTTTATTGCTTTTATGAATAATGTTTATGCACAAGGAAAAGGACCAATTTCTGCTATTTCTTTACTTCAGTTTTGTGGAATGAGTTTGGAAGAAGAGTTAGAGAATAAAAGAAAAGGAAAAGAGTTAGAACAAAAAATAGGTGAATATATTCATCCAGTTTTATCTTCTCCGGGTCCTGCCCCCTCCAGTGGAGCCGCTGGTATTACTGCAAAGATAAAAGACAAATTTAAGTTTGGTAAAAATGCAGAAATACCACAAGAAGTTAAAAAAGAAGAAACAACTATAGATAATCCAGAAGCACAAGAATTTGTTAAAGCAGGTGCTGAAGAACTTGATCCTGCACATCAGGCACAAAAAATAAAACCAGAAGATTTATATCCTAATGAAAATGAATATTATAATTCAGTTTCAAAAATGATTAATCCTGTAGATGATAATACATGGTTTAAAAATATTGAATCATCTTTTATACCTTCTGAGGTTAGATTAACCCTTATCAATCTTAATAATAAATTAAGTGCTATTGATAAAAAATATAATGGTAATTTTGTAGCTGGCATAAATGAAGAATCAGATAATTTAAATAAACTTCTTAATGATTTATATAAACAAGGAAAATTATTTTCTTACAATACAACTAATTTCTATCCTGTTTATAGAGAATACTTTGCATCTAATGATAATATAACAGATTATTCAGATTTAATTCTTACAAAAGAATTTGATGATTGGATGAAGTCTTTTGTAACCATTCAAGATTTAGATAAAAAATCCATATTTAAACATATACGAAATTTAGGAAGTACTTGTTTTGATTACGGTCAATTAAAAGGTTTTCAAGAACAGGGTATTTATACTGTTAAAGTGAGTAATGTTATTTCAAATGATGGTATTCAATATAGTGTAATCGATTTATTGAGTAAAGGTAGAAATTTAAATCCACTTATTTCTCCTAAAGATGAGATAGCAATTTTCTATCCTTGTATAGAAGGATTTGATGATGAGGAATTTGGTAATAATGTTGATCCTCATATTCAACGTTATTCTAATTATTCAGTTAATGGTATTAATGTATCTAATTGTCCTGTAGAATATTCAGATCATGTTTTTCGTTTTTTAACAAAACTTGGTAAAGTACTAAAAAAGAAATATTCAGACATAGTTTTTATAAAAGATATTATAGATCTCCCAGAATGGGAAACAAGCGAAATGGAACGATTAAAAAAGAAATATGCTGATGTTTCTCCAAAAGAATCACAAAGTATGTTGGTTAAAAATTCCTTAGATTATGAAAAGATACAAAAACGTGGTAAAGTTCCTGTTTTTGAGGAAAATAAAAAACTTTATATTTCTAATTGGATTGGAATGGAAGATAACTCTATAACTGAAAGTCTTCTTCGTTACATAAATCTTGTAGATAGTGATATAGAAAAATCTATTAAAAAAGCTTTTAAACAAGTTAATTGTGATTTAACGGCTGAAGAATTACAAACTTATAAAATATTTAGCTATATTGAACCTATATCTTCTGATATAGATAATCCAAGGGGTTATAAAATTAGTGAAATAACTAGTAAAAACCAAGATCTAGATTATAAATTAAGAACAGGTAAGATGTGGGATTCAGAAGGTAAATGTATTAACTCAAATGAAACCGATCAAATGCAGATTTTTAGAGGAAATGTAAGAATGTGGGTAGATTATCCTCATTTTCTTGATAAAAGCATTCGTGATTCATTTGAGGAACTATAATGCATAGAAAAGCAGATTCTCAATATTTTACTATAACAGAAGAGCTTCTTGAAAGTGTGTTTGGGAACAGACCAAACTGGAAAGAAGAAATTAATTTTTATGATCATTTAATTAATGAAGGTACAAATCCTTTTGTATTAGGATTAGATGAGTTTAAAATGATGGGAAATGCTTTTGGTTCTAAATACCATACCCCCGGACGATACTTCCGCTATATTGATTTATTAAGAGAAAGTTATGAATCAGGTTCTGAACCATATGATCCTTTTTATACAGAAGAGGAACAAGAACCAAACGAAAAAACACAATTTCAACCTATTGACAATAAAAAAATATTTCATAATGAAAACAGGGGTAATGTGATGGAAAAACAAGCAGGTCTTTCTGTAACCCAATGGGTAAAAAGATTAAAATCTAAAGGTGCACCCCAAAGTGTTATAGATAAAATAAAAGCAATAGAACAATCTGGAAAAGAACAAGGAAAAAGTAAAGAATATATAATGAGAACCATTTTAGATAAAATTCCAAAACAATATTTAGATAAGCCAACAAAGGCGCATGGCCCTGAAAAATCAGGCCCACTGTCTGAATCAAGAAAAAAAGCATCTGAAAAGGATGACATGTATGTTGAATATGTTGGATCAAGAGGAGATGAAGTTCCTTTTGAATTATTAGGAAGCAAGTGGGAGTATTGTAACGGTAGATATTCTGATGGAACAGTAGATGTTGCTGTTTATGCTTATGCTGGGGATGTTTGTTATGGGTACAATTATTTTCAAAATATTATTTTAGGAAAAAACGTTATGAAATTAAGTAATGATAATTACTTTGATGTGGAACAAGTTTTAAGAAAAATTGCAACAGATAATTCTATTGATAATACTAAATCTATAGAAATTGAAGTGAATAAAGATTTTATGACAATCAAATTTGAAAAAGAGTAATTTTATGGATTTTAGTAAAGTTTCAGATGTGGATGAACTTATAAAAAAATCAGATATAGATTTTTATGAGTTAGAAGAAGATCAAGAACTTAATTATCTTATAGAACAAAGTCAATCCGCAGAAAAGGAATATGATAGATTGTATCTACAAAATAGTAGTAATGATGATTTGCCTAAATTACTTGAAATAATTAATTATCTTCATACTTTAATAACCAGACAACTAAAAGAGTTCCATCCTAGCAAAACACCGAAAGATTTAGCTGATTATATTAATTATAAATATTCTGCAGTTCTTTAAAAGAGGTTAATTATGGAAACTAGAATAAAAGAATCTTTTGTAAAACATATGCCGGGACATAAGAATAGCAAAGGAGAATCAGCTCCTTATGTAATTGTAAGTCATGAAACGGGTAAAATATTATCTTCTCATTCTTCCGAATCAAAGGCCCGAAAACATCTTCAAGATATGCATGCACATTCTGGAGTATCTGTTGAATTTAGAAAGATAGGATCTATTGACGATCTTATTAAAATTGCAGAAGATCTACCTACTCCCAAAGAAAGAGCAAAAAATCCAGTTGATACAAAAGATAATGATAGTAATTTAGAAGATTCAGAAATATTAAGACTTGCTATTATTGCTGAACTTGATGCAATTAATTTATATGAACAAATGTCAGAAGTCACAAGTAGTGATAGAATAAAAGAGATACTATTAGATATATCCAAGGAAGAGAAAACACATGTTGGTGAACTTCAAGCTCTTCTTCTTGAAATTGATAAAGAACAAGTAACTGAATTGGAAGAAGGAAAGAAAGAAGTAGGCAAAGATGAGAAATCATCTGAGGACGAAAAACCATCTGAAGATGAAAAAGAACCAGAAGAAGAATCAAAAGAAGAAGAAAAATAAATTGTATCGACAGCTTATAAAACGAAAGCTTGCATATATAATGCAATCTAACCCGTCAATAATAAATAGTCCAGCAATTGGTCTTTCTTATCAACGCTTCCCCAACCAAAAACGAATTGAAATTATTGTTTGGATTCGTCAGCAAGAAGGGTTAGACAAAGATCAAATTAAAGAGATAATTATTGATAAATTTCATATTTCAAACAATGATGCTGAAAAATTATATTATGAAGCATATCCAGATGGATTAGATTCCGAAGAAGAAGAAATAGCAGATTCTCTTGAAAAAATTTTACCAAAAGAAAAGCAAGATAAGATTGTTAATGCTGCTTTTGCTATTCTTTTAAATGAACATGCTCCATTTTTGAATCAAAATGATATTGATGATGAATCAAAAGATATTTTTATTAATTATATTAAGGAATTATTAGAAGTTCGAAAAGTTATATGACTTTGCTTAAGATTTTTAAGAAAAATCATATATTTTTTTGTATATTGTGTTTTTTATTGTAAAATTAATACGTTTATGGGTCCAAAATCGTAATAATTTTATTCTTTTAAAAAAAGAGGGGAAAATATGACAAAAGAACAATATTGGGATACTCTAACCCCAGAGCAACAAAACAGTTTCTACGAAAGCATGAGTAGGGCAGAAAAAGAGGGTTTTGATATTGAAGTTTATGATGCTGTTGATATTTGGTATTTAATAAATGAAAATATTAGAGGGCAGCAACCAATATCAGAAGAAGAAGAAACAATTGTTGATTATCCTAGAGAAAATGAGCTGGGAAGTGAAACTATGTTAAAATTCAAAAATTCAAATAATATTGATGATCTTATTAAGAGATCAGCAGCAGAAAAACGTTATGATGCTGTTGTTTTAATTAAAGTTTTTGTTGATGATACTGGTAACGATGAATTAGATAGAGATACAGCATATCAACAATTAAAAGAATATTTAGAAAATGTTCCTAATGCTGAAATATCAAGTATTGATCGTAATTTTGGGTTAATATAATTAAAAGTGAGGATTAAATGATGAAAATTAATAGCAGTACAATAGTAATTGAAAAAGGATCATCTGAGTTTGATCAAATTGAAAGTATTCTTAAAAAGATAGCAGAAGAAAACAAAATTAATAATGTCAAGACAGCATCTATTTCTCTTACAAAAGAAGATGGTGTTGTTTCTTTTGAAATTAAAAAAGAAGCGCAGCTTCCTGCTGTAACAATGGCACCATCTCAAAATTTAATTGGAAGATTTCAAGAAGATCCTAATCAATTAAATATTGAAGAACTTAATTCTTTATTAGCAGATCTTCAGAATCCTCAAATAAATGTTACTGGTGGTGGGAAAGGTGAGGACAATAGTTACATAGGAAGAGTCAACGCTGCTATTGCACAAAAACAAGGTGAAACAGAAGCTTTGTGGCAAGCAGGAAGTTTTAGTCCAGCACCTACAACTTACTAAGATTTGTTTTTATAAACGATAGGAAAATAAACATGGCTGTTCATTACATATCTGGTCAAGAAAATACTTGCAAAGAATTTAAAGAATTCAGTAGTAAAGACAGGGAGAAGATAGCTGAGGTTATCGACATAAAAAGAAAGGCCCATTGGCTTTCTCCTGTCGTTGAAGATTATATTTATGGAACAACAAGAGCTTTAGATTTTGGTGATTATTATGGGAAATATGGTAAAGGTTTTTGGGAAGCAAAAGTAAATAAAAATGCAGATTATTTTGATAGATCAGAATTGGAAGAGATTCATCCTGATAAGAATATTCCTAGATATCTAACTTTTAGAACTGCGGCGTTGTATAAAGATCACCAAAGTAAATCTTTTGAAAATGCTATAGGATTGATTTTTGATTCTGTTTTGATTCCTGAGCCTTATGAAGACGGTCATGTTACTTGTCTTTTTGGATTGGATATTAAGAAAGCCCCAAATATTGCCAGAACGATGCAAAAATATGCTGATCGTGTTCCTGTTAGTATGGGATGTTCTATTAAACATAGTATATCTACTTGTTGTGGTAAAAAAATAGTTAAAGAAGCCGATATATGCAACCACTTGAAGTATAATAGAGGTGGTAGACATAATGGTGTAAAAATAGCAGAAATTTTAAAAGGTGTTGATTTTTATGAGCTTTCTGTTGTTTCTAGCCCAGCATGTACAACTGCATATGTTATTGATACTGTAAGTGAAATTTTACCGGGAAGATTATTAAAAGTTGCGAATGAAACTTATCAAGGACAAGAAATTATTAATATTATGAATACTGTGCATCGTATGATAACAGATTCTTCTTCAATACAGGACAAAAAACGTTTAGCCAATCAATTAGACCAATTAATTTATAGATTGGAGTGTATTGCTTAAATAGTTTATTATGTTATGGCAAATGAATATTTATATCAACAAAATCAACCTCAAAACCCGAATGTTTTCCAACAACTTGATCCGGGTAATGTTGAAGAAGCTGAACCAGCAGAGGTAGCAGAAAAAAAGAAAAAAGAACAAGAAGAAAAAGTAACTCTTGGTGTTGGAACCGATATATTTGTAAGGAAAAAAAAGCCGGGAGCTGTTGTTGGTAGTGGTTATATAGTTGATATTTATGAACAAGGTATAAAAAGAGATTCAATAGAACTTTCTACCAAACAAAAAGTGGTGGAATTAGTTAGAAAATTTAAAGAAAAATATAATACTGACCGTGCATTTCAAAATGAGATACAATTACATATTACATTTAAGCATAAAACTGAAAGAGGTGAACCCGTTATGGCAGGTATAGATGATATCCTTCTAAAGAAAGCCAATAGGTTACAAGAAGTCTTACAAAGATTAATTGACCCAAAATTGCCGTTAAAAATACGCCAAGGTGAAGATTTTGCAGCTCCTGCAAACCCAACACAAACACAAGAAACCTCTTCAGATAATCAACAAATGGATAAAGAAAGTGTTAAACGTTTTATATCAAATGAGATTATTAAAAAATTTGTGGATTTTGTTAAAGAGAATATAGAGGGAATGGGTGGGGCAGAACAAGAGCCATCCTTTGTAGGAGCAAAAGATACAAACAAAGCAAAGTTTGCTGAAGAAAGTAATCTATTTAATCCTTTAAGAAAGTGGTATGGTGCATTAGCAAGAAAAATAGAAGAATTTAATCAAATCAATAATATTTTCAATGCACAAGATATTGCAGATATTACAAATGATACTAAAAAAATTCTTTTATCAAAAGACCCTGCTTTAATTAGCCAAAATACTGGTGAACAAGTTAGTCAAGAAGTGGCTGATGCTATATACAATGTGGGAACTAAAAATATAGGAAAACCGGGAGAAGCAGAAGAAGGTGGATTACTTGGGGGTGATCCAGAAAAATCAAAAAAAGAAGAACAACCTGATAATTCTTCCTCTGTTTCTGCTAAAGAACAAATTACTAATAATAAAACAGCAGAATTAATAACAAAAGATTTTTTGCATAGTGAATACTTAAAAAACAAATTATCAGAATTTACAAAACAGATACAAACAGTTGGTGATACTAAAACTATAGACAATATTGCGACAGATTTAGAAATAAAGAAAAAAGAAGTTGCAGAACAATTGCATGATCTTTTAGTTAAAAAAGGTGATCTAAATGAGTCAGAATCTGCGGCAAAACATTGGCTAGAAGAAACAATGGGAGTTAAGAAAGAGGGTAGTGTATCATCTGATTTTTGGAAATATGCTTCTCAAACAAGAGGAGATTATACACTAGAAGAAGTTTTTGCAAGTTGGGTTGAAAAAAGTGATCTTACAATAAATGAATTAGTTCATGCTTGGGAAGAAGTTACTAATGATGTTAAAAAAGCTTTTAATTTAAATAAAGAATCTCAAATTAATATAGATCAAGTTGATTTTGCAAGCGTATTTTCTAATACTATAAGAACTTTGTATAATATTGTAGATATGATCTTTTCTGGTGGTACAGATTTTCAAACTGCAAGATTAAATTCTAATATAGATTCTATTTCTGAACAAGAATTTAATAATTTTATAGCAGAGAATTATGGGGTGGGAGGAGTTGCTGGTCCCTCAAATCTAACAATAAATATAGCAACAAGATTAGCAGAAATAGTACAAGAAAATATAAATATTTCTCCAGCTTATGATGATGAAACAAAAAGATCTGCAAATTATTTTATAGCTACAGATTTAAAGAATTTTTTACAAGAGCAATTTAACACTTTCATTTAATATAAGATTTTATACAGGAGCATTTTGATGACATTAACAGAAAAAGTTAAAAATCATACTAAAGATTTCTGGAAATATGCTAGTCGCACAGAAGGAATCGCTGATATAGAAGATGTTTTTGTGGATTGGGCTGAAAAAGCTGACATCACTATATCTGATTTTTTTCATGTGTGGGCTAGTATCCATGAAGATATTAATAATGCTTTTGGTATAAAAACAGCAGATGTTTCTTTTAGTGGAAACCCAGATGATTTAACAAAATTATTAAGACAATTATATTCACAAGGAGAAATTGGTGAAAATAATAATTTAACTACTCCAATAGAAGATTCATCTATTACAAAACCACCAATGACTCCAATAAATCCTTCTCCAGAACTTATGGAGACACCTAAACCAACTGAACCTATGAAAGATTTGGGAACAGCCCCATCATCTATGGCTTCTCCAGAACCAAAAGAAGCACCTAAACCTGCTGGTGAAATGACACCAGAGGGTAAAAAAGATTTACCTTTAGTTGGTAGCCTTGAACAATTGGTACATATATAAACCAAATATGTTTTTTTGTACAGATTCCTTAAATTTTTATAAACAAATATTATATTTTATATCAAATATAGATGTGGTGTTACTATGCCCCAAACAATAGATAGTGCTGGTAGTCTTAATCAAATACCAAGTCTGCATTCTGCACCATCAAGTGGGGAAGGCAGTAAAACACCACCAGATCCTAATAAATTAGGTCCACCAACTCCAATTGGAGGAGCAGGTGGGGTAAAACCAGCCGGAGCACCGGGAGCACCTACAGGTGGTGGGGCCGCAACAGATGCTGGAACAATGGCTGGTTTACAAATGGGAGCAGGTGCAAAAAAACCTGCTTTGCCGTCACAAGATCCAGAGAAGCAATTAAATGACAAAGCAAATTTACTTGTTTCTGATACAATAGAAAAACTTCGTCATACTAATGATGAAACAAAAGAATTGATAGATAGAGCTAAAAAAAGGCTCTTACCTAGAGATAAAGAAGAAGAACTTATTGATTTAATAGCAGATTCCCTTCTTAATGAAGGATTTAAGCCATACAGGATACAAGATTTACAACACGAGAAGGGGTTTGATAGTTTTTCAGATTATGTTATGGATATAATCCAAACAAATCAGAGAAATTTACAAAAAGAAGAAAAGCAGACTCAACTATTACAGGGACTTCCTCCTATTACTAAAAAACCAGCAGGTAAAGAAGGAAATCCCCCTTTAATGGAAAAAAAGCCTGATAATGATACAATGGGTGTAAACCCTCCTAAAGCAGCACAAAGCAATACTTCCGCATCTTATAAAGATGCAAATTTTAACAGGAGTGTACTCATGAAGAAACAAGTCGAATTAAAAGATGGAACCCTTGTACTCAAAGAAGCAACAGATGTTTCTAATGTAATCGAGGGTATTTCAATCGCAAGAAGAAAAGTAGAAGCTCTTCTTGAAGAAGTTCAAGAAGGTTTTATTAAGCAAGCTGGTATTGAAGCTCTTATTAAACAAGGTGAGCTTGGAATGCCGGGTGGAATGGGAATGCCGGGTGGAGGAATGGGTGCTGGCCCAATGGCTCCGGGAGCTGGTGGATTAGACGCAATTATAGGTAAACTTAAAGATGCTATTCAAGCCCTTGCTGATTTCTTAGGAAAAGGTTCAGCATTAAAGAAAGATGAAACCATTCCTAAAAAAGATTTTGATGATCTAGAAGGCGAAATGGGGAAAGGGAAAGCAACTATGGATAAAGCTCTTCCTGTTGCAAAAGGTGATGTTAAGCCTTTTGGTGGCCCAAAGAAAGAAGAACCAAAACCTTTTGGTGGACCTGCACCAGAAAAGAAAGAAGTGGCTGCGGGATCAGAAGAACTTACAAAAGAAGCTGCAAAAGATAGCCAAAAAGCTATGGATGTAGCAATGGGTAAAGTAGGACCAGAGAAAAAGAAAGAAGACAAGAAAGACGATAAGAAAGAAGATAAAAAAGAAGAGAAAAAAGACGACGACAAAACTAAAAAAGCTGACGATGGTAGTGAAGAAGGTAGTGAAGCTAGTGAAGAAGGTGTTGGTGACGAAAAAAAGGAAGAAGAAGAAGCCGATAAATCTGCATCTATTTCTGCACAATCTATTGTCTCTGTTATAAAAGAGAGGCTCGCAATGACAAAAGAAGCACAACTCTACCCATTTAAAGACCTGAATAAACAAAAAGTTGACAATATTAATGCTACAACAGCTAAACAACAAGCTTCCACTATTAATAGTGAAATCTCTGGTGGAAAACATCCTGAAGGAGAAAGAGCACAAAGTATTGCTCCTAAATCTATCAGTGAAACTGCAAGAACACCAGAAAAAGGTAAATGTTCTGAAAAAGGCAAAGTAAGTGTTGAAGTTGCTGAAAGAATAAGACAATCAACTGTGCAAAACGAAATTTCTAAAGCTCGTCTTGCAGTTGAACTTGCTTCACAACAGCAATTGAAAGGACTTATTCCTAATCCTTTGAAAGAAGCTTTTGTTGCAAATATGGTTAATAGTGGTATTAATAAAGAAGCTGCTGAAGATATAGCACATAACTCATTTGTTGATGGGTATGAGCAATCTCAAAAAGAAGTGATGAAAGAAGCTTTTGATACTTTTATGGGAAAAGATGTTAATGATTTCATAAAAGTTGCAAAATATACAAAAGAATTTAAAGTGAAAGAAGGTTCTCAGGAGTCTTCCGAGACTGTAACTGCTTCTCAAGAAGTTACAAGGGAGAAGACTGCGAGTGTTAAAGAAACTCCTCTTAGAGGTACTCAAGCAAGTAAAGATCGTAGAGAGGACTATAGGAATTATTGGGAAGATGTATCCCGTGATGATACCTATAATAGGAAACGTGGATACTAAAATTTTAAGGAGGATTAGCAATTATGACAATACCTAGTATTGGTTCAATGCCTCCCATTGGTAGAAATGGGATTGTTAATTCTGTTCGTAAGCTAAGTGGCAATATCGTAACTGGATGGAGACCTGTGGATGCGTCTGCAAGTTTTATCGCTGGTTATGTTGCTTGCCTAGATTCTAGTGGAAATTTGGTTGTAGCAGATTCAACATCCAGCAGATATATTTCTGGGAAGATCTTGGGTCTATTTAACTGCCATAAAACCACAAGTTTTTATCGCCCCGTCGCTGGGGAATTGGTGACTTTTACAGGTGCTGCGTCAACTGTTAATTTGGCGCACTCAAATTTACAAACATCTGAATACAGAGTTTATAACACAAGTACTGGTACTGCTTATTCAAGTAGTACAGACTATACTATTAGTACAACTAATGGTACGTTGACTCTTAACGGTGGTACAACTATTGGTACAACCGAGACTGTTGGTGTGAATTACAGATATCTAGATCCGAATCTTTCGGGTATAGACCAGACGTTGGGGTCTGGGTGTGCTTCAGTTATTGAAGGTAATGGTGAAATCGCAACTCTTTGTTATGAAATTAATGTGGCATGGGCACTAAATACCGCTGTTACAGTAAGCTCAAATGGGCTTCCGACAATTGGTGGTAGTGGACAAGCAATTGGCTTCGTTACAAAGGTTCCTACAGCAAGTAATCCAGAACTTCAATTCCAAATGAGATTAGCATAAGGAGATAAGTTATGTGGGCAGATGGAATAGAAAAGAAAGAAGTTAGAACAGCAGCAGTTGCTGCGAAGTATGATGAAAGGCTGTTAGATCCTAAACCTTTTGGTGGAATTAAATCCAACGGAAGAGAGATCGAAGCGAGTGGCCACATGTTCGGTGCAAATAATGAACTTAATGCATGGGACAAAAAAGACGCGATTACCCAACAAATGAAATTTGCTGAACGCCGTGCTTTATATCAAAGACCCGGAAAACAAGCATCTTTCTACACACCAGAAGAGAAACAAAGAATAGTTGAATCAGTATTTGCTGGCGACGAAATGGAAAGACTCCGTTTCGGTGCTGAAATGATACCCCTTATTCTAGATCGTCTAGACTATGAAGGTTTCATCCGTCAGGTATTCAGAACTCACCAATTAGCGCAAGGACAGATTAACTCATATGAAAAAGACGTAAACGTAACGGCTCTTGTTATTCAAGAAGACGGTCAAACAGTCGAAACAGTTGTTAAAGGAAACAGGATTTTCCCACCTGAGTACTTAGTAACTTCTCGCCCGATCATTACTATCTCTGAGATCGCTCAAAGACAGTATGACATAGTAGACCGTACTCACGACAAGACCACTTTCCAGATTATGTTGAAAGAAGACCGCAACGGACTCCGTGAACTCTATCAATCAGCTACTTTGGAAAACTCTTTGATTAATGTAACTTCAACTGTTTCTAAGAGCGTTCTTGAAACATTACAGTACGAAGTTGAGAGACACAGGCTGTTGGTCGATAAATTTATCATGAATCGTGCCGAGCTTGGTGACTTGAAAAAGAATATAAACGCAATCGATTACGATCCTATTACTTCCAGAGACCTTCTTCTTACAGGTATCTTTGGAAGCATTTGGGGAGTTAACATTTTCGTGACCGCTGGGGTTGATGAACAAGGGCTTGAGAACGTGTCTGTGCCTGAGGGAATGATCTTCGCAGTTACCGAAGGGAGATACTTGGGTGCAATGCCTATAAGGGTTGAGCTTACTGTACTTCCTGCTGATATGTTTGTGTTTAATCAACCAGCATATGGATGGTTATTCCTTGAACAAATCAGTCAAGTCGTTGTTAACCCAAGAGCAGTTGCTTGCGCGGTTAAATCAAGTGCAACAGTTCCTTCTTGGATCTCTGCATAAGATTTTAAATTTTGAATTTTTAAATAGCCCCGAAAGGGGCTATTTTTTTGTCTAAAAATATTAAAAAAATAATTGACAATTATAATTACATTTATTATAATGTATTTTTAAAATAAATTATAAAGGATTAGTTATTATGAATAATATTATATTAGAATACAAAGATTATTTAACAGAACAAAAATTATTTGATTTGTTTGTTCAATTAAATAAAGAAAGAAAATTTGAATTAAAATCAAATAAAAAATTAGAAAATGGTTTGATTGGTGATATAGTTGTTGATACATATAAAAATAAATATTTAATAGAATTTGATGGTTATAGACATTTTAATGACCCTAAAACAATAATTCGTGATCATAAAAAAGATGAATATTGGTTAAGTAAATTTGGAACAGAGGTTATAAGAATTCCATATTTTATGCAACTAGGGGGTAAATATGGATGTGGTTTTAAATCTATGTTTTACTTACTTTTAAAAGATATAGATGCATTAGATATTATAGTAAATAATGATTATCCAAATGGATTTATAGATTCAAAAGCTTTACTTCCGGGAGGATTTTGTACTTTAGGAATTAAATCTTTTGAAAAATATATGGAACCAAATGATGAAAAATTTAAAGAAATTTTTCACGAAGAAGTTATTAAATCTCTTATTCAGAAGAAAAGAAAAATAAATAAAGACATTCTATTTTATGAAGGATTTGAAAAAAAATATTCTCATAGTCTTTTATATTTTTCAGAGTTTATATAATATAAGTTATAAAAGTAAAATAAAAGGATAAAATATAATGGGGACTATAAAAAACCCAACACCCAATGAACAACCAAAACAACCAGTAACACCCCCTAAAACCTATCCAATTAGGAGAAGTATTGATCCGAATGAGGGGGGAGACTAGATAAAAACAATCTAAAAAATACTTGACTTTTTACTATATTTTACCTATATTACAGTAATATAGGTAAAATATATGAAGTCCTGCCAATGTTCTATCGGAAGTTATTATAATAATTCAACCTATGGATTTATATCTAATCCGTGTGCTTTTTGTGACAAATTCAAACAAATCATTATGGAGGAAAATAAGTAATTAAACTATTTATAGTTTAAAATATATTAAAAAGGAGACATTTAAAATGTCAGCACAAAATTTTATCAAGTCTATCGTAGAGGAGACCAATGGATTCCAGCTCGATGAGGCTTGGAGATTGGATGAAGGAAGTCTTTCAGTTATTGTTCCTGTTAAAAGAGACAGTGACTTGAAAAGAGATTACATTACTTTTGCAGAAGCTCAAGATGTAAAAGTAGAAGACACAGGGGCTGTTGATTCTGTGTATGTAAAAAATAATGAAGATAAACCACTGTTTATTAGTCGTGGTGAAATCTTTAAAGGTAAAACCCAAGAAAGAGCTGCAATTCATGGATACATTATAGGAGCAGGGAGAGGTCAAAAAGTTTCTGTTCGTTGTATCCACCAAACAAAAGGTATTTCAAAGGGAGCTGAGATGAAATTTGGAGGATATGCACCTTATGATGTAGATCTTTCCAGTCAGTCTCGCACTTGGAGTACTGTTAGTAACTTTAATACTCAATATGCAACCACATCAAACTTAAAAAGCACTGACAAAAATATACTTAGAAATCCAGCTCGTAGATTCTATGATCCTGAAATAACAACTACTAGTATGGTACTTCCTGCTGAAATATATTCAGCATCTCATACTCATTTAGATATTTCAGGAAATGATACTCTTGGAGATGTTAATGTAAGATCATTGTATTGTGATGATCTTGTTGGAACACTTGATGAAATGTCAGATATGATTCAAAAAATGCTTAAAAAAATACCACCTATTGAAAACCAAATTGGTGCTATTTTTCTTTATGAAAATGAGATAAAGGGTTTAGATGTATATGATCTTCCAGATTCTTGGAAAGCTGTAAAAAATGATGTTGTTGAAAAAGAAGGTAGTAATTATCTGAAAAAAGATGATACTAATCTTTTTGAGTTTAAAGCAGAGAAAGTAAAAGCCCTCCTTGGAAAGAAATTAAATACAACTTTTGAAGAAAAAACTTTATTTGATAATAAAGAATACAAAGTTATTGAAATTAGGCAAATTCTTCCTGAAAATGAAGATAGAAATAAGACTAAACGATTAATGGGAGAGGCTGTAGAATTTAATGGAAAAATTATACATTTAACAATGTATAGGGCTTAAATTTTTAAAAAGAAAGAATAAAACAAGAAAAAACTGGCTCATTATAAAATGAGCCAGTTTTTCATTACAAAGAATGAGTTTTGTGACATAATTTTATAACAAAAATAGAATTATTACGATTTCGGAGCCATAATCGTTCTTTAAAACAAAAAATACTTAAAATTTTAACAAAAAAGACTAATATTTTAGTGTCTAATCATATAAAAGGAGATATAATATGAATTTAAATCCACAACAACAACAACTTTTTGCTAAATTGCAAAATCAAAATGAAAAAGCAGGTTTTGATACAACAGAACATATCATGCCACCAATACAACCCGCACAACCTATACAATCAATACCAAAAACTGTTATAGTAAATGCGCAAGGAGAAGAGATGACTCCTATTTCTGTGTCCAAACAAGGAATTTCTTCTAAAATTGAAGAATTGGAAATAGCACTTGGTGAATCTCAAGCAATTAATACTAGTCCTAAAAGAACTGGTATTTTTAATGATGATCTTGGCAATGAGACATTTTATATAAAAAATATTTCTAATGGTCATGTTACTGTAAAAGGATTGAAAGAAAATGATCCTGATATTGTAATACGTGTAGGAGATTGTGTAGATTTACTTAAAGATCGAACTCTTGAAGAGCTTAAAAGTTTGAGAGATTTAAGAGCAGCTTGTGATGAATATTCAGAACGTCCTCTTTTGAAACGACTTACTCCAGAAGAATACTATGAAGAAAAAAAGAAAAGACTTCAAAGTAAGAAAATTATTGAAAGGGAAAGAGAGAATATGGCTGCGGCATCTATGGCAGCACAACAGCAACAGCAAACAACTCAAACTATGAATGCTGTTACTCAACAAAGGGTTGCGCAACCTCAAACTCCACGAATTCGTCCAATGATTTTGAGTAAATTGGAAAAATTAAGGCTTTCCACTGATCCAATAAATGCTCATTTGGGATGGACATCTGAAGAATTTGTTGATTGGGCAGTAAATGCAGATTTAAATAATGAAGAATTAGATTATATAATTAGTAATCCTGTGGTTGTTAATTATAACAATATAAGGACAGCTCTTTTGGAAAAAAAATCCATTAGATAACTTTATGATTTAGGAGAATAGTACTTGAAAAATAAAAAAATAACTATTACAACAACAGAACTTGATACTAATAATCAAATTATGATTGATTGTGGTGTAATTAGTTCTTTGGGTGGAAGATCCACTCCCCAACAAGTTTTTTTCAAAAATTCTACTGGAAAAGCAATAGAAATTAACTTTTTGAATAAAAATGAAATCCATGAATATAGAATAACTTCGACAGGAACTGTGTTTATTGGAATTGGTGTTGCTAATGGTGATTCTTTTTCAAGTAAAACTTTGTTTAATCAGGATATTGAGTATCAATCTGAAACAATTGATTATTTACTGATACAAAAATCAGAATCTGGTACTACTACAGCAGGTTTAGTTATCTATTGTATAGACTATATATAGGTTATATATAATGTTACGATTAGTAAGTTTAGTTTCTCAATCAACAACAGGTGTAACTTTTTCTACAGAAGAAATACTTGATAAAGATGCACTTGTTTATGTTATGTATGATACTAGTACTGGTGTTTATGGCATGAATGATTATTATTCATGGAGAACTGTAACAACCTCTACTGGGGATGAAGATGTTTTTAATATAACTATAGATAATACAAAAATTTATCCGGGAACTGAACCCGCATTAGCTGATTATACCATATTTGATCCAAGATTATTTAAAATAATGACATGGGTTGAGCATGAGATTATTCAAATGCTTCTTACACGAGTGGATTTAATAAGAAAAAGATTTCCAAATCCGGGTGTAACTATTTCTAGTTCAGATTATATAGGTGAAAATGGGGTTGTGTCTTTTGCGGGTGGTTGGGATAAGAAATTTTCAGTAGAAGAACTTCGACAAATGGTTGAGGGTTCTCTTTTAGAGATAAATTGGCAACCACCTGCAACAACTTATTGGTGGCAATTTGCTGATACTACTACAGATAAGCAAATGAATCCTTACTATAGAACTTTTTGTGGCATTCCTTATGATCTTGTGGATTTGATTGTTAGGGGTGCTGTAATAAGATGCTTAGATGCGTGGGGAATATTAGAGATTGATATTAACTTTTCAACCTCTGACGCTGGATTGGTTTTATCCTATGATAGGGTTGGTCATATTGCATCATGGATGCAAAGTCTTATATCAAAGTATAATACTGATAAAATGGCCCTTAAATGGAATTACGCAAATCATGCTGGAATAGGAGTTGGATCTTACCCATTTGCAGCTATGGGATGGGTTGGGTTTGCTATGAACCAAGTAAGCCAAACAGGTGTTACACCATTAAGCTCTATGTTGGGCTTTGGAATTCGCGGCAATGTGCCGATGTAAGGATAGTATGCATGAAAGCATTTTACGCAAATTCAAAAACAGCAGTTGTGTTATTACCAGCCCATAAATTTTTAGGTTCTGGTCCAGAGGTTGATCGTATTGCTGATGAAATTGGTCAGTATGGCAATATTGTTAGTTATTGTACCAATAGAACAGGTAATACATATAGTATAATTTTTAAATTAGCAAAAAATTTTTTTGATTTTGATAAAAAAATTTAATTTTTTGTTGACGTTTTGAAAAATAATTAGTATAATCTTATTAAGATTTTAAAAAAGTCATCACCCATTACAACTCAGGAAAGTTTAAATACAATTCCTGAATATTTCTAGCTTCCCGTACAGGTTGAAGTTAGAATTTATATATACGTAATTTTTATATTAAAAGCGGTGGGCCTTAAAATCCACCGCTTTTTTTGTTTTATTGATAATTTTTTTGTTGACAAGTATTTAATATTTATATTATATGAAAATATCAGGTACGGATTCTATTCGGTTATCAAGTCAAGAGATACCCCCCGAATAGTATAAATTTTACCTGTAGTATATATTCCGTGGTAGCTCAATTGGTAGAGCACTTAAAGTTCCTTTTTCACCACTTGACAGTAATGTACGAATGAAAGAGGATTATCCATTGTAAGGAAGGGGTCGTTGGTTCAAGTCCAACCCACGGAAAATTTTGGTACGGATTTGATCAGTTATCAACATGAAATTGGTTGTTCTGAAAAGAACTTTCTGATCAAAAAAAATTTACCAAATATGCATGTCAAAGATAGCTCAGTTGGTAGAGCAGCAGTTGTATTTCCCTTTTCAACAACTTGGCAGAAATGCACGGAGAATAGGGTTATCATTGGAAACTGTGGGTCGTTGGTTCGAGTCCAACTCTTTGGCCATAGGTTTTTAGGTACGGACGTGATGGGTTATCTACATTTGGGTGATGCAATTCCATTACAACTACTTGACCTAAATTTATAAAAGGAGATTAGCTATGGCTATCAATTACACAAAACATCAAATTAATAACAAGAGAACACCTCAATATAAGCCCATTCCGGGTCGTGAAAAAGAAATGGCTATGAATAATGCAGGTGGTTATACCTTCATTATTGACAAATGGAAAAGATTGGAAAGATTTCTTATCCTTTCTTCAGAGGGTGGAACATATTATGTTTCAGAACATGATTTGACTAAAGCTAATATAGAAAACTGTATTGCTTGTATTAATGAAAACCCAAAGCGTGTTCTTGAAACAATAGTTAAAATTTCTGATGAGGGCCGTGCACCTAAAAATGATCAAGCAATCTATTTGTTAGCAGTATTGTTTACTCAATGCAAAGATTTTGATGTTAAAAAAGAAATTGTTCAAGCACTTCCTAAAGTATGCCGTATAGGAACACACTTGTTTATGTTTGTGCATTACTTGGATTCAATGAGAAGTTGGGGTCGTTCAGTGCGTAGTGCTATAGCTAATTGGTATAGCATGTCCCCAGAAAAACTTGAATATCAAATGATCAAGTATCAAGGTCGTACTGTAGAAGGTTCAAATAACCAATGGACACATCGTGATGTGCTTCGTTCTGCGCACGTAAAACCTGTGTCTGATAAGCATAATTCATTGTTTAAATATGCAGTTAAAGGTGAGATTTCTGAAGGATTTAATCTTTTGAAAGCTGTAGAAGAACTTAAAAACGCTTCTGAAAAAGATGCTTGCAAGCTTATAAAAGAATATAAGATTCCTCATGAAGCATGGCCAACAGAGTTAAAGAATCGTGCAAAAGTATGGAATTCTGCTTTGGATGATTTGCCTTTAGGAGCTTTGGTTCGTAATCTCGGAAAACTAAGCTCTTTAGAAATTCTTTCAAAAGGTAAGTTTGATGAGATTAATTTAGTTACAAAAAAATTAACTGATCTTTCTCATGTAGAAAAAAGTAGAATGCATCCTTTGAATATCTTGATTGCCATGAAGACATATTCAATGGGTCATGGAATTAAAGGAAAACTTTCTTGGGTTCCTGTTCAAAAAATTGTGGATGCTCTTGAAGAAATGTTTTATTTAAGTTTTAAAAATGTTGAATCTACAGGAAAACGTTATCTTCTTGGGCTAGATGTATCTGGTTCAATGACAAATAGTTATATTTCTGGAGCACAGGGGATATTAACTTGTCGTGAAGCTAGTGCTTGTATGGCTATGGTTACAGCAAGAAAAGAACAAAATTATGAAGTAATGGGTTTTTCTACAAATTTTGTTAATTTGGACATAACTCCAGATATGACATTGGGACAAACTCTTCAAAAAATGAGAAATCTTCCTTTTGCTGGAACTGATTGCTCTGTTCCAATGATATGGGCAAAAGATAGGAAACTTGATTTTGATGTATTTGTTACATATACAGATAATGAAACTTGGTTTGGGAAGATGCATCCTATGCAAGCCTTGCATGAGTATAGAAACCAGAGGATTAAAGATGCTAAAATGATTGTTGTTGGAATGGTTGGGTCTGAATTTTCTATAGCAGATCCTCAAGATCCAAATTCATTGGATATAGTAGGATTTGATAGTGCCGCACCACAAATAATTAGTCAATTTAGTATGGGAAAACTATAAAAACAAAAAAAGAGGTACGGATTAAATTGTTTATCAACTATAACTAAATTAGCTAAAAAACAACGATTTAAACTTTTTACCTCTTTTTTTATTTATAAAATATAGGGGGTTAAATATCATGATAAAATTTTATAAAACAAATGAGCAATTTGGATTTATGTCTAATTTTTATAAATCTGAAATTATATGTAATGGTAAATTATATCCAACCTCAGAACATTTTTATCAAGCATATAAAGCAAAAACAGAATCTGACCATGAATTTATAAGAAAAAGTCCTACACCTAAGTTATCTAGACAAAATGGTAATATTATTGCTTTAAGAAAAGATTGGGATCAAGTTAAAGATAAAATAATGCTTTTTGCGTTAGTATGCAAATTTACGCAAAATAAAGATATTGCCGAACAATTGATTGCTACTGGAGATTCTTATCTTGAAGAAGCAAGCCCAGTAGACAATTATTGGGGAAAAATTAATGGTGTGGGTAGAAATCAATTAGGTATTAGTTTAATGAAGGTTCGTGAATTATTAAATGAAATGATGTAACTTAACATGCTTATAGAATCTATTCCAGTTAATAAAGAAGTTATCCCACTATTTATTTTAAATAGAAATAAACGTAGCTCTTTGGGAAGTACAGTATATTGTACTGAATGCCAAAAAACTTTTTTTATTCCAGAAGTATTAGTTCCTAATAGTAAACTATATTCCTGTTCTAATTGTAATACAACATCTTATATATCTGCTTCAGATCAAATTGAAAGAGTAATTTTAGAATTACATGAAGAAAATAATAAAAGATCTGCTTCTATTATTCATAAAAATAGTTCCTTTAAATTTAAAGGAGATGAACTAGAAAAAAAAGAAAAAAATTCTGTTCTTTCTTTTGATCCTGAATCTTTTATATCTTCTGATAGTGAAACTTTTAAATTTTGGGACTATCTTGATGTAGATAATCCTATTTCTTTTATATACAAAGCCACAAAATATAAATTAGGTGCTAATGCTAAATTATTTGAACAACAATACTATAGAATTTATAAAACTATATCAGAATATCTTTTTGGGGAAGAATTACCTGTTAATTTATTTTTTGCTTATATGGTTTATGATCATTTTCCCATTCTTAAACTTAGTTCTGATTTTTTGTATTCATTAAAATATGACAAGCACAGAGAAATATTTAAAGATATGGAAATTTCTACTGTAAAAGATTTAATTAACTTTATGGAATTACCATACAAAAAATCTATTGTTAGAAATTTATTAGATACTCCAATCAAAAAAATTGATTTTTATCGTCTCCCTATAATTTGTAAACAATTTGATAATCTTGATATAAAAACCTCTGTTTTAAAACATATTCTTAATTATTACAATGCTCGTAATGAGTATAATGAGCATGTTAATAATTTATTTTTATTACCAGAACATTTTGAAGTGTTTGCTAAAGATGTTAAAAAAGAATTATCAGAAAATAAATTAGCTGATTTTATAATGAGAGATGATGATAAACGAGAATCATTGTCTCCTGATATATCTTATGGATATACACAAAAATCTAATTCATTTTTGAATTATCCTCATAATTATGATACACTTAGGATGTATCATACAATAAAAAAAGATAATGAATTTAAAAATATGGAAATACTAAAACAAGAAAAAAAATGTTTTACTCCACAACATTTGCATGATACTTTTTCAAAAATACAGAATTATATAACGATGAAAGATAGGAATAAACCATATGAGATAGAAGATCTCCATAAATATGAAGAAGATATAGATGAATTAAAGTTTACTGTTCCACACCAGCCCTCTGATTTAGCTAGTTGGGGTAGTATGATGCATAATTGTATTGCTTCTTATTCAGATAGATATAGAACTAAAGAATGCATACTATTGGGCATATATGATAAAAAATGTGGGGAATTACTATACAATATGGAAATTAGAAAAAATCGTGTAATTCAATTACGAGCAAAGAGAAACACAAGTATTGAGAATAAAGATCATCGGCACATAATCAACAAATATTGTAAAAAGCATGATATAAGGATTGATATTGCATAAAAGGAGATATAAATGATAGCAGATTATAAGTGTGAGTGTGGTAATATAATTGAGTATAAAAAACCATATGAACAGGAAAATTTTCCTGAAATTGTAGAATGCAAGTGTGGAAAACAAGCAAAACGAATGTATAAGGCATCGATTATAGTTCCTACTAGTTTTAAATCTGTTCATGGTAAATAAAATTATTTATTTAAAAAGAGGTAAAAAAATGAATGATATTAAGTTAATAAGAGTTGGTTGGATTATTGTTATATCTGCATGTGTGTTTTGTGGTGCTCATATCAAAGGTTGTGTCTCTAATTATTATTCATATCAAAACAACATACGGGGTTATTGGGATTTAGCAGATAAAAGTTCAACTATTAAGGCTAAACAGGAATATGTAGATCAATTTGTTTCTGCATTAGAAAACATGAAGCATTCTGATTATGATGCTATTATTTTTAAAATTCCTAATTCTAGTTTTGATTTTAATCTTAAAGCTTTAAAATCTCTTAGAGATAGGCTTGAAATTATTCGTGAAATGGATGAATCGTCTTTTGCGTATCAAACTGCAATACAACAGATAACAGCACAAGAACAGGGTGAGGCTCATGAAATGCTCTCAATATTCTTTGGGTGCTACACACTTGAAAATTTTTGGCCAGCATGGGATTGGCTTTGTGCTTTAGTAGTATTTGGTTATGTTATTTTGTGTGTAATAGGTTTCGTTATTCTTACTAAAGCATATGATATATGAAAATTGATAATAAAAAAGTAATAAAACAACGTTCAATCAGTTGGTTGTTTTTGGTCGAAGAGGGTTACATATCCACTTTTAATAAAGAAGATATGAAAATTTTACAAAAGACTCATTTAGATAATCTTAAAAATTACATTTCAAATTTTGGTATCTTTTTAGAAGCATATTATAAAACAATAAATATATTTCAAAAAATGAATCTTTATAGAGTTATAAATAAAAAACGTATATATGAAATATGTAATGCATCTAAAAATAAGATAGAGAAAAATTTTGTTTCAATTAATGAAATTTTTGATTTATGCAATAAATTGAATTTAAAAAAGGATTTTTTAGGTTATTTTTTGAATAAAACACAGTTTTCTATGTCAGTCTATAAATCCCATCCAATACGGGCGGTTGTGAAAAAGAAACTATTTGAAAAAGATTATAATAAAGCATTTAGAGATAAAATGGCGCAGTTTGTATATTCAATATTAGTAGAATATATAATACTTCATAATTTAATATGGGTTAGCTGTTTTAAGCTTTCTGATGTAAAATCTCTTGATAAATGGTTAGAGGAAATTTAATTTTTAAAAAAATTTTTAATATTCCTATAAAAAACGCTAAAGTTTCTTATTATTTGTACCGATAAATAAAATAAAAGGGTTGACAAAAACATAGTTATATAGTAGTTTGTTTATATGATAAAAAGGAAGAACAACATATTTAGTTTGAAACAAGTCCTCTGTTCCATAAGAGGTGAGGGACGTTTTATGCCTCAAAGTTATTCTTATGCCATTACAGTAGCATTAGAATCACAAAGGGGTGTTCCCATGTAATTTACTTTTGGGCAAAAAGTTAATATAAAGTAAAAAGGCATGGGAGCAAAAGTTCCATGCCTTTTTTATTATTATGAGTTAGTAGTGTTTAACGGTAACACGCATGGCTGTAACCCATCAGATGAGGGTCCGACTCCTTCCTAACTCAAATAAGGGGCGGTAACTCAATTGGCTAGAGTAACTGAATTTTAATCAGTAAGTTAAGGATTCAAGTTCCTTTCGCCCCACATAAGTATGCATTAGCTTTAAATCATGTATAGGAAAGACGAGCAACAGCCTATTTAAAGAAAAGAGTAGCTCTTTTAAAGCTCCATAGCTCAAATGGTAGAGCGTCTTCCTTACAAGGAGAATTGCCTAGGTTCAAACCCTAGTGGAGCCAATGGGGGCGTAGCTCAGTTGGGAGAGCGTCTGGCCTGCAACCAGAAAGTAGCGAGTTCGAATCTCGTCGCTTCCACAGGAGTCAGAGAAATAGTGGTAAAGGTATCCGTAGAGTCGATACTAAGAAGTTCGAATCTTCTCCTGACTCATTCTTGGGGCTATCGAACAATGGTTTAGTTCACGAGAATTTCACTCTCGGAATCCCGGTTCAATTCCGAGTAGCCCTAATGGTTATGTGGCCGAGTTTGGCTTAAGGCACTTGTCTGCTAAACAAGTGGATGTAAAAGTCCCATTGGTTCGAATCCAATCGTAACCGCAAAAGGAGATTTACGCTAACGGCGCAAGCGACCTGCCTTGAAAGCAGATGTAGGTGTAAAAACCGATGGGAGTTCGAATCTCTCAATCTCCGAAAAATTAAGATATTTTTATCTTAATTAGATCTTTGAAAACGGAAAAATTGTTAAAAAATTAGCAATTTTTTAATTGACAAAATTGAATAATCTTTTTATTGTTTATATATTGAAAAGACAGAGAGCATACTGTCTCTGTCTTTTATTTTTATTGACCTGTACCCAAGTGGTTTAAGGGATCTGAATTTGGATCAGATAATCAAGCGTTCGAATCGTTTCAGGTCAGATAAGGAGATTAATATGAAAAATACTAAATATCACGTTGCGTTTTTGATTTTATATATCATATCTTTAATTATTGAGTTAGTCCATTTTAAATGGCTATCAATAATTCCAATTTTTAGTTTTATTGTTCTTATATTAGCTCTTGCTGCAATTATTATAGAAGATAATAAAGATAAATTCCCAAATATAGATTTTTATAAAATTATTGATTATATCAAGAAAGAGTTTTGGGAACGTGTAAGAAAATATGAAGAACGGGAAAAGGAGAAAAATAAATAATGAAAAAAGTAGGCATAAATTCTATTGTACTTACATTAGATAATAATGAAACTTATGAATTTTTATTTCATCAGTGTAAAAAACCAGAAGTTGGATATACTGTTACAAGCCCAAAAAATAAAGGGTTGCTTACTCAAGGTGATAATGTAGAAGATGCTCTTTGTATGATGATAGATGCACTTTCTTGTTGGAGAGATATTAAAATAATTTAATACAAGTTATAAAAAAGGCAATAAAATAAGCAATTGAATATAATGACCCAAAAAATATAAATAAAAATTAAGGAGATAAAACCCATAATGAAAATAGAAAGTATTGAAAAATCGATAATATTATTAACAGAAAAAATATCTAAAGATATTAAAGCAGACGATGCACTCAAATACACACAATCAGCTTTAAATCTTGCACATGTTTTACAAACTATAGATTGTATAAAGACTAAGTAGTATATTATTTTGGGTCGTTATACACCTATAATTTTTTAGGGGCAAATTATATAAATAAAGTAAGCTTTTAATTAAATTAATTGGAGAAAATAATATGAAAAAATTAATTCAGGGGCGAAAGATTGCTGATTTTGAAAAGAAACTTAAAAAACTTTCTCAAGAAAAAAGACGTGCTGTTGAATCTTCTATTAGGCGTAAAGAAGATGGTAGTATTGATATTCTTGATGCGGTTATTATAGGTTCAGTAATTGGTTCTTTATTGGATTCTGATTCAAGTTCTAGTTCAAGTTTTGATTCTGATTTTGGCTCAAGTTCCAGTTCAAGTGATGATTTTAGTGGTGGTGGTGGAGATTTTGGGGGTGGTGGAGCCTCTGGAGATTTTTAAATTATTATTAAAGCACGTTTGGCTGAGTGGTAAGGCACTTCACTGCAAATGAAGAAATATCATCCGTTCAAATCGGATAACGTGCTCAGTTTTAAAATATGGGTCGATGGTGGAACTGGCATACACATCAGGTTTAAGCCCTGATGCCATTATGGATTGAGGGTTCAACTCCCTCTCGACCTAATTTATTTATATAAAAGGTTAGGTATGAATAAAAAAGATAAATTCAAAATGAGAATTATATATAAGAATGGGCTTTATCATGCACAATGGAGGGGATTGTTTTGTTGGAGATACTTTTGGGTTTTACAAAAACATTATCCATATATGCAAAGAAAAGCAATTTTTAGTTCCTACAAAGAAGCTGAAAAAGTTATTTTTGACATAACTAAACATATAAAAAAAGAAAGAAATGGAAAAATAGTAAAAGAATTTGAAGTTTAATGAATGGGAGAAATAATATGAAAAAAATGATTTTTATCTTATGTGCTTTTATGTTTGCCAGTTGTACTTTTGTCCAATTACACACAAAAGCAGAAGTTGATGCAGAAATGAAAAAAGACAATAAAACTATCTGTAATTTTTTGCCTGATTTGAATAAAGCACGAAAAACATATTATATTATATTCCATAAATATCTTGACAATCCTGATTCTGTGGATAAAGATGAATTGGCACAAAAAAAAGAAGAATTTGAGAATGCAAAAGGGACTTTAGGAGGATATTTGAACGCATATTATAACAAATATGGAAAGTCTTTCAATTTTAAAGTCTGTGGGAAGAAAAGTTTGAGGTAATTTTATGGAATATTATGAAAAAACAGATTTATTTCATATTATACAAGATAAAGTAAGAGAATTAGACAAAAAATGTATTGTATTAGTAGCAAAAAAAGAAAATAGTTACTCCAGCCACGGTTATCTTGGTGTTTTTGGAGGACTCTCTCAATTTATTGAGGAAGATTTGGCAAAAAATGGATTTTCTATTGTTTCATTTAACAAAAAAGATCCAAAATTAATTTTTGATACACTTAAAAAAAGATCAAAAGATGAGCATGATAAATTTTATTGTTGTTTATTAGATAAAAATGGAGAAATAATCGAGGAAGAATGAAAACTATAGTTTGTGGTGATATTCATGGAGATTTTGGTGCATTAAATACCATGATAAACAATAAGTTATGAAGGAGTTACATAAAATGTATTATGGATATATTTATAAAATTACCAATATACAAAATAATAAAATTTATATTGGTAAAACAACACATAATGTTGATAATTACATTCACAATCATTTTTTGTGTGCTTCTTGCTTATCAATAGAACCAACAAAATATTTTTATAAATCTATTCGAAAGTACGGAAAACATAATTTTAAATATATTGTTTTAGGTAAAATTTCAGCTAGAACAAAAGAAAAATTGAATTATAAATTAAATATTGCTGAAAAAGATGTTATCTATTTTTATAGAAGTTTTGGGTCCGATGGAAAAAATTTTGACAATATTTATGGATATAACATGACTTCTGGTGGAGAAGGAATACCCGGATTAAAGCATTCAGAAAAAAATATAACTATGTTTCGAGAAAGAATGAAAAATGATCCTTTAAATCCATTTAAATTTGGATTTAAAGGAGATAAAAATGGAATGTATAAAAATGGTAAAATAATTTCTGGAAAAAATCATTTTTTAAGTAAAATGTCAAAAAATGATAGAAAAATATGGATAAAGAAGAATAAGATTGGAGTTAATAATCCTAGTAGTAAAAAATGGTTTTTGATTAGACCAAATAAACCTATTATAGAAATATATGGAATAATTTCTTGGTGCAAAAAACAAAAAATTAGCCCAACCACACTATTTAAATATAAAAATTCTATAGTACAGGAATCACCAAGAGGTTATCAACACAGTAAATTTATAGGATGGGGGTTATTTGATGATGAATCAAAAATTATTAATTACAGGTGATATTCATGGGGACTTTGGTGCCCTAAATAAAATTATTACAAAAAAATCCCCCAGTTATTGCATTGTTTGTGGTGATTCCGCTTATTTTTGGGCCGGTGAGCACCAAAAATGTAAAATTAAACCAAATAACACTAAAATTTATTTATTACCCGGAAACCATGAGGATTGGAATTTATTTGAAAAAATTATTGGTAGAAATGGGCCAGATCCAATAGAAATTGAACCAAATATTTTTTATTGTCCAATAGGATCATCTACAATTATTAATAATAAGACTTTTTTATTTATAGGTGGTGCAGATAGTATTGATAAACAATGGAGAACTGCTGGAATAAGTTGGTTTTCCCAAGAAGTTCTTAACGAAAAAGATTTAGAATATATTGTTTCAAGAAATATTAAAGCAGATGTTATTTTTAGTCATACTTGTCCTTTTATATTTAATATTTTTGATAAATTGGGGATTTATGATAAATTATATGATCCAACTAGTAGATTATTGGATATTGTATGGGAACAGTTTAAACCAAAAAATTGGTTTTTTGCACATTTTCATGGCTATGCACAAGGAAGATGCGGAAAAACTGATTGGAAATGCTTAAATTGTGTGCCTAATACTAAATGGTGGGTGGAAATTTTTATATAGGAGGTTAAATATGAAACTATTTAGAGCAAGAATTAACCAAACAACAGAAGTAATTACTTATTTTATAATAGCTGAAGATGAAATAGAGGCTATTGAAAAAATAAGAAAAAAAGGATATCCAGTAAGTGAAGAAAAAGAATTAAAATCAATTAAAGTTTATGAAGTAAAAAATGGAATTGATTTTACGTTTGAAACATTATTGCCAGATCATTAAAATGGTTACTATATGAAATTATTTAAAACATACATACAACATGAAAAATCAATAGAGTGGATTTATGCTATTGCAGATAATGGTAATAATGCTATTAAAAAAATAATTAAAAATAGATTTAATAATATAAAAGGAATAGATACTTCTTTAGAAAGACAAAAGAATCAAGTAAAGAATAATTTAAAAGAAGTTGTAGAAGAAGTTGATTGGATTTGGGGTGAAATTAAAAAATAAATAAAACTTATGTCAATAAACTTTTTTATAGCAATAATAATTTTAGTTTGTGGTCTTATTTTTTGTTTATGTTTTGGTTCTAGAAACGAATGGGTTCTGGAAGCAAAATTAGCTGTGTTTGAAGTGGCTATTAAAAAAAGAAAAAGACTAGAATTAGAAGGTAAAAAAGGATTATTATTAGAAGAGATTGAAAAAGGAATGTGGTCATATGATAAAATGATGTTTTGTTTTTGGGAAAAAGATGTTTCAAAAATGTTTAAAAATGAAGATATAAAAAAGTATATTTATAATAAAGATTATGTTATATAAATAAGTAAACTAAGGGTTCTTAGCTTAGTTGGCCTAAAGCGACAGCTTGATAGGCTGTAGATCCTGAGTCCAAATCTCAGAGAACCCAAAATAGGAGATATTATATGTATAAATCAATTGGGAAATCATGTGTGATTAAAAATATTCGTTTTTATGCAGGAATCAATATTCATAATTATAAAAGTATTTGTATAAAATATTTTAATCATGATACTTTAATTGGCACAAGTTTATTTGAAGAACCTACAGGTAAAGAATATTTGTATAAGTTTTACATAGATTTGTGGTTTATTAGATTTGAAATAGAAGGAAGAAGAACTAAAATAGGAGAAACTTCTCCAGAAACTTCTAAAGTTGGGGATGGTGATGGGGCTATTTTTATTAGTACTACTGGAGATCCCTTTGAAGAGAAAAATAAATAATTAGGGCCTCTAGCTCACTTGGTTAGAGCACCTGACTCATAATCAGGTGGTACTCAGTTCGAATCTGAGGAGGCCCAGATAAAAATATAATTAAAAGGAGGGTTTTGTGAAAAAAATTATTTGTACTGTTTTTATAATTTTTATTACTCTGATAGGTTTTGCTAACGAAAAATACACAGCACTATTATTTAATAATCAAACAGAATGGACTCTCAGTGTCTATATAGATAATAAATATGGGTGTACTGCTTCTCCTCATTCACAATGCATAGTAAAAGTAAGTACAGGTTTTCATATATTTTCTACAGCTAATGAGGAAAGTTCAGTAAGTGAAAGTGCTATATTTAAGGAAGGAAAAGTATTTCAATGGACTGTATTTCAAACAATTGGGGAAAGTATTTAAATATGAAATTTTGGTATAAAATAGTAGATTATGACAATAATAAAATTAAAACATTGTTTCATGGATTAAATGGTTCTAAAATTATACCAATAAAAGAGTGGATAAAAGCTGATAAAAAAATGGTTAGAGATGGTGCGGGGTCTATGTATTTATCAGGTTGGCATGTAATCCCATCTGTTGAATTGTGTCTTGAATACTTAAAAAGATTTACTAATATACAAAATAAAGCAATAGTTAAATGCAAATGTAAAAAAGTATCAAAAAAAGAAAAAAGTAAAAGTCAAGTTTATTTAGCTAATTATATTTACATTGAGGATATTATTTTAAATATAAATAAAGGAGATATGATATGAATATAGCAATAATTGGAACAACGGCGTATCAAGAAAAAATGAGAGAACACAAGCAGGAATTGGAAAAACAAGGTCATACTGTTAAAGTTCCTGCATTTGATAGTCTTTCTGGCACAGAATATCAAATTTGTGATTATAATAGAAGAATTATAGAGTGGGCAGATGAAGTACATGTTCTGTGGGATTCTCGTTCTATTGGAACTGTTTTTGATTTAGGTATGTGTTTTGCTTTACAGAAAAAGATTGTTATTGTTTATTTACAGACAAAAACTTTCCGTAATTTTGTAGAACAATATGCTGAGAAGTTTGGTAATGAATAGTTTTTGGGATAAAGTTAATAATTGTCAGCATGAATTTTATGATAATTATTGTGTATATTTACCTTGTGATACTCCCTATTGCAGTGGATATGAGGTTCACTGTAAAAAGTGTGGGGTTTATATAAGTAAGTGTAATTGTGGCTATAATAATGGAATGTCAGGATGGCCATATAAAAGATGGTTTAAAGAACAATTTTTAAAGAAAAAAAATGAAAAGTATAAATAATCATTATATAGTTAAATTGGGGAGAAAACCCAATAGAACAAAGGGAGAAACCGAGTTTCTTTATACTAAAATTAGTGAATTAGTAGATAGAAAAGAAGATGAAGATATCCAAATTTTACTTTGTTTGTTTGAACCATTTATATATAAAATAATAGGATATATTTATAAACAATATCCATTTTTAATGAGGGATTTTTTAACACATGGAGATTTAAAACAACAGGGGTATTTATTTCTTTTAGAGTGTATAAAAGATTATGAAAACACTTTAGCATCGTTTCAATATTTTATAAAAAAATTTATGATATTTAAATTTAATGATTTTATATCAAAATATAATCGTATACAAAAACATGAATTTTTTATGAATGGTGGTTCTCCTTCAATAAAAGGATTGGATTTTGAGATTCAAATGTTAGATAAATTTATGGGAGATTCTTTTGTTCATTTTTGTAATTTTTTAGCTAAAAAAGAGTCTAAATCTATGCATAAAGAACAGGTTATCAAAAGGGCTATAATTAATAGAGAACCCATTGCAGATTTAGCACGAGAATATGGTGTTTCTTATCATGCTGTATATCAAATGGTTAATAGATCGTTGTATGACTTATCAAATATGTTAAATGAATCAAAATATAGTACTTTATACATAGATAATTCAGGAATTTCTCCATATAAAAATTATCTGGGGTCTTATAAAATTATGGGATATTAAAAATGGATAAACTTTTCGAATGGTCTTTTATTTTAATATCTTTAGTAGGATATTATTTAAATGCAAAAAAGATTAAATGGTGTTTTATACTGTGGGTAGTATGCAGTATTGGTTGGATTATTGTAAGTATTTTAAACCATGAATGGGCATTAATGACAAATTTTATAATGTATCTTTGTTTTGAAATATATGGATTCATACAGTGGAACAAAGATGAAAAAAGAATTAAAATTCAAGAAAGAAATAAATATGTTTATAACAATTGGACAAATGTATAAATGAATAAAAGTGATGCGGGTAAATTAGGTTATTCAAAAGCTAAAATAATTTTTAATAAATTATATTTAGATAGAATTAAAGACTATGAAAGTAAACCTAAAAAATGTAAATTTTGTGGCAAATCTTTATCTTATGCAAAAAGAAGAAATATTTTTTGTACTCATTCTTGTTCTCAATCTTATAATAATACTGGAAAACGCAGACACGGAAAAGAACCGGGGAATTGCCCTGTGTGCAACAAAAAATTATCTAGGAGTTATAAAAAATATTGTAGTCATTATTGTGAAAATATTTATAAATGGAATAAATATGTTGACTTTGTTGAAAAAGAAGGAAAATTCCCACTTAAAACAGCACGTACTGGAGATATATTTTTTAGGCCAAAAAAATATTTAATTCAAAAATTTGGGCATAAATGTTCTATATGTGGGATTGAAAAATGGCAGGGGGTTCCCGTTCCCATAGTTTTGGATCATATTGATGGAAATCCAATGAATTGGGAAATAAATAATTGTAGACTAGTATGTAGAAATTGTGATGGGTTACTTCCCACATTCTGTAGCAAAAATAAAAATTCTGGAAATTCAGATAGATACAAATGGAGAAAAGCCAAAAAAGTTAATTAAAAAATGCCCCAGTAGCTCAGTGGATAGAGCAACTGCCTTTAAAGTTAGGAGCGTTTTAATAGAAAAATAGATTATTCATATAAATATCTATTTATATAATATTAAAACTGGAGAGGACTATATCGGAGAACACCGTCAGATTAAATTCCCGGCAACTCCGAGCAAACCAAGAATAATGGGATGCGTAGAGGCCATACGTCCTCCACCTGAAATGGTGAAGAAATGGTCCAGCCAGCAAGCCTTTTATGGTGGTTATGGAAACATAATGCTGGAAGCTAAGTAGTGGGTCATAGGTCCGATTCCTATCTGGGGTAAATAATAAAAAAATGAAATGAAGAGGCATACAAAATGACTGAAAGAAAGATGAATTTTTATTTAAACTTGGCTGAATTGATCTCTAAAGAATCAAAATGCTTAAAGGGTAATTTTGGTGTAGTAATTGTAAAAAATGATATAATTCTTGGTACTGGATACAATGGCCCAGCAAGGGGAATTGCTCATTGTAGTCCTTGTAGACGAGAAGGTTTGCCAATGGGAGTAGGTTATGATAAATGTATTGCTGTACATGCAGAAGTAAATGCTATTATTCAGTCTGGTGGGCGTGAGCGTTGTTTAGGTGCAACATTATATATTGCCTCCCATAATAGAAAATGGGACCCAAATGTTAATTATAATCATACAATGAAAAATTTTCCTTGTAATAATTGTGCAAGAACTATTGTAAATGCTGGTATAGCTTATTTAGTTCAAAGAGAGGAAGATAATAAACCTGTTATTTACGATATTAATGAATTGGTAAAAATTGGTAAAATTATATAAAGGAGAAATAATATGATAAGTATTGATTATATAAATAAAAATTATATATGTTCAACATGTAAGTCTTCTAATTTCCATGCTCATGCATTTGAGCCAATTGTTTATTGTAATGTTTGTAAAGATGCGTTTCTTATTGATGAATTACAGAAAAATAATGATTAACTTAAAAGAATATAAAGGATTTGCTCTATTAAAGAAAGATAATTCTAAAGAAGCACAGGCAGTTATGATTACTTGTGCTTTGCAGAAGATTCCTTATATAAGAGTAAATAAAAAAGAAACTCTTCCAAAAGAGTATGTTCCCTGTGGTTCTGTGGAATGGATTGAATCTATTTTAGGATATCATCCCATACCAGATTATTATCCTGAATTTCTTTCGTCAGATTATGCATCTTCAGAATATTTATATAGAAAAGTATGGGAAGCAGACAAATGGCCTTTGAATGAAACGTGCTTTATTAAACCAGCAGATAGGTACAAGAGATTTACTGGATTTGTGCATAAAGCAGGATCTTATAAAGGAAAAAAGAAAGGTCCATATTGGTGTAGTGATGTAGTTAACTTTGTAAATGAATGGCGTTATTATATATCAAATGGTAAAGTATTATGTGGAGAATGGTATTGGGGTGATGAAGAAAAGATGCCAGATGCTCCTCGTCTAGAGATATGGGTATCAGGATTTGTAATAAAAATTGTAAATTTTCCAGCAGATTTTTGTGGTGCTGTAGATTTTGGTGAAACAGATAAAGGAGAATTTGCTTTAATCGAAAGTCAATGCCCATACTCCTGTGGCTGGTATGGTAAAAATCATGAAATGTATTGTAAATGGGTAATTTCAGGATGGGAATATATGAAAAAGGAGATATCTTATGTTAAGAAAGCCTATCCCAAATTTTGATGGATATGATATAGATGAAGATGGTAATGTATGGTCTTGCTGGTCTTATAATGGTAAAAAAACAAATGAATTTCATTTAATAAAACCTAAAATTTCTGATGGATATCTTGAAGTTGGTTTATGCAGAAATAAAAAACAATTTTTTAGACGAATACATGTATTACTTCTTGAGACATTTGTGGGTCCTAGACCCAAAGGAATGGTGGCCAGACATTTTCCTGATAACAATAGACAAAATAATAAATTAAATAATCTACAATGGGGAACCTGCCAAGAAAATCATGATGATCAAAAAATTAATGGGACTATTCAATATGGATCTAAAAATAAAAATTCTAAACTTGTCGAGAAAGATGTTGCGGATATTCTTGCTCTCCTAAAAGAAGGAAAAATGGGGATAGAGATAGCAAAATTATACAATGTTAGTAAATATACCATTAGTTTAATTAAAACTGGAAAAACTTGGAAACATGTAAAAAGAACTATTTAATTAAATATATAAGGATATAATTATGGAGCAATTTTTTATTGAAAAAACATTAGAACTTTTTTCTCAACGAATAGATTTTATGACGCAACTAGCAAATACCTGCCATACTTGGATGGGTATTTGTGTCGGTATAGTAATAACTTTTTGTTTCGGTACTATAGGATATGGAGCATTTCTTAAAATAAATTATAATAAAAAAATAAAAAAATTAAATGAAAAAATTGATGAGGTTGTTGATGAAGCACTAATAAACATGCGTACAAACATTTATGAAGTAAAATTTTATCAATTAAACTCAAAATTGAGTATAATTAAAATAGATGATTTTGTGAGTGTGTATAAATATTTAATAGATTCTTGGACGATTGCTTGTGAGTTAAAACAGTGGGCATTAGAAAAATCAAGATATAATGCAACAGTAGATTTTCAATTATTAATTTTCGATATTTTAATTAGACTTACATTAACTTCAAATAAAGATATTATTAAAGGGTATATTAAAGTAGAAAAAAATAATCCTGAGTGCAAAATAATGGACAATTTCCTTAATGTTCTTTCCAAATTAAAACAAAATTTGAAATATTGTGAAAATCATGAAAAATTTAATTACATTACTGAAAAAGATCATAGTTTTTTAAAAACTATTTATAATGTAATAGATGAATTAAAAAATGAATAACCCATATAAACCAAAACTTTTACATAAAGAAGAGTATAAAATAGAGGAAATACTGAATGAGAATGGAAACAGCTTTTCTTATATGCCTGTTAAATTAAGGATAAAAATACCAAAAAAGAATAGATATTTGTATATGTATAAAGAGAGGTAATATGAAAGATAGAGAATGCTTATCAAATGTTATTTGGGTAGTGGGATTTTTACTTATAATGGTTTGGTTTTTAGGTGGTCCTTATCTAATAAACAATCTTTTTCCAAATTTACTTGTTGTTAGAACGAATAAAGAATGGCTAATAGCACTTAGTGCAGTTTCACTTGTATTATTACATATAATAATTACTGGTGTCTTAGCTTTAGGACTTATGGAATTTTGTTTAAGGCTACAAGGAACTTCCATAAAGAATTGGGATGGACATTTTCCATTAGGATCATAAAAGAAGAAATAAAATGAAAAAGATCAAATCTGAGATTAGCCATAAACAGATAATAAAGTTATTACAATATAATTATATTCCTTCTATTAAGGAGATAGAAGAAATACAAAATAAATTACTTAAAAAAGAAAAACAACTTAAAGGAGTTAATAAATGAATTTAAATGAACTAGTTAAAGAATCACATGAAACAGCAGTAGAAAAAGGTTGGTGGGATACAGAAAGAAATTTTCCAGAACAATTAGCATTAATGCATTCTGAGATTTCAGAGGTTCTTGAAGATTTTAGAAAGAATATACCAATAAATGAAATTTATTATGAAGATAAGAAACCATGTGGTATACCAGTAGAATTTGCTGATCTACTAATTCGTGTCTTTGATACATGTGGAAGATATGGAATAGATCTGGAGAATGCTTTAAAAATTAAAATGGAATATAATAAAACAAGACCATATAAGCATGGGAAGACTTGCTAAATAAAAATGAAGAGGTAAAAAGATGGAAACAGGAATTCATGTAGGAACTAAATTTGATAAAGAATTTGGTAAAAGAGTTGAAGAAATGACAGCTTCAATTATGAAAATATTTGAATCTGGAAGAAAAAATTCAATGGATCAAGAAACGATAAAACTTGGTCTAACAATTCTTAAAGATTTTGGGACAGCCACTGCCCCAGTTACAATAGCTAATTGTTCTATTATAGGATCATCTAAAGATGATTTTAAAATGAAATCTTAGGGGAGGTATACTATGATAGAAAAATATGAGCATCATGGTGTTTTGGTTAATGTTCAATCTCATTTAAAAGGAAAGCACAGGGAAAATTGTTTATGTTTTCAAAACTGTAAATTTTTCATTCCAGATGATATTGAAAAAAATTGTGAAATAGCTAAAGCTAATTTTAAAAATTGTGTGGATTTTAATGTGGTACTTCCTGTGTACGAGTGTCCAAAGTATTCCCCACAAAAGGAGTAAAAAAATGAAAATTATAAGTTTAAATGATTGCAAACTTTGTGATCATAATAAAAATCTTACTAGTAAAGATGATACTATTAGATGTAGTCGTCTTAAAGATAAAGTAACTATTATACCAGTAGTGCCTAGTAATTATATTACAGGTTTTAAAAATGGTGAAATGGTTGTTCGTTGTATGAAAGACTAATACTTTAATATAAAATTTTATAAAGGAGGTGAAAATATGACAGATGTATTAGTACTTAACTCAGGATTTGTCCCTATTAGAATTGTTTCTGATAAAGAAGCTATTTGCTTGCTTTATCAAAATAAATGCTATACAGTGGTTGAAACAGATAGAATTATGCGTTCGCCGTCTGTAATATTTAAAATTCCTTCTGTAATAGCATTGTTATATTATGGAGAGACACCAAAGAAAAAGGTGGCATTCTCTAAGCTAAATGTTATTTATAGAGATGATATGATTTGTTCATATTGTGGGAAAAGATTTTCTATGAAAGATCTTACTATAGATCATATTATTCCAAGAAGCCGATGGGCAGAAGTTAAGCATACAAACAAACATAATTTTGATACTTTCGAAAATTGTGTTTGTGCATGTCGTTGGTGTAATAATTTTAAAGGAAATAAATTACTTGATGAATTAGGATGGAAGTTAAAAAGAAAGCCATTTGAACCAAAATATATTCCTTCTATTATTATTACAAGAAACAGAGCAGAAAAAAAAGGATGGTTAAAATTTTGCTCATTTAATGTATTAATTATTTAGGAGTTATTATGCCTAGTAAATATCATCTAGATGAACAAAAAATAATAGACATGTATGTTAACAAAAAATTAACATGTGTGTCTATTTCTAAAATATTTAAAGTATGCAGAAAAACAATAACTGATATTCTTGTAAAGAATAATATTAATATAAGAAAAAGAAAAATATCGTTAGAAGAATATAATAACATTAAAAATTATTATCTTTCTGGATTATCTAGTATACAAGTTGCTCAAATATACAATACAAAGCATTCAACAATATTAGAAATATTAAAAAAAATGTCTATAAAAAGGAGATCAACAATACATAGAAAATATTTCATAAATAAATATTATTTTGATAAAATAAATTCCCATGATAAGGCTTACTTTTTAGGATTATTGTTTGCTGATGGATGTTTGTGCTATAGTAAGAGGAGAGGAGTACAAAATGATTATATAAGATTGGCTCTACAAGATATGGATAAACATATATTAGAATCATTTAAATTTTATTTAAATTATAATAGACCCTTAGGTTTAAGAAAATTTAAAAACAATAATTTTAAAAATTGTAAAAATCAATTTATTTTATGTATAAATAGTAAATATTTAGTTAATAGTTTAAAAAAACTAGGATTTACTAGGAATAAAAGTAAAAAAATATATTGGCCAAAAGGATTATCAAAAAAATATTATTCTAGTTTTATTTTAGGATTTTTTGATGGGGATGGTTCTATATCGATAGATAATGAACAATTACATTTTAGTATTTGTGGGTTAGAAAATATAATAAAAAAAATTCAACAAATATTAATAGCTAATTGTGATATTAGAAAAACTAAATTGCATTATATAAAATCAGTAAAAATAAAAAAATTTACTGTAGTAGCATATCACGGGAATAGAAATTGTTTAAAAATATATAGATGGTTATATAGTAATGCACCTGTGTTCTTATATAGAAAAAAACAAAAATTTGAAGAAATATTATATAAATATAAACATACCCCCTTATACTCTCTGGCTACGAACCAGTTGAAAAGTTAAATGGATACATAAGCGTTCGAATCGCTTAGGGGGTGCATACAGTGTGAAATATGAAATTAAAAAAAATTAATATTTTAATTGACAAAATAAAGATTATTTGTTTAAGTATATTTGATCCTAATAAAAAATATAATATGTTCATTATAGGATTAATTATAAGTATTATTATAATACTTTTTATGAGGAGATGATATGAAAATAATTGGTACAATTTTTGTTGTGGTAATGGTCATATTGGTAATAAGTGTTGTTATGTTTTTATTATCAAAATTTTCCTAATAAAAGGAACTAAAATTATGAAATGGTTAATGGCTAAAGGTATTGCTTTTGTTTTATATTTTAAGAGAAGAAAAGTAAAAAAATTTATCTGGGGTTCAATCCTAAATAAAATTAATACGATTTCGGAGCCATAATCGTTCTAGTTCTATTTATAAGCCGTGATGATGAAACTGGTAGACATGATAGCCTCAAAAGCTATTGGCCTTTTGGTCATGAGAGTTCAATTCTCTCTCACGGTAAATCATGGGAACGTGGTGAAATTTGGCGAGACACGCTAGACTTAGGATCTAGTGGATTCAATTCCGTGAGAGTTCGACTCTCTCCGTTCCTAATTTTTAATATATTATTATAATATGAGGTTTTTTATGGGAAGAGGGCTAGCTATAAAAAGACATAATAATATTAAAATGATTAAAAAAAGATTAAATATAATGAAAAGTTGGAGGCAATTTCATTTTAAATGGACAAGTAATGATACAACAGAATACTCTAAGTCTAAAAGAGATGGAATGCTAAGAAAACATAATTTAACTTCTAAACGTAGACATATGTTTTTGTATGAAGGTCCTCCTATTGAGGAAATCAAAGAGAATGAAAAAGAAAAATATGAATAAAAAATTAAAGGAGATCAATATGAAAGAACAAAAAACACTCAGACGTAAAATTGCGGAAAAGATTGCCATTGACCCAGAAATTCTTGATAAAAGGCCATGTGATCTTAATTTTGAACTGGCTTTGGAAAGAAAAGAAGTTCTTTCTATGGCAGATGCAATCATTAAGCAAGTTAAAAGAGAAGTTGCAAGAGGTTGCTAATTTCTGTGATTAAAATCTGCGGCTGTGGGCTAATGGTATGCCATCAGTCTTCCAAACTGATGCGAAAGCATTACGAGTTCGATTCTCGTCAGCCGCTGTTACTATAATAATAATTGATAAAAAATTAAAATTATTAATATAATATACTTGACTTTTTTTATTAATTAATTATTATTGTTTATGTGAAGGATTTTAGGAGTGTGGGGTAATGGCTAACCCAGCGGTCTCCAAAACCGTGCTTTTGCATTGCAAGTTCGAATCTTGTCACTCCTGAGTATCACTAGAAGATTGCAACCTATATGAGTATAGCTTCTGGGGTGGAGATTGTATGACGGTAATTGCGAAAGCAACAAGGGAAACTAGGCTCCATACTGTGGGATACCTCAACTATGTGCATTGAGGCCACTGTGAAAGGACACATAGGGCGAAAGTCGGCTACCGTTAGACTTGGCAGCTTGGAGAGACAGGCTTTATATATAATGAATCATTGCGAGATAGAGCAGAGGTAGCTTAGTTGGCTCATACCCAAAAGGTCGAAGGTTCGAATCCTTCTCTCGCAAATTTCCCTGACTTTCTAAAGTCTCATGTTAGGGATTATATATAATAAGGAGAAATTATGTCATTACCTTATGTATGTCCAATTTGTAGACATTATGGTTTAAATAAAGAGGGATTTAATTATTATCCATACCAATGCCCTGTATGTTTTAGACATTATAAAAAAATACATAGGTTAGTAGATAATAATTATGATAAAGAAAATATTATTTTTATTGAAGAATTAACACATAAAGAATATGAAGTTGAAATATATGTTAATCCTTCGGAAGAAGATTAATTATTTATAATAAGAGGTTTTTATGGCAAATAGAAATGAAATATTTACTGAAATTTCTGTGGAGAGAGAAAGACAAAGATCTTTAAAATGGGGTGGTAATACTGATAAATTTGATGCAGAAAATAGTATGAATGATTGGGTTGCATATATAACTACCTATGCAGGAAGAGCAACTAATGCTATGAGAAATTTAAAAGATTCTTGTGAATTTAGACCTAATATGATTAAAGTGGCGGCGTTAGCTGTTGCAGCAATAGAAGCTTACGATAAAATAGTGGAGGAAAACAATGGCTAATACTGATAAGAATAAGAAAGATAAAGAAAAAAAGACCTCAAAAAAGGTTGTTCTTCATTATTTTTATTATATTAAACCTAATGGCGCAATGGGTTTAAAAAATAAATATGAGGTTGAATAGTTTAAATTATGTATGCTCCGATAATTCAAATGGATAGAATAGTAGTCCTGTAAACTACCTATGACAGATCGTACCTGTCTCGGAGCTAATGCAGGGTATGTTCCCTGCTCTCAGATTCTAATAAAATCCAAGAGAAACTTTTAAAGTTTTCTCAGAGGGGGCCTAATCTGAATCTGTAGTTATTTTTTGGCCCCCTCTATTTTAAATTTGTTAAGTTTAGTAGGAAAAATTAAGTATGGGAAATTTAGTTAAAACTTGTAAAATAAAATTATTTTTGATAGAAAAAGATCAAGAAAAAAGAAATAATCTTTATAATTTATTAACAAAAATGTCTTATGAAGCAAGAAATATACGTCATGATACACTTAAAAGAAGTATCTTATTTAATTATTTAAATACTACAAATCCTCATGCTATTGATTTAACAATTGGAAAAAGAGTTAATAAAAAAGGAAAAAAACATACATATTCAACTTTTTTAACGGCCACTAGAGAATCTTCTAAATATTTGACTGAAACTCAGGCAAGTTGGATTCAAACGGAAGTTGAAACTAAGTTTAAAAATGAATTATTTGAATACAATACTGGTAAGATAGATTATCCTAATTTTAAAGATTTAAGTATTTTGGTTAAATCCAAAGAAAGTGAAATTCAAGTTCAAGATGGGGAATATGTTTTTTATCCTAGTGAATTAAGAAAAAAAGGTTATATTTTTGGATTTACTGGAATAGAAAAAGATAAATCAGTTAAAAATATTGTTGATAAAATATTAAACAATGATTATGGTTTAAGTGATTCAAGAATAATTAAAAAAGATAAGTTCTGGTATTTATATTTATGTTACAATTTTTCTCCTAATCTAAAATCTTTAGATAAGGATATAATTTGTGGAATTGATTTGGGTTGGAAAATACCGGCATATTGTGGACTAAAGAATGAATTGGATAGAAAAGCAATAGGTGATTCTATTGAAATACAAAAATTCAGAACACAAATAAAAAATAGACGTAGACGATTACAACGAAAAACTACTACAAAAGGTGGTCATGGTAGAAAAAGAAAATTTGATTGTTTAGATTCTCTGATGGAAAAAGAATCTAATTTTGTAAAAACATATAATCATACAATGAGTAAACAAATAATAGATTTTTGTATGAAAAATAATGCAGGAACTATTCATCTGGAAGCTTTGACAAGTGAAGTAAAGAAAAATGCATTTCTTACAGCATATTGGTCTTATTATCAACTCCAGCAAATGATTGAGTATAAAGCTAAAGAAATAGGAGTAATAGTAAAATACATAAATCCTGCATATACAAGTCAAAAATGTTCAAAATGTGGTAGTATTGATAAAGATAATAGAAAAGATCAAGCTCATTTTAAATGTACAAAATGTGGATATGAATCTAATGCTGATTATAATGCTTCTATTAATATCGCTAATAGTAAGCTATTTATAAAAAAAGGTAAATTGGAGGAGGAAGAAGAAAAAATTAATGAAAATACTTATATCAGTAATGATATATTGCTGTTCTCACAGCAAAATGGTGAGGGAGTTAGCAAAAATGAAGCCCAATTGGTCTTCGCTAACCCCACTCACTGATACTACGCTTAATATGATACATAAGGATGGTTGGCGATAAACTCTTGTTAACTACTAGAATTTCCAGTGTTTATTCGCTGGCAGTTGCAACTTATACAGGCGTATGTAATGAGAGAATCATACCCATTTGTGCTAAAAATCCTGTGTAGTTGCAACTTATACAGGCGTATGTAATGAGAGATTTTGTTGGTACGGAGAACGTGGGTTATCTACAGTTGCAACTTATACAGGCGTATGTAATGAGAGGCGGTCACTTTTCCACCCGCTGGTTTTTCCACAGGGTTGCAACTTATACAGGCGTATGTAATGAGAGTAAGAACCTCTGTTTTAAGATTCTTAAATGATAAGGTTGCAACTTATACAGGCGTATGTAATGAGAGGTGGCCCACACCTGATTAGTCTGTTGTAGCCGACAAGTTGCAACTTATATAGGCGTATGTAATGAGAGTAGAAGTCCGATCCAGATTATTTGTTTTTTTATTGTTTGTTTTTTCTCTGCATGGTGTAACCCGGTAGCATGGCACGTTTGGGGCGTGGCGGTCCTTGTTCAAATCAAGGTGTGGAGACATAAAATGAAATTAAGCACATGTAATGAAATGAAGGTAAAATGAAATGAAAAACAGAATCACACCAGATAATATTACTTCATTACAACCCAATGAAATCTTTGTCTTTGGCTCTAATGTTAAAGGTAGACACGGAAAAGGTGCCGCTAAGACTGCCATGCAATGGGGCGCAAAGTATGGCCAAGGAGAAGGGCTTCAGGGAAGAACCTACGGAATTCCTACCATTCAATCCCCCGGTATTCAAAATAAAATAAGCATTGAACGAATAAAACCATATATTAATAGATTTATTGAATTTGCAAAAAATCATCCTGAATTAACTTTTTTAGTAACAGAAATTGGGTGTGGTTTGGCCTATCATACCGTTAAAGAAATTGCCCCTTTATTTAAAGAAGCAGTTGCTATAGAAAATATACATTTGCCAGCCCATTTTTGGCACAAGCTAAAATTGGGCAAGGATAAGGAATGAAAACAAAAAAAGAGATAAAACAACGTATTCAGGAATTAGAAGATGAATATAAAATATTAAGTTTAGAGCCTACTGTTAGTATTAGTAAGATTGATAAATTATTTCGGATACAATATGATATTGATGTATTGAGATGGGTATTGAAATAATAAAAGAGGTACATATGGGTAAAAAATTATATAATATATTAGAAACATGTGCAGGTATAGGAAATATGTTTATTCGTTTCTTATGCTATTTGTTCTTTGGTGGGATTATTTCTATAACCTTATTTTATTTAGCAGGATACATATTAACATATTATTATCCAAGTGTATGTGATCCTTATAATTCTTTTTCTTGCCGAGTTTGGTTTGGTATATTATCTATATTTGGGGTATTTATAGCCATTTGTGTTGTATCTATGATAATTTTTGAGTTTATTAAAATTTTTAAAAATAGTAAAAAAGAGAATAATAAATAATTATGAATATTTATGTTGATCCAAAAAAAGGTTCTAATAAACGTGATGGTTTAAGTATTCAAACTGCAGTAAAAACTGTTCAATGTGCATTAGATATTTCTGAGAATATTGGTGATATATATAATAATCCTATTTATATACGAAGATATGGTTCATCTGAAATTCTTATTGAATATGAAAAATTACCCAAACCAACTGAAAAACTTTTACAACAATGGAGAGAAAAAATAAAATCTGCTATAGATTGTAAAAAATGGAAGAAACAATAAAATGATACTTTGTAAAGATTGTAAAACAATTAACATTGGAAAATCCATTATTAAAGAAAATGAATGCTACTGGGATCTTCAAGGTCAAGTGTTTATATGTTCAAATTGTTTAAGCGAAAATATAATATATTTATCAGATATAAAATATAAAATTAGAGAAAATGTAAAAATTACAGATGAAGAATTAAAAACTATATTAGAATCCAGAACTGCTGAAAAATGGGATCAAGAAAAATTGGAGCAACAACATTTTAGGAAATATTTAAAACATGTAGCTTATTTCTTTAGAAATGGGGTACATACAGACTATTTTCCAAATATTGAAATATAGGATATTATAATAAAGTACAGTATAAAATAAAGGAGTTTATATGAAAAAAATAGTATTTTTTATTCTTTTTACTTTTTTAATTGGATGCGGATCTGATTATTCTCAAAAAGGATCTGTTAATAATGGATCAAGATTATCAAATTATTGTATAGAAACTAAATGTATAGAAGGACACATATACTACTTTAATACTGGGTATAATGCTGGTGGAATTGCTCCTAAACTTCATTCTGATGGTACACCATATAAATGTGATGAATAGAAGGAACTGAATTAAAAAATGACAGAAGAACAAATTAAACATTGTAATAATTGTGTTTTTATAGGCATCTACCATTGCTTTCATCCAAATGGTGACTATGGTAAAAAGAAATCTTTTTCTGAAGAAGAAGGTTTAAATTGTCCTTTATGGAGAGAAGGTCTTGAAAGGCCAAAGTTAGAAGAAAATACTGGTATATGTTCTAAATGTGGTAAGTTAGTTCCAGTTAATGAATTAACTAATCAAGGTAAAGGAATTTCTTATTGTAAGGAGTGTAGTATATGAAAGTAAGAATAACAGAAAAAAATGGAAGATATTATCCAGAATATAATGTAGCAGATGGTAGTGGTTTAATATTAAAACCTATATATCGTTGCTTTTATAAAAAAGAAAGTATAGAAACACCTATACCTATATATTTTTTGAATGTACATGAAGCAAAACAATTTTTAAATGATCAATTTGAATCCACAGAAACTACAAATAAACGTTGGGGTAATGTTGTTGAAGAATTTGAGATATAAGTAATATAATATATGAAAATAATAGAGTATTAATATGAAACCAAGCACAGATATATTAACAAAAGCACATAAACTTGCATACGGAAAAAAATAATGGTCTGAATCTTTTTACGGGTGAAAAAGAAGATTTAAATAAAAAAATTACATTATCTGATATTACTTCTGGTACGTCTCCTGTATATGTATCAGAAGTAATATTAAGTATTCTTGAATATCTAGATAAAGTAGAAGAAGAAAAAGAAATTGCGGAAAAAATGCGTGCAGATTTTTTTAGAGAACAATGGAAATCTAAAAAAGGAGGAACTTATATGAAAAAAGAAGATTCAAAAAGCAGTAAGCTTGTTGATGATATTATTACCTCATTAACTGATGTACTTAAGTATGTTAGAGGAGAAAAAGTTGAGGGGATTAGAGTTTCTAAAATAGAGCTTTCAAAGACAGAAGCTGACATAACTAAACCATTGCCACCATTACCTTCTTTGGGGAGAATACTTCGAGAAGGTGGAGTTCACATTTGTGATAAATGTCATTCCAGTATTAAAACTAATTGGTATGGTAAAAAATTAGGATGTATTCAACCAAAGTGTAGTAACTATTACAAAAAAAGGAAATAAAATGGTCGACACTGAAAAAATAAGAAAACAAGAAATTGATTGGGACACAGCTTGCGATACCTGTGACTATGTTATAGAATGTGAAAAACATAATGGAAGTCGTCATGATGCACTAGGATGCAGAGCAATTGCTGGTTGTCATTTATGTAAACTTTCTTGGAAACCTTTCTTTGAAGACAGTTGTAAAAAGGATAATAAAAATGGAATATAAAATAACAGAAGAACAACTTGAGTCTATAGATTTCTTTTGTCGTATGTTTGAAAATCATGCAGCCGAAATTCAACGAATATGTGAAACAGAACGAGGAGATATTGAGTATGGGTTCGCTTTGGGATGCATGCATACTTATATAAGAACTCATTTTATTGATATGCTTGAATTAGTACGATGTATTAGAGATCAAAGAATAGAAGATCATGAGGATAAAAATGAGTAGATTCTTTTTAGATGAAGCTTTCAGTTTTGAATCATTAAAGAAATATATTACTGGTAAGCTTTCAAAGAATATCGATATTGACAAGCTCAAAGTTACTTCAACTGGTACTATACAAATAAAAGATAAAGGTCTTCTGGCGTTAGAAGAAATTCTTGAAAAAGTTAAGAATATGACTGATGAAGAGTTTAATGAATTATATGAAAGATCTACAAAGAGGGAATATGGGAACAGATGAATTCATAGGAAAAAGATTATCTTTACAAGGTATAATAAATAAACTAATTCGATCGGCTTTTTTTGATTCTTGTTTAAACGGTTGTCCTCCTTATGCCAAATTAAAAGCAGCAATTAGAGATAATAAACCCATATCTGAAGATTGTAAACCGGGGTATCTTGTAAAACATCTTCCTCAAGATGAAAGAGATATATTAAAAACTTGTACTGAAAAAGATTTTAATCATAGGATATATTAACATGAATGAAACAAAGTTAGACATTGAAGTTCCAAATTTTATTACAGATAAATTTTCATATTTCGTTAATAAATTTGAAGATTTTATGAAAGATTTTAGTCCAAATGATCCTGTTACATATCATATATTATCAGTTATTCTCCAAGAATGTAATAGAGAAGTAGACGAACATAATAAAAGAGAGCTTAAACGAGTATCAAAATCAAAAGTTGAGTTTAACATATCTAATGAAGATTAAATTAAATATTACTAATCCGAAAGCTTATAAAATAACAAAAGAAGGCAAGTTAACAAGAGATTGGATTGATCTTCTAACGTCTGATGATGCACAAGAACAGGTTAAAGCAGCAATGAGATTAGAAAAAAGTTTAAAAAGGAGTAAATTTATATGAAAAAGAAATGGTTTAAATCAAAAACTAAAGAAAGAATAGATGATATAGAAAATACTATAGGATCTTCTGATTCCTGCTGGCATTGGAGTATAGTAAAAAGATTAGATTATATTGAGCATGCAATAGGTTCGGGTATGTCAATAAAAAGCGTATTAACTGAGCCTAAGCTTCCTTTACCAAAAGATCAAATTCAAGAATTAAATGATAAAGTAGATGCTATTTGTGCATATTTAGGTATTACTATAAAAGAACAACCTACTAAACTTACTTGTAATAAGAAGGAATAATATATGTACTTCTTTCTTAGGAAATGCTTAGAGTATTTAAATAAGCAACAGGCATCTATGGCAGATGCACCAATACTTTATCCTGATATAAATAAAAAAGAAAAAATTAATAAAATTATCTTGACAAAATAATATATTAATACTAAGTAATTAAAAGAAAATAAGCAAGAATAAAATCTTGTTGATTATATATAATAAAAAATTAAGGAGAATCATATGAAGAAAGGGTATTTTATGAGTATTGCAATTGCTTTGGCTTTTGTAGTTTCCATTGTATCTTCAACGTATGCAGAATCATCTTTTAATATGGAAAAAGATGGGAAGATGTATCGTTGTTTAGAAGATTCAACGATTCCATTACCAAAAACAATTGCTCAAAAAAAACCTTATGTTGGGAAGCAAAATGTTGCAAAACAACTTCCAAGTAAGGTTTCTAAGTCAGAAGCAAAAAAAGAAGTGAAAAAAGACATTTCTAAAAAAGAAGAAGTGATTACGCAAAAAGAAAAGAAAAATACTATTTTTCTTGAGCCAATGGTTTATTTTATGTGGTCAAATAGTGCTCAAAAATTAGTAACGGCTCCCGGTCTTGGTATTTCCTATGTTCGTGAATTAACCCCAACCTTTAGTTTAGGTGGTGGTATTAGTTATGCGCATGCTTTTTATGGTGCATTTCCAGACCGTACTTTTAATATGGCTGGTGCTAAAATAATGTTCGGTTTTAAGTTTTAATTAAATTAAAGGAGTATATAATATGAAGAAAATTTTTAGTCTTATTTTTATACTTGCAATTTTTCTTACTGGAGCTATTGCAATGATTGGTTGTGATGGTATCAATGATACTGAAAACGACAAAAATTATCTATTGTTTCCCGGTATTGTTGGACCACAGGGTCCTGCTGGTCAATCTTGTACAGTAGAATATGTTTATCCTACAGATGTTCCCTCATATCTTGAAATTATACAAAGCCCTATTGGTATTAAAATCAATTGTGGTAATGGTGATTTTTATGTATGGAATGGGATTGATGGAAAAGATGGAGAAAATGGAGTAAGTTGTGGTATAGTATCTTTTGATGGTGGTGCTACAGTTTCTTGTGGTGATAATTCTGTTAATATTCTTAACGGTGTTGATGGGGCACAAGGTCCTCAAGGTATCCAAGGTTCTGATGGGCAGTCTTGCACAGTCGAAACTGTAGATAATGGTATTAAGATTAATTGTGGTACAGGTGATTACTATGTATATAATGGAGAAACGGGTCTTACTGGTAAAGATGGACAAGATGGAGTATCAGTAAATTGTTCATCTAGTACTGTTACCAATGGAACTCTTGTTACTTGCACTGATGGGACTTCTTTTACTGTTCTTAATGGAACTGACGGTAAAGATGGCAAAGATGGCACTTGTCCAATTTGTGGTCAAATTACTGTTCTTGAAGTAAAATGTGCTAAGTGTAGTTCTGCAATGTGCGGTGTTTGTAATCCGTCTGTTCTTGGATATGTTATTAAAGTTGGAGATAAATATTACTCAGATATGAATACTACTGATTCACATAATTTTAATAATCAAATGACTCAAATATATTCCGAAACAACCTATACAACAAATGGTGTTGATTGGCATATTAATAGTGATGGAACAATTGATTGTGGAAAAGTTGGTCAGTAATTAAGTTTTAATTATTGAATCATAAAGCTCTTTTGGTCAAGAGCTTTATGATTTATTTATATTATAATTTAGGAGGTCAAATGAAATGAAAAAAAGTTTAATTATGGTTTTGCTGGCTTTTACATGTTTTATTTTTGGATGTGACCCAATAGATGATGGTGTTGGAGATAAATCTGTTCTTCCTTATGGGATTAAATCAGAATGTCCTGTATGCCCAACATGTCAAATTTGCACTGATTGTAAAGAATACCCAAAAGTTACTATTCTTGAGCTTTCTTGCAAAAATATAAAAGATCTTCTTCAATGTACTTATTTAAAAGATACTTGTAATTGTAGTGAATTTCAAGTATATAAAATAGAAATGTCTTCTACAACTGAACCTATTTTCCTAGTAACAAAATCTGTTTATAGTTGGGAAGGTGGAACTACTATTACTACAGGATATCTTGGAAAATCTGTTTCAGAATTAGTTATTGGGCAAAGATACAAATATTGGCCTAATATGCTTTCAGCTAAATATTGTTTGTTCCAAATAAGTTCAGATGGAAATTCTTTGGTTGAATGGAATTGGGGTGATTAATAAAACCAATAAAGGTATGAAAATGATAGATTTAACTAAAGAAAATTTCGGTCAAGAAACAGAAAACAATCAAATATTGATTGACTTTTGGGCACCGTGGTGTGGTCCTTGTAGACAACAAGAAATGGTTTTAAATAAATTTGATATGATCAAAATAGGAAAAGTTAATATTGATTCAGAACCAGAACTTGCAAGTAAGTTCTCTATTAGTTCAATACCAACACTTATATTATTGGATAAAGGTATTGAAAAATTTAGAGCTATTGGGACTCAACCAGAAATAATATTGAAGAAAGAAATAGAAAATATTATAGTAAAATAAATTAAGGAGTTAAGAATGAAGAAAGAAGTAAAAAAGACTAAAGTAACAAAAATAATGAAAAAAGTAGCTAAAAAGGTTAGTGTTAAAACAACCCCCAAAAAGGTTAAAAAGACTGTTAAAACTAAGAAAAACGTAGAAAAACCTGAAATCGACAACTAAAAAAAAGCTTAACAAAATGATAACTATTAATATATTTTATCTTGTAATGAGATAAAATATATTAATTTTAAAGGAAATATACATGAAAATATTAAATGAAGCTCCTAAACCTTTTTTAAATGAATATGAAGAACGCCCGTGGGGTTATTATGGTTTATATGCAGATAATCAGCCTTGTACAACAAAAATACTGTATATTAAGCCCCAAGAAATGTTATCAATGCAATTCCATTTTTTGCGAGAACAATTTTATTTGATACTTGATGATAACTTTCTTATTCAGTATAGTACCATTCCTGTTCCCAAAGATATTATTAATAATCCTAATGAAGCACAAAGATTTGCTGATTTAGATAATTTTTTGGATAAAAATATAGAAACTGTTTTAGCAAAAGAAGGGGATATGTTTGGATTTCATAAACTAATTGTTCACAGAGCAAGATACTTGGGCACTAAATCTTATGGTCGTATTTTAGATATTGCCCTTCAAAAAGATGAGGGTGATAAAAATGATGAATTAGATATTGTTAGAATAAAAGATGCTTATGGAAGATGTTAATATAAATTATAAACCAAAAAATAGAAATATTTTATCCAAAGAAGAGATAAAATTTATTATAGATCATCATAATATAGATATGGAAGCAAAAGATATCTCTTTAAGATTAAAGATGAATCTCAAACAATACATGAGTATGATTGCGCGTCATTTTAAACCTATATTAAAAAATAGGACGAATTTAAAAAAATGTATTATTTGTGGTAAATTTTTTACAGCAAAACGAAGAACTTTTGTAACTTGTGGTGAAAAAGAATGCTTAAAAAAGCATTCGCAATTAATTCAAAATAATTGGAGAAGAGTAAAAAATAAAGTACATAAGCATGAGAAAACATGCGAAATTTGTGGAAGAAGTTTTATTACTTGGAATTCACGACAAAAACGATGTTATGAAACTTGTTCCAAAAGACCTCTTTCTGCATATCAAGAAGATATAAAAAAAGAAATTATAAAATGTTCAATGGAAAAACAATATTATTCAAATCATGAAGAAGTAAAAAGAAAAAGAAGACAAAACTATAAAAATAATATTGAAAAACATAGAAAATGGAATGCAGATTCTTATTCAAGGAATAAAGACAAAAAAAGATTTTATTACTTAAATAATAAAGAAAAAATAAATAAACAAAAAAAAGAACATTATCAACAAGATCCTTCTTATAGGATTAGAGTGAATCTTAAAAATAGAATAAATGCAGTATTAAAAGGAAACAGCAAAAGTAAATCTACAATGGAATTTGTGGGTTGTTCTATAGAACAATTATGGATTCATTTAGAATCTAAATTTACTAATGGAATGACTAAAGAGAACTATGGTAAATGGCATGTTGATCATATAATTCCTTGTTGTTTTTTTGATTTATCTTTAATAGAAGAACAAAAAAAATGTTTTAATTATACTAATTTACAACCATTGTGGGCAATTGATAATATAAAAAAAGGGGGAAAGTTATTAAATACATATGAAACAAACACAAAAAATTAATAATATGACTGATACTCAACAAAAAATAAAAGAAGTAACTGATAATCTTTGTAGTTTTTTGATTGAAAAAAATAAAAGATATGGGGATAGTGCATTACATCCCAGAAAGATCTTTTGTAAAGAAGATGGTATAATGCAACTTACAGCCAGAATTGATGATAAACTGACTAGAGCAGAAAATAATAAAGAATTAAGAAAAAATGATTTGATTGATTTAGTGGGTTATATTATATTGCTTTGTATAGCCAAAAATTGGACTAATTTTGATGAATTTTTGGATTAAATGTTAGAAAATGGGGCTGTAGCTCAATTGGAAGAGTACTTGTCTGTCACACAAGAGGTAGCGAGATCATAGCTCGTCAGTCCCGAAGTAGAAAATATAATAAAAAATAATAAACAAAAAAGGATAAATTAATAAAAGAAAATATAATTAAAATATATAAAGTTTATTCTGGTGTAGCTCAGTAGGTAGAGCATCTGGCTGTCAGAGGCAGCTTTTATTAGTAATAATAATTGAAAAACTGGATGAATTCAGGGAACCCTAAGTCAAAATGATATGGCAATCCTGACCCAAGTTGAATGAATGACATTAAAGTAATTCAAAAGGAGCAGAGACTAGAAAGTGAGGAGTCTACCAATAATCTTTCATAAGCGTCCAGCATCCTTATAGGATGATAAGATAGTCCAACCCTATTAGAAATAGTAGGATAATTGTAACCAGAAAGTCGCAAGTTCGATCCTTGCCGCCAGAGCATATTAATTTTTAATAGTGAGGTTTTAAATGAAAAAGATAGTTTTTAGAGATATTAAAAACAAAGATCATAAAAAAGCATTAAAAAGAATGATTGAAAAAGAAGGGTATAAAGTAAATGAAAGTAATTCCTTAGTATATCATTTTGATAGGAGAGACTTAAATAAAGAGGTAAAGCAGTCGTGGAAGTAGAGTCTGAGCTTATTTTTAAAACAAATGAATTTGAGATAATAAATACAAAAGAAAAGGGAAAATGTGTTATTTCAAGAAAAAATTATAACAAAGATGATATTTTGTTTATAAACAATTTTCTTGTTGTATCAAAAGATGAAGTAGAGGGCAAGAGTTTAACAGATCATTATTTTTGGAGTGATAGAGGAAAAGAAGACACAAATGCTCATCTCGTATTTGGTTTGGGAACATTTTTAAATCATGATTTTAAACCTAATACATATTTATCTTGGGATATGAATAAAAAAGTAGCTATATTTAGAGCAACAAAAAATATCTTAAGGGGTGATGAAATAACTCTTGATTATGAAGATGTCTGGTTTGAAAACCTTAAAGAACCTCTAAAACTAAAAATTGCAAATTAAATTTATAAATCCTTATGAAAGTGCACAAGTGTAAATACTGTGGTGATATTATAACTCCTATGAATAAATATGTTAATAATGTTTGTTCAAAATCAGATTGCATTAAAAAACATTTAAAAGTTTGTGATGATAATTGTTTTAAATGTATTCATCATGATTGTATTATCACATCAACAGATTTGTTGAAAAATGAAGATTATATGAATCATTTAATGAGAAAAAACAAATCTTTTATTGAAGGAAATGAAAATGCCATTTAAGGATATTGATAAAAAAAGAGAGTACCAAAGAAATTGGCTTAGAGTGAGAAAACAACACTTTTTTGAAGGTAAAAAATGCGCAAAATGTGGTTCTACTAAAAATTTAGAATTACACCATTTAGATAAACATGAAAAAGAAGATCATAAAATATGGTCTTGGTCTCCTGAAAGATTTCAAGCAGAAGTAAAAAAATGTAAAATTTTGTGTAGGCAATGTCATTCTGATATGCATGCAGAAGAAATGAGGGGAGTTGGTCCAAGTAAGGACAACTAAAGGAAAATATTTTATGATGATACTAGATGATAAGTTAGAAATTTTAATTGAAAAACTAAAGAAAAAATGGAAGATTATATCTATAATAACTATTTGTTGTACCATATTAGTAGGTGGTGGACTTATTACATATAATCATATGGATATTTCTCCTACTAAAAAAGAAAGAGTAGCCACTGTTTCTAAACCTTTAGATAAAAGTGCTAAAATAAATTTACAAATTGAATTAAATAATTCATCTCAATCTACTAATACTACAACAAATACTAAAAAATACTGTATTGATGCTTTAATTGGATTAATAACTTCTACTGTTGGTTATATCCTAAAAAAATTGATTGATACCTTATTTGAAAGCAAAAAAAACATGCTGATAAATGTTTTTAGAGATCTTTCAGATGAAGATGCAAAAGATTAAAATAATATTAAATAAGAGGAGATTAAAATTATGACAAGATTAAATGGTGGGACTTCGGTTGCGGTGCAAGAATGCTGTGATGCTCCAGAAGAAGCTTGCATACCAAAGTATAATTCCTTAGAAAAAAAAGAAATGTCAAAAAAAGATAGGATACGTTTATGGAGTGATCAAAGTAACTATGATATTAAAATACAAAAAATGACAAATGGTTATCTAGTACACATTGGATGTAAAAAATTTGTTTTTGTATCTTTGGAAGAAATGTTGTCTGATCTTGAATTATACTTTACTGATAGAGAAAAAGTGGTAGAAAAATATTTGGATGATCTTGATAAGAATTAATTTAATTAAGAGGAGAGCACTATGTCTCAAAAAGCATTGCTGGTTGGAATAAATAAATATCCTGACCCAAGAAATAGACTTAATGGTTGTGTCAATGACATTAAGGATATGGCATTTTTTTTAACAAAAAAATGTGGCTTTCAGGCAGATGATATTAGATTAATTATAGATGAAAGAGCAACAGCAAATAATATAAAAGAAAGGCTTAATTGGCTTGTTTCTGATTTACAAGCCGGGGATAGAATATTTTTTCAATATAGTGGACATGGTGCTGTCCTTCCTTTAAGAAGTGAAAATGGAAAAGTGTCTCAACTGTTTGAATGCATTTGTCCTTATGATTTTAATTGGACAGCAAACACATCAATAAGAGATGTTGACTTTGCAGAAATATTTAATGTTATTCCTGATGGT